TACCTGGTAATAGTCAAATGAAAAAAAAAAAACAAAAAAGTTTATTAAAAGAATTATTTGATGATAATCGTAATATATGGTCAGAATCTTATTATTATTTAACTAATGATAAATTTAAAAATTTACCTAAACTAAGATTTGAAAAAGATAAACAAAAGTTCCAAAATATAAAAAATATTTATGATGAATATTTTTATTTTGATTTATTAGTTAAAGATCAATTATGGCCACTATTTTATGCTATGGATTGGATTTGTCAAATAAGTTTTTTTCAACATTATATTTTTCATCAAGTTTTATATGTTACTGGTGCAACTGGACAAGGTAAATCAACTCAAGTGCCAAAATTATTTTTATATGCCTTAAAAGTTATAGATTATAAAACACATGGAAAAGTAGTATGTACTGCTCCTAGAATAACACCATTACTTGATAATTCAACACGTATATCCGAAGAATTAGGAGTACCTATAAAAATGTTATCTAATTTATCTAGTATTAAAATTAAAACTAATAATTTTTATGTTCAATATAAATATAAAGATGATTTTCATACTAAAAATACAAATCATGGATTTATTAAGATAAGTACAGATGGAACACTTTTAATGGAATTAAAAAATAATTTGACTTTATTTCAAAAAGTTAAAGATAAATTTATTAATACTAATATTTATGATATTTTATTTATTGATGAAGCTCATGAACATAATACAAATATGGATTTAATACTTACTTTAGCTAGACAAACATGTTATTTAAATAACACAATAAGATTAATTATTGTTTCAGCAACTATGGATGATGATGAACCAATATATCGTCAATATTTTAATAATATTAATGATAAATTAATATTTCCAATTAAGCATAAATTTCATGATCCTGTATTACAAAAAGACATTTTAATAAATTCAAATTATATGGATAGAAGATATCATATTTCACCTCCAGGTGAAACAGTACAATACAATATAAATGAAATATATCAAACAAATGATTTTAATTATAAAATAGAAAAAGAAAATGCAGAAATGGCACAACAACAAGCTTATAAAACAATTATAGAAATTTGTAATAAAAATTTACCCGGGCAAATTTTATTTTTCTCTTTAGGACGAGCAGAAATTATTAAGGCAGTACAATATTTAAATTCTAATACTCCTAATAATTATATAGCATTACCTTTTTTTTCAGATCTTAATGAAAATTATAAAACAATAATCTCAAATATTACAACTAAATTATCTACCTTTAAAACTAAAAAAGAAAATGTCGCTAAGGATTGGGGTGAAACATTTATAGAAGATAATACAACACCTTTAAATATTTATGAAAAAGCTATAATAGTGGCTACTAATATAGCAGAAGCATCTATTACTATTGATGGTTTACAACATGTAATTGATAATGGTTATGTAAAAGTCAATAAATATAAACCTGAATTAGATAATTCAAGCTTAGAAATTGAAAAAATATCAGAAGCTAGTCGCGTTCAACGAAAAGGTAGAGTTGGTAGGACAGGAGATGGAAATGTATATTATATGTATACAAAAAATGCTAGAGCAAATATTTTACCCAACTATAAAATAACTCAAGAAAATATTACAGATATATTATTAAAGTTATTAAGTAATAAAATATTAGATGATATAAATATTGATGATAAACAAAATTATAAGAAATTAATAATATCTAATTTACATAATAATTATAATATATTTAATAATGATGATAATTTAAAACAAAAAAATATTTATACTTATATATCGAATTTAAAATTATTATATTTACAAAATTATCATATTAATAATAATCTTCTTGATAAAAGTTATTACGAAGATTCTATTATACATTTTCAAAATATATTAATAAATAAAGATTCAAATTTTTCTATAATTGATCAATGTTTTTTTGTATTTAATGATGGACAATTAATTGATAATTTATTAGATAAATGGGGTTGTTTTTATTTGATTCATCCTTTTGAAAAATTAATAACTAGAAATATTTTTAATAATATAATAATATATAATAATCAAGCTACCAATATAATACCTGATAATGCATATTTGTATTTATTATCTTATTTAACAAATAGAAATTTATTAATTTATGTTAATAATACCTATATTAAAACAGAATTAGCACAAATATGCTTAAACATAAAAAAAAGTTATAATTTTGAACATATTGATTATGCATCGTGTATATTAGCTGCATCAGCGATGAATTGTGAAAATACAATATATGAATTATTCATTTTTATGGATACAATTAACTATTCATTAGAAAAAATAATTCGAGATGATTTAAATTGGGATTCTTTTATTACAAAATATGGTAAAACAATTAATAATTCGGATATTATATTTTTATATAATATTATTCATGATCTGAAAAAAAAATTTAATCATTTATTAATATTTAATTTAAATGATCCAAATGTGACCCAATTAATAGATGATAAATTAAATTTTTTATTTAAACAATACGTTCAAAAAATGAATAAAAGTATTTTAGAAACAAAATCAAATGAAATTATTGATCCAATTGATATAGAATATAGTAGTGATTTATGGAATAAATTATTGGCAATTAAAAATAGTACTAATAATTTGACAAAACTAACAGATGACTATAAAACATTTTTTTTAAATCATTCTGAAATAATTAATATATTTTTAAAAGATATTGAAATGAATAAAACACAAATAAAATATTGGGCTAACTTAGAATTTTTAAATTATGATATAATTATAGAATTTTTAGAAAAGATAATAGAAAAATTTATAAATTTCTACTATAAAACTAATACTGACTTAATTTGGTGTAAACAATTTAATTCGAATTTTTTAAAATATTTAGATAATTTTAATTCTGAAGAAAAAATATTATTTGCTTTTGTTTATGCTAAACCAACACAATTTACCTATGAAAAAAAATTAGAATCTTTTATATCTCTGCTTAATCATACTATATATTCTGTTTCATATTCAAACACTTTAGTTAATTTTTCAAATGAAATTATATTTTATTGGTCATATACAGTTCCTGAAACTCAAGAAAATATTCCTATTTTAAATATTAATATTTTATCACCGATTAATATTAAATATTTAATTATAGCAAATCCAATATTACTCAATCCTTTTAATATACATCCTATATTACCAGATTCTTTGTTTCCATCAAATATAGAAATTTATAGATCACGAATGATTTTTGATAATTTAAATTTTTTAATTAAATCTTTGAAAGATTATTGGAATAATAATTATTATATTTGGAATACAAAAGAGGTACCTATTTTACATTATAATTATCAATTAATAACTAAAAAATTGAAATTATAAAAGAATATTTTAATATATTCTATATTAGATATGAAAAAAATTATTTATCAAAAAATAATAAATAATTCTGATAAGAATCAAGAATCAATAAATTTAGATGATGAATTTAAAATTCATCATCTAAATTTAACTCTTATATCATCAAAATTTTTAAATAAGCACATTGAAATTCAATTAAAGGGTTTTATATTTAATTTTTTAAATATAAATTATATTATTACATTACATCATAATTTACCTATTGAAAATGTTTTGTATAATACAAATTTAATGGATATTTTAATTAATTCAAATTGGTCAGAAATTTTAATTTTAGACGCGACAAACATCAATATCGTAAATTATAAAATTAATAAATTTTATTGTAATAAATTACCAAATATAAATACTATAATTTACATTGAAGAATTAAATACTCGAAAAAACTATATATTAGAAGTTATTAAATATGAGTTTCTTTTGTTTGATAATCTTCAAGATGATTATTTAATGCCTTATATTGTTGGAAAATTTAATACTCCTATTTCGGCTGATATACTTGTTGGTATGTCAGGAAGTCCTGTATATAGTAAAGAAAAATTAATCGGTATATTTTCGAAATATGATATTAATTTGAAAATTGCATATATTTTACCTATTTATATTGTAATTAAAAATTTAACAAAACAAGATAACAAAAATGTCTATACTATTGATACAATAGAGAGTCCTAGAGCATCTTGTTTTGCTGAAAAATATACAAATATAAAAAAAATAAATTCTTATAATGTAAAATCAAATCAAATTTATTATCCTATATTTAAATTATATATACCTTTAAAAACCTTTTTATTAATAGAAGGAGACCAAAATAAATTTATTACTATATATTATGATCAGTCAATAAATTCTTCGGAGATGTTAATGGCAAAAAAAGATCTTCAAATAATTAAAACTAATTATATAATTAATTATGACTTATGTATCGATATTTCAGATAATTTAATTTCTCATATTGAAAAAAATAATTATTATAAAATAAGTTCAAGATTTTTAACCTTAATCTTAAAAATAGATAAAAACTTGTTACTACCTATATTTAAAACTATTGCTAGAAATACAGATATTAAATGGTGTAGTATTATATATGAATCAGATGAAGAAAAAAAATCAATAGATTATCCCAAATATTATTTTAAATAAATTGAATTAATAAAAAATGTAAAATATTTTTATCTTGAGAATTAATTAGTTGTCTTAATTTTTTTTAAAATAGTTTTCTCTTGATTAGTTAATTTATGTCCTAATTCTGATAATATTTCAATATCATCAAATTTATATATTTTACATCTAGATTCAAGTAAACTATCTATTTTCATGTTATCATTATATTTTGTAATATAATCAATTAAATTTTCTATACAATTATCTGATAAAATATTCATATTTATAAAAATACCATTTCGATTACTTGAAAAATTTGTACCAATATCATTAATTATAATATAATATATATCAATAAAAACTTGTTTATTTTTAATATTTTCAAATTTCTGAAGTAATTTTTTTCGATAAATAGAATTGTATTTTCTGTCTTTTTTTATAGAATTATTTATATTTGATAATTTTATATTGGTCTCTTGGAATGGTTCAAATTTATTTTTTTTAACGGAAAAAAAAGCTTTGCTTTTTAGATCATTAGTAATTAACGATCGAAGATCATTAATTTCTGTAGAAACTTCTTTAGAGTTATCAATACTAATTTTATTTTTACTTTGTAAAGATAAATTTTCTATGGATAAAGGATCATTGTTTTTTTGTTCATCATTAATTAATGATTTTCGATCATTAATTTCTGTATTTAAACTTGATTTTATAGAAGTGATATCAAAAATATTTATGTTTTTATCACCAGAAATTGAAATTTCTGGTTTATTAATTTCATCTAAAATAATTACAGGTGAACTATTTGTAATTAATTTATTAACTTTTAAAATTTTTTTATGTTTTTCTTTAATATTTATATATTTAGAAGATAATTCAGAAGGGTTTAATATTTCATTTTTAATTAATGTATTAAATAAAATTGGATTTTTATAGTGAAAAGATTTATTTATAATTTTTTTTCCTGTATATTTATCCATTAAAATAAGTAATAATTTAGATTTTTTGTAAACACTATTTACACATTTGTATATATAATTGATTACTATTAATTTAAAAATAAAGTTTTGCTTTTTTGGATATTATTATATCATTATAATTAATTATGTCAAAGTTCGATTTAATTAAAGATTTTTCTTATCCCGATCCAGATGATCTTAATTTATTATCGAAAATATTTAAAAAACGCGAATTTTATTATTATAATGTTGAAAAAAGAAAAAAATTAGAATCTTATGATGAAATACAAAAATACAGAGATCTAAATTGTAAAAAAGACATTAAAGAACCTAAAGAACATCAACAATTAATTAAAAATTTTATTAATCCTAATACTCCATATAAAGGTATGATTTTAATGTATGGGGTAGGATCAGGAAAGACTATGGCTGCAATTGGAATAGCTGAACAATTTAAAGAACAAATAAAAAAATATAATACTAAAATTTATGTACTTGTTCCTGGTCCCAATACTAGAGAAAATTTTAAAAAGGAATTAATAGAAACTACAGGAAATGAATATTTAAAAAATAAAGAAATTTTTACTCAATTAAGTAAAACTGAAATCAATCAAGAAAAAAAAAATGCTATATATAATGCATTACAATATTATAAAATAATATCTTATAAAACATTTTATAAAAAAGTATTAGGGGAAAAAATTGCTGAAAAAAAATTAGTTAAAGGAGATAAAAAAATTAAAGTTTTATATAAAAGAACTGAAGAAGGTGAATATGAACGCGAGCAAGTTATTGATAGAATAATTAACATGAATAATACTTTATTAATTATCGATGAAGCTCATAATATTACTGGAAATGAATACGGTGAAGCTTTAAAAAAAATAATTAAAAATTCTGAAAATTTAAGAATTGTATTATTAACAGCTACACCTATGATTAATTTAGCTGATGAAATTATTGATTTACTTAATTTTATTCGTCCACAAGATGATATGATTCAAAGAGATAAAATATTTACTCCTGAAAAAAATTATTTAATGCAAATAAAATCACAAGGTTTAGAATATTTACAAGAAAAAGCTAAAGGTTATATTAGTTTTTATAGAGGATCTATTCCTTATACTTTTGCAGATAGAATTGATAAAGGTAATATACCAGAAGGTATGTTATTTACTCCAATAATTAAATGTTATATGGATAAATTTCAATATGATACATATATTGAAACAACACATAAATTTGAAGATACATTAGACAGAGCATCATCTGCTGCATCAAATTTTGTATTTCCAGGATTAGATAAAGCTAGAGAAAATTTAATTGGATATTATTCAACAGAAGGTCTAAATATAATATTATCTCAATTACAAAATGAAGGATCCAAAATTAGAGAACTAATTAATAAAAAATTATTTAATAATAAATTATCAAAAGAAGACGAAAAAAATTTTATATTTGAAAATAATAAAAAAAGTATAACTGGATTAATTTTACAATTACAATATATTAAAAAATTTTCAACTAAATTTTATACAATTATAAATAATTTAAATAATTTAGTCAATGATAATGCATGTACAGCTTTTGTTTATTCTAATTTAGTTAAAGCAGGTGGTATGGAATTATTTGCAGAAGCATTAATTCAAAATGGATATTTAGAATATCAGGATGAATCATCTAATTATGATATTAAAGATGATACACGAGATTATAAAACTGGTTTATCTTATTCTGAATTTAAAAAAAAAAAAATGGATTTAGTTAATTTTAGACCATCTACATTTCTATTAATTACAGGAGGAACTGAAGAAACTGAAGAATTACCGGAAATTAAACAAAAAATAGTACAAGATATATTTAATAGTATCGATAATGTCAATGGTAAATATATTAAATTTATTTTAGGTTCTCGTGTTATGGGCGAAGGAGTAACCTTAAAAAATTGTAAAGAAGTCCATATTATTGATGTATTTTATAATATACCTAAAATTGAACAAGTTATTGGAAGAGTTATACGTATGTGCGTACATCAAGATGTTATTAATGATAATTATAGATTTCCTGAAGTTAATGTGTATCGTTATGTAGTTGCTATAGATGATAAACAAACAAATAGATTATCTACGGATGAAATATTATATCAAAAAGCTGAATTAAAATATTTAACAATTAAAAAAGTCGAAAGAGCTTTAAAGGAAATATCTATTGATTGTCCATTATTACTTAATACCAATATATTTCCTGAAGAAATAGAAAAATATAAAAAATGCGCATATCCTACACTTGAAAATATTAAAGCAAAAAAATTAATATGTCCCGCATTATGTGATTTTAAACCATGTGCTTATAAATGTCAATCAACAAATTTAAATAAAAATTATTGGGATGAAGAAAATATGACATACAAAAAATTAAATAAAAAAGACATCGACTATAATACGTTCAATGATGAATTAGGTAAATCTGAGATTATTTCAATTAAGAATAAAATTAAAGATCTTTATAAATTTAAACATGTGTATATATATAATGAAATATATGATCAAATAAAAAAATCCTTTACTTCGCATCAAAGTGAATTATTTGAAGAGTATTTTTTAGAACAATCATTAAAAAATATGATGCCAATTACAGAAAATGATTTTAATAATTTTACTGATATTATATATGATAAATATAATCGTCCTGGATATATTATTCAAAGAGGTATCTATTTTATTTTTCAACCTTTTAATGAAAATGAAGATGTACCTCTGTATTATAAACAATTTATAGACATAAATTATAATAATAAGAATTCTATAGATAATTATGTTAAACAAAATTACTCTACATATATTGATAAAGTTGCAGAAGTTATGCCAAAATTTGCTGCAAGTGATGATGATAAGATCCGTATTATTAAAGAATATAATTTTGAAGATACTTTAGATTATTATGAAAATCGTGATGAAAATTTTATAGTTGGTATTATTGATAAAAATCTTAATAAATTAGCATCTACAGATATGGATTTATTCAAAATTAGACCACCACGAGCAAAAATTCTAGATAAAAAAAGAGGAACTGGAATTCCTACATTTAAAGGAGCTGTCTGTTGGGTTTCTAAAGATAAAAACTATCTTATTGAAATTTTCAAAAAACTCCCTTTTATATCTCAAGAAGAAATACATAAAATTCAAAAATTTACAAAAGAAAATATATGCGAGACTATCAAAAATAAATTATTATATTTAGAAAAATATTCAACATCCGAAGATAATAATAAAATAACATATGTTATGATTCCGAAGGATCATCCAATATATCCATTTCCGTATAATTTAGAAGATAGAATTAAGTTTATTATAAAAAATATTAAAAGTATAATTCATAATACTTCAGACATTATAGTTAAAAAAAAAAAAGATAAAAATAATAATATATATTATGAATTAAATTGTAACCATACTAAAAATCTTGAGAATAATAAAGAAATTATGGTAAATAATGGATTTACATATCATAAACAAGAAAATATTTGGAGTTATATAGTTAACTAGAGTTATTCATTTGTAAAGTTAACTCTAGAACAGAAATCAAAAAGTGCTGTTGTACACCTAAATTATTATTTAATCTAAATAATTTTTTCTAAAAATATTTAGATTATGATGGTAAAAGCTTTGCTTTGTCATTAATATATCTAGAAAATTTGTTAAATTTTACATATAATTTACAATATCTAAAGAATAAATTAATTCTAAAATTATTTTATGAAAAAATGTTCTAACTTATTTGAATAATGATAATTAAGAAGCATATCTTTTCACTAATACGTTAAATTAAGCAATTACTTACGAATCATTTTTTAGGAATGTATACTATTCAAATATAAATACTTAAATAGTATATATATATAATTTTTAATTATAAACACCACTTAATCTTACTAATGCACCAGCAGCTTGATGAATTTTAATATCATTATAAAAACTTTCATCAGGATTTTCTAGTGGAATACCAGTAAAATCAGTAAATTTAGTTTCTAATTTATTTGCTATATGTAAAGCAATATATACAGTTATACCTAAAATTATACTATTAGATATAATTAATTGTTTGTTATTATTAAATATTTTTTTCATATCATTAATTATTGGTTCATTAGAATCATAATTTTGTAATAAAACAGGAATGGTTGAAGATAATACAATATTTAATAGGACGGTAATTAGAGCAAAAAATATATACAAATCCATATTATATTATAATATAATAGAAAAAAAATAGAAAATCATATCTTTTTATTTTTAAATAATTAAATTTAAAATTTCTAAAATTTAGTTTATATATAAAATATTAATTCAATAGGTGCATGGTCACTACCTAATATATTTTGTATTATAGAACAATTTATAATTTTTTTAATTAACTTTTTACTAACTAAAAAGTAATCAATTCTCCATCCTATATTTTTCTCTCGAGCCTTAAATTTATACGTCCAATATGTATATTCAATTTTATCAGGATATAAAAATCGATACACATCTATCAAATTTAAATTATTTAAAATTTGATCAAATGAATTTCGTTCTTCAATAGTATAACCTGCAGACTTTAAATTTTTAGTTGGATTTTTTAAATCAATGGCTTTATGAGCGATATTTAAATCACCGCAAATAATTACAGGTTTATTTTTTTGTAATATATCAATGTAATTTTCAAAATATCTATCCCATGATTCTACTCTCCATGTTAATCTATTTAAACCTTCACCTGAATTAGGAGTATATACATGTAATAAAAAATATTTATTTAATTCAACTAATATTAATCTTCCTTCCGTATCGATTTCTGTGTTGTCATGTAAAAGACCATATTTAATATTCTTTGGTTTTTTTTTCAGTAAAATGACTGTACCACTATAACCATTTTTTTTCATAGAATTATGCCAATATCTATATTTAAATTGAGGATAAGATTTTTGAATTAAAATATCTATATTAGGTTGTGTTATATAAGTTAATTTTGTTTCTGATAAACATAGAATATCAGGATTATTATTCTTTATTAATGAATCTAAATAATCTGTTTTTACCAAAGAGTTTAAACCATTTACATTCCATGCTATAATTTTCATTATAATTTTCATTAAAATTAACATTTTAATTATAATTTTAATGAAAATTATTTAAAAATTTTAAAAATATAGTATGAATATGGCAAAAACTTTATTACAAGCTTCAAAAATTAAAAATAATTTAAAATCTACACAAAATATTCATTCATCTTTAATGTAAATTTACTCTAGGTAAATGATTTAATTTAAAGATTTATTGATTATATAATAATATTAATGGATAATAAAATATATTTAATTGAGTATAAAAATAATATTATAGGAACATATTTAGATTATAATTTGGCTGAATTATTTATACATTCATGTTTTCAAAATAATTTTATGGAAGATAATGTTAAAATATTAACATTTCAAATGAATAGTTGTCTTTATATATCTAGTATATATATTGACAAAAAAACAAAATTTACAGATATAAAAAAATCTGAGTTTCATCATAAATATAAAATTAGACACAAGTCTAAAATTTTAGATAATACAGAACAATTTGAAAATTCAGATGATACTAATAAATCTAAACAAATTTTAGATTACAATGATTCTGACAGCGAATTTTTAAGTGACCATACTAGTAGATCCTCTACTGAAACAAATAATAATTTTTTAAATATATTAAATAAAAAAATTGAATTAAAACATCAACTTAATTTAATTAATTTCAATAAAGAAAAATTAGAAGAAGCTAAACAAGTTTATAATATAGATATTCAATTATTTTTAAAATTTAAAGACTTAATAAAAATTGATCCTAATTTTATTATACCTGAACTATTTCAAGATAAATTTAAATTATTTATGGAATTAGAAACAACAAACAACTTATCATTCGATAGTTTTATAGCTAATTACCATAAGGAAAATTTATATAGTAATTTTCCTATAAATGAGTATGAAGCAAATTATATTGATAATAAAATTGATTCAGATAAAGAAGAATTTGAAATATCCAAATCTAAAAATATTATTCTATCAGAAAATTAATTATTTCTAATATAAAATATATGTATCGAAAAAAAGATTTTGAGACAATTAATTTAAATATAGATAAAATAAAAACAGATGCAATTGTCGAATATAAAAAAAATTATGAACCTACAATAACCGAACAAGTAACTGTTTATAATAGTATAAAAAAATTTATAATTACAAATAAAAGAATAGTATATGGGGGTGTGGCTCAAAATTTATTAATTAAAAATAAAAATCCAAAGGATACTTTTTATACGGAAATTGATGGTGTATATTATAATTGGCCAGATTTAGCAGATATTGAATTTTATTCACCTGTTCCTTTAGAAGATATTTATAATTTAACTAACTATTTATTAAATTTGGGGTTTAAATATATTGAAGCAAAAGAAGGTGTACATCCAGAAACATTTAAAATTTTTGTTAATTTTATTAATTATTGTGATATAACATATATGCCAAAATATATTTATTATAATTTACCTACTATAATAATTGAAAATATTGTATGTACTAATAAATTATTTATGTTAATAGATGCTTATCGTGTAATAACAGATCCTTTAACATCTTACTGGAGATTAGATAAATCTATAATACGATTCCAAAAAATCCTATCATATTATCCATTTAATATAAATTTACTAAAAAATAATAAAGAAATTGAAGATATTATTAAACCAACCAAAGATACAAATATAATGCTTTATATTCGCAAGAAATTAATTCATAATTCTAATTTGGTTGTAGTTGGATTTTATGCGTATAATTATTACATTAGTAAAATAAATAAAAAGGCAATATTAAATAATTTCCCTTATTATGAAGTAATATCAAATAATTTAAAAAATGATAGCAAAATAATATATAATATTTTAAAAAAAAAATACTCATTGACAATTAAAGAATATTATCCTTTTTTTCAATTTTTAGATAGAAGAATTGAATATTATCATAATAATAAATTAATTCTTGTTCTATATGGTAATAATTCTCGTTGTACTGTTTATAGATATTCATTAAAAAAAAAAACTTATTTTGGTACATTCAATTTAATATTAATGTATTTTTTAATTAATTATTTCTATAATATAATTAACAAAATGTATAAAAAATCTAAATTATATTTAATCTTATTAATTAAATTATGGTATAATAGAAATTTATATTTATCAAAATATAATATAACAGTCTTTGATTCATCGCCATTTCAAGATTTTACTTTAAAGTGTCATGGAATTCCTGTTCACCCATTGAGGAAATCATTATTACAAAATTTAAAAAAAAAAAAATTTAAATTTAATCCTTCTAAAGATAATATCATAAAAGAACAAACATTTGATAATACTTCTGGAAATCAAATTTTAAATGAAAAATATTTAATTTTAAAAAATAATATCTAATATTATATATATAATGGTTACTCAAAATACTATTAGTAATTCTGAACAAAATCCAGAAGAATATTTTAAAAATAGAAAATGCAATAGCATGTCTTTAATTGGGGGTGCAAAAAAAAAATCATCTAAAAAAACTTCTAAAAAAGTCTCAAAAAAAGCCTCTAAAAAAGTCTCAAAAAAAACCTCTAAAAAAGCCTCTAAAAAAGCCTCTAAAAAAGTCTCTAAAAAAGCCTCTAAAAAAGCCTCTAAGAAAAGTTCTAAAAAAAGCTCTAAAACTAGTAAAGCAAAAAATATAATGGTAATTGGTGGGGCTAAAACAAAATCCTCTAAAAAATCCTCTAAAAAAACATCAAAAAAACCTTCTAAAAAATCTAAAAAAGCATCTATGGTTTTAACTGGAGGTTCTAAAAAAACAATATCAACAAAAACAGTTGAACCTAAAGGAACTATTAGAAAATCTAAAATCTAAAACTATATTAAAATATTTATACTACTTTTAATTTTATAATAAATAGGTTAAATATAAACCTATATGTAAATACTAGATTTATATATTTATGCTCTTATTACAAATAATGGTTTTTTATAATTTTTTTCTGGAAAATTATATTCTATTTTTTTTCCCAATTCAAAAAAATTTAAAAAACCTTTTTGGGTTTTTCCATTTTTTATATATTTATTTGATATTTCTTTTAGTTCTTTTATAAAAGAATAATTTTTACTATATAAATCAATACTCTCATCATTATTTAACTTAACATTTTTTAATTTTTTCATAATATCTATTATAATTTCAGTACGTTCTAATTCTGTATAATTAGTCATATAAAATTTAAAATAATTTATATTTTAAATAATAATCTTTATTATATTTTCAGATCAACACTTAAATTAATATATAACAAATTGAAATAAATAGCTGTTATAATAGGCTATAGCTATGTTATAGCAGTTATTTACTCTCAATTATTATCAATATTTTAATAGTATTAAATATAAATAAATTTATACTTCTATTTCATTCAGATTCATTAGATAATACATTAGATTATTCTTCATCTGATTAATTTTGCATTCACGAGGATAATTTCTATGAAAAATATACCTCTTAGATATTTTAATAATAAAATATTATTTGTTGTCGACTACAATGATGGTACCTACAAATTATAAATTTTACTTTAGAAGAAATTACATATTATATACTTCAAATGAGTTTCTTTGTTCACTTGATTCAGATTCTAAAATATAACTTACGGGTATGTTCTATATTTAGTTTAGATTCAGTTTCATTTAATATAAAATTGTTTTCAGAATTCATTTAATAATTATCCTTTTAATTTTGCTAAAATATTTAAAGTTTTAATTTAAAAAATAAATAACTAAATAATGATGATTTTCAAATATTAATTAATAAATTAATTAATATTCTCAGAGAATATTTACTAATACTAATATTGCCAATATTAGTATTAGTAATTTATTATTTTGTAATTTTATAAAAGATATTGATGATATAAATAACAAACATCATTCAATATTATTATGCCCGCTTGACAGCCTTATATGTAATAACTAACACATAAAGAATCTATAGCTATATGGTTAGAAAAAAAAAGATACAGTCCATTATATCATTCAACTATATGGTATAAATATAAATCTAATATTTAAATTTATATCTATTTATTAAATAAATAATTCTAATTATTACTTATAAAGAGAGTCATATCTATCTTATTACATTTACATATTGCATTAATAGAAATTTTTGTATTAGTGCCGCAATAAAAATTTCCACATTTTTTACATACATCAATTTTGATTTTATTTGATAAAATCAAATATTTTTTTAAATACCTTATATATATTTTATATCTATATCTTTTAAAATTAAGATACAACATATATATTGCAACAGGGGGTTTTTCATATCGATGAAAAATATGATTATATTTACTAATATTATATAAATCATTTAATAATTGTTTATGAAGTTTAAATGATGATAAGTATTTTATATATATTATATCTTCATAAAATATATCTTTATCAACAATTCTTTTAAGATTGTTGATGTTAAAAGTTTTGCTTTCGATATCAAAATTTATTTTATAATAAATTCCTAAATATGATAATAATAATATTATCATATTATCATCTAATTTATTAGATAAATAATTATATAATATTATTTGTTTTAATGGATCTTTTGTAAATTTGAACATTAAAATAATATTAAATTAATATTATAATTTATTTATTATTCAATATTTATTTAATTAGAATTGATTATCTACATTGGTTTTAATATTTTTAGATTAATAATATTAAAATTGATATAAATATAGTATATAATTATTATTATTATTAATTATATTTTGTCAGCTATTCAAATATTTATTAATATCATTAGGCCTTTTTTAATGATTATAATTCGTAAAAATATTATTACACTAAATTCTTGGTATTTATTGTATATTTTAGCTTTATGGATAAATATATTTTGCTTTTATTCATTAAATCCAAATGATATTTTAATATTTAATGTAACACATTCGACTTTTAAATATTTAAGATTCACACTTCATTTAAATAAATATATAAAAATGATTTATAACATTTTATATATTTATTTAAATGAATATATGTATAGCTAAAAATAACGGTTTTTAGATTATAATAAACTATGAAATGAAAAAAAAATAATAAAAATTTTACGACATTGTTATTACTAATTATTATGTATAAAAATAATAATATATATGCCTGAATTAAAAAATAAAAGATTTTTGGTCCCAGAATTTAGTTGTAAACTTAATTAAAAAATAGCTAAATATTGATATTTATTAAGTATAGCTAATACTCAAAAATATAAAAAAAATATAAAAATAACTTAAATAATTTTATTTATTAATTAATATTATTAATTTAAATATTGCATTATAATAATTTATTTGAACTATTTAATAATTCAATGATTTGACATTTATTTAATCTGCTATAATCTACTAATCCATATTCTTTACATTTATTTTTTAGTTGAATTAATTTTAATTTATTTAATTCTAATATTTTTTTATTAATTTCTATATTTTCTATTTTATCGTAATTAATAATATCATTTATTATAAAAATATTATTGTGATATAATAATTTTAATGCTTCATGTAAATTTATTACATCATATTTTGAATTATGTTCATTTGTAATATCTTTTTTAGTTGCATATTTATATAATTCTTTTAACGATGGACATTTATAGCTATTCATTATACTCTTTGATTTTATCATTGAACATATTAATTTTTTGTTATTAATTTCATTAATAATATCATTTCTATTAATACGAAATAATTCATTTTTTATAACATTAATATCAAAATCTAAATTATGAGAAATGATATGAGAACATTTTTTAATTATTTTAAAAAAATCATCACAAAGTAAGTTAAATTCAATACCTTTATTTATTGATATTTTATTAGTAATACCATGAAAATTACTATTTGGAATATTAAAATTAACTTTAATAATATAATCATTCATTTCAATTTTTTCTAATTTATTATCACATAACATATAACTAATTTGGACTATTCTACAATTATCATATTTAGTGTTATCAGAATATAATGGATACTCACCGAATTTTAATTCTTTTCTATTTGGTAAACCAGTTGTTTCAATATCAATTATAAGAGCCATAAAATATATATTTTATATAATTTTAAATAGTTTAATTAATTCATTTTTCTAATAATTCTATAATTTTGTTATTTTAGTCTATTTTTAGACTAAGTAAATATTCCAATGTAGATTTTTTTTAGGTTTAACTATGCGATTATTAGTAGCAGTATCTAATTTATCTTTAATATCTCTTATTTCAACATAATAAACACTAACTAATTTATTAAACATTTTATTTAATTTGATTGCCTTTTAAAATTTATTCCATTTTATTATTAATAATTTATTATTTGTTTTTAAAATTTTATCTAATTTATCTTCTAAATTATTTTATCATCTTTTTCTTTTAAACTAGCTTTATATTCAGTAATTAAAAAATTATTAATAATTTTACTAACTTTAATATTAAATACATGTGATATTAACTAAGTAATATACGGTTTGATTAATAATTATAAACTATTATAAACTACTATAGATAGATTAAATGATATTTAAATTAAATGATATTTAAATTAAGTTTTTCTCAACATCAATTTTAGATAAAGTTCAATGTTGATATTGATAAAACAATATTTTATAAAAATATATATAAATATATATTATAAAAAATATATTTAAACTATTCTAATTTTTTTAATAACTTGATTTAATATATCAGGATCATTTTTTAATTTTGTATTTTCTAATATAATATCTATATTTTTTATTCTTTTTTTTATATAATCAATTTTATCATTTTCTTCCATATTATTATAAAAATCATAATAACAATTATTTATTGCTGTTAAAATTACTTCCTTATTATTTTTTAATCTTTTAGAACAATGAATAAAATTTTTACAACATTTTTTTATACTTGCTATTACAATTTCTTTATCATCTTTAAATTTTTTATCTAAACCTTCTAAAAAATATTCATAATTTTCTTCATCATAACCGTTAGAATACTTACTATTACCTAAACATAATAATATAAATTCTTTATTATTAAAAAATGATATATCAATATATTTATAAGTTGTAGGATCATTTTTAATAGCTGCATAAACTATATCTTTATCTAATAATAAATCACCTATTATATATAATATATGATAACCATTCATACTAATTAGTGGTAAAACTATTTCTTTATCATTTTTATTAATATCATTAATTAATGATAAAATTTTATTATAATTTTGGTCTAAATTTAATTCTTTTAATTTCTCTATACATAACATAATTATTTCTTTTTTATTTTGTAATCTTTTTGATATATATTCAAAACATCTAGGATATTTAATTAATAATGGTTTTATAAAATCTTCATTATCTTTATAATAATCACTTAAATATTCTAATCCATTTCTAAATTCATTTTCAATAGATAAATTGACTAATTCTTCATCATTTTTTAATTCATTAGATACATATCTAATATTACAACCATTATATTTTATATATTTTTTCATAAATTCTTTATTATTTTTATATTCATATGGTATATATTCTAAACATTTACATTCATAATTTTCCATTACTGCATTATGAATAATTTGTTTATCATATTTTAATTTATCACTTATTTTTTCATAATATATACTATTATGATTTACTGCCATTAATACAAATAATTTATCGTTTCTTAACTCTTCATTTGGAAAATCAATAAGTTCATTTGTAATCTGATAACTAGGAATTTTTTTTATATATTCCACATCTTTTTTATCATATGGTAAATATATAATATTTAAATCATCTAATATTATAGATTTATTAAATTTTATCTCATATATATCATATAAATTTGTATATATTTTATCATTATCTTTTATTAGCATATAATATGAATTAATTTGTATATTTTTATCAAATATTTTTTTCATTTCATTATATTCAATAGGTATATTTTTATCATAATTAATAGTTAAAAATTTGTCACCTGTCATTTTTGTTATAGTAATCATTATATAATTATTAATTGATTACTATAACAAAACATTATATATACAATTTTTTTATTAAATAAATGAATGATTAAAATTATTAATTTTATATAAAAATATTTTTCCTAGAATTATAAATTTCATCTACTTTTGATAAAAATCTTTCTTCATTTAAATTACTTAATAAATTTAATTTATTTCCACAGAAATCAATATTATTTTTTAATTGTTCTTTCATCAAATTCCATAAAATTGATGCATTAGGACAGCATTCAATTCTTTTAATTTCATCATATCCATCACCCAAATCATCCTTTTTTTTATTAATATATCTTTTCTGACCTCTAATGACATAATATTTATAATCAGCATTATTATTTTTCATAATAATAAAATATTCTAATGTAGATAATTTTTTAGTATTAACAACTCGGTCTTCAACTGCAATATCTAATTTTTTAGCAACTTTATTTAATGTTTTATCTGTATTATCTAATTTTTCATTAACTTCTTCTAACTCTTCTTTTGAATCATCTAACATATCAGTAGTAATATCTAATTTTTCTAATGCTTCATTTAATTGATATTCCATTTTTTTATTATTTTCTAATATTTGTTTATTATCTTCCAAAATTTTATTAATTTTTTCTTCTAATTTATCAATTTTATGATCTTTTTTTTCTATTTTATATTTTAATTTAATAATATAATTTTCTTTTAATAAATTTTGATAATCATTACAATATTTGATTGCTTCTTCTAGTAATAAATAATATTCTGCATATTTTCTTGTTTTAAGTGATCTCATTAGACATATTTTAAATGCTTTAGGATGTAAATAATATTCGTTTTTAATAACATTTCCTCTATTTTTTCTAACCTGCGAAACGTTTCGCAGGTTATAATCTTTATTTTCTAAAAAATTATTTTGATCCAACATTTTTTTAATATCATTAGTTGTTCCTTTTAATGAAGATACACCATATTTTATTAACATATCATGATGGATACAACATTCTTTTTTACTGACTAATTCAATAAAATCATCAATAAAATTAAGTTCTATTTTATATTCAATTTTATTAACCTCTTTAACATATTCAATTATATTAATATTAATTTGATTTTCTACTAAATAATTATTATAAGCTTCAATTGTCTTATAACTTGCCATTAGTTAATTAAATTCATTAATTTTAATTAATTCTATTATCAATTTTATTTTAGTTTATATTATAAATAAATATATAATTAATTTTCAGAATCTATTTCTGAATCTGATATTGAATTTATATTATTATGATTCTCTTCAGAATCTGTAAATTCAATATCTTTTTGATTATCTATTTCATTTTCATCTAATAATTGTAGATTATTAGTTTTATCTTTCCATTATTTTAATACTATATCTTTTTTATTATATGATAATGTATTAATTTCTTTAAAAATATCTTTTTTTAATTTAGTGCAGAAAAATGCATTTTTTAAATCATTCGCATTTTTTATTTTTAATGATAATTTGGTTTTAAAATGTTTATATAAATATTTTTACGATCTTTTTCTATTATCCCTGTTTTGTTATTATAAATTGACGTATAATCTCCATTTAAATTTGTAGAACAAAAAACTATAATTTTATTATTTAACAACATAGTCGGTAACCTTTCATTAAAATTTAAGTGTTCAATTATGGTAGTTATTATATTTAATCTCATATTAAAAATAATATTTATCTCTTTATTTAATTTAAATATGTCTTCTGTTCCTATATTATTAATAATTATTTTTGATTGTTATTTATTGTATTATTTATTGTATTATTATTTGTTATTTTTGTTAGAAGTATTAAATTAAATTCCTATTTTATTTCTTTTATGATTTATCTGTTAATTATTCTTTTTCATCTTTCTTATTATCAAATTTATTTTTGTAATATTTTTTTTATGCAAATATTTTTATAAAGAAATTAGCTATTTTTATTAAATTCGATTTGATTATCTAAATCTAATTTTTGATTAGCTGATGAAATATGGCAATAACATATATTTTAAATCTCTTACCGTTAAATAAAAGCTACACTTTATTTAATGCTAATTAAAAAACAAAGCTTTCAATTTATCGTCTTGTGAACGAAATGTGACCAAATTTGAAATTTTTTAGCTTCTGGTTTTATTGAAAAGTAATAATTAAATTTTTCAATATACGAGTTTTAATAATTAGTTTAATACTTTATATAAAATAAATAATTAATATAATTAATATAATTAAATCTTTAGTCGATTATTAAAGCTACTAATTATTTTTGAAAAAACTTTACAATTTTACCCTACTTTAATTAATATACTAATTTAAAAAAAATTTAAATACTTTTATTGTTATTATTATTTATATAATAACTCAAATCTATTAACTGGTTTAAAATCTTTAATATAATCGCGTCCATAATTAAAATCTACTTCAATATTACTATATATTTTATTCCAAATTGATTCATATATTTCTGACCATTCAAGATTATTTATTAATCTACTTAATGGTATATATGTAAATGAGTTTAATAACTGTATAAAACTACAATTATTATCATCATATTTGTTATTTGATATATTATTTATTATTTCTAATTTATTTAATAATATATAATTATTATCATTATTTATATCTTCTAGTAATTTTAGATAATTATTAAATATTTCCTTTGAAGTTTGATTATTATTAAATTCTAATTTATATTGTTTAATTTGAGATGTGTTTTTTATTATATCATAAAAATCTTTAAAATTAATTAAATATGATGGTGATTTAATATATTTATTAAAATTATTTTTAAAATCAAAATTATACATATTACAATTATATTTTTCATGAATTCTTTTAATAATAGGTATCCGATCACATATATGACATTTAAATTCAGTATAATTAAATAATAATTTATTATATAAATCTATTTGGTGAATTGTACTTATTTTATTATAATGTAAAATTATTTCATTTATTATTTGATCTTTTGAATATTTTTTTATCCAATTATATTCTATATTTGGTAAGTTAGGATTATATAAATTATACAATATGTATAAATAATAATCAATCACTCTAGTATATACTGGATAAATAATTAAATGAGTATCTGGTAAGATAATTTTATTTATTATATACTGTATAAATTGAAATATTCTTAAATTAGTATTAAATGGTTCAGTACATATATTTTTTAAATAATTAAATTTATTAACAACTATTAATTTATTATATATTACAAATAATTTATCAATATCTAATTGATTATTTAAAAAAATTTGATATTTATATTTAAAATTATTTAAATATTCAGTTTCTTGGTCTTTATCATAATTTTTAATATATTTTGTTATATCAAATTTAATATTATTTTTTGATTGCATACCATATTTTGTAATAAATTTTTTTAATATTGATGATGATCTTTTATTATGGTATGATCTACCAAATGCATTAAAATGAATTATATCTTCATTAGGAAATTTTTCTTTTACTTTATTAATCATATCTACTAAATCAGTATCTTCGTCGGATTCTGATATTTCTTCATTGGATTGTCTACTTTTTTTAGTTTTAGATTTTTTATCACTAATATCTTTATCACATTTAGATAAACATATTATTAGATAATATAATTTACCAGTATCATTATTTAGATTTTTGATATATTCTTTAATTCTATTATATTCATTAACTTCATGGGTTGTTATAAATGCTTTATTAACATCACTAGTCCATATAATTAAATTGGCATCTTTAATATGTTCATTAGTTAATTCATTAAAATTAGTATCACTTTCTTCAGAATCGCATATACCTGGTAAATCTATCACTTTAAATTTATTATCATTATCATCTTCAATATATTCTTCTAATTCTTTATATTCCGTAGTTGTTCTACATATACCAGATACTAATAATCTTTTACCAATTAAAGAATTAATAATTGTTGATTTACCACTAGATGGAAGACCAATAAATGCTACTTTATAATCAGAATTAGCCATTAAATATATTTAATTTTTATTAATAAAATAAATAAGGAAATCAATTTTTATTGCAATCATCAATTATATCAGTTAATATTTTATTATTATTTTCTATATCAGTAATTTTATTAGTTAATAATGTATTATAACTTTCTAATTTTTCAATAACTTTATTTAATAATTTATTTTGATCTTTGTAATTATTTAATTCTCCTAATACAGAATTATGTTCTTTAGATAAATCATTAATTAATTCTTTAATTAATGATTTATTATTATTATTATTATTATTATTATCTTTTAGTTCTAATATTTGATTAGTCAATATTTTATTATTATCTTTTAATTCTAATATTTCATTAGTTAACTTATTATTATTATCTTTCAATTCTAATATTTCATTATTAGATATTAATGGTTCAATACCTTCCAAAAATATTTGTTCATAATTAAAACTATAATCAAATATATAAGGTTTATTAAAATTAAACATATTAATTACATTAGAACAATAATATTTTATAATTAAAATTAAAATATAGGTATTACATATATCATATCTGATTGTATAATTCTCGATAGAAGAATAATGGTCACTAAGTCTATTATTTTCATCTAAAATATAATAAATATATAATAGATATATTAATACTTTATCAATATTTAAATCATGAAATAATATTAAATGTATTATATTAATATTTTTATTATATAATATATATTGAGTTGATTCAAGGGAACTGGATCTAATTATACTATCCGTATGGGGCATAGTTCTGGGTGAAATGTTTATTTTATATAGGTTAGATGGTTTAACTAAAGTGTGATAGTCATGGTTAAATCCACGTATATTTGATATATCTGGACGATAATTCGTACTTATCATATTAATAAATTTTATATTTGTAAAATATAAATTATTATTACAAACTATACTATAATCTTTAATATTTTTATAATTTAATAATTCTATTATTAATTTCTTTTTATTTAATTTCTTTATATTATTTAATATATTTTCAAATAGTATTATATTATGATCTTCTTCAGATTCCTTGCAATACATTAATTTTATTTTAGGTAAATCACTAATAGATTTAATATTATCTTTAATAATTATTGTTTCCATATTTAATAACTAATAAAAATTAATTAGTTATTAATAAAAAAATCAATTTTTATCACACTCATCAATTATATAAATGATATGGATTTATTATTTATATAATTCTATATTTTTATAATATTCAATTTCATTTTTATATTTTGATATTACATCATCAATATGCATTTGTTTTGAATTAATTAACTTATTAAACATTGTTCTAAATTCCTTTTGCTTTTCTCTTAAGATATCTATTTTTGTTTTAGGAATGTCTAAATATAATATATATGTGTGAATTCTTGGTAAAGAATATGGAATAAATCCTTTATTATTTTTATAATTTTCATAGTTTTGAAGATCCAATAAATATTTATTAATATTTATGTTATTATATTTTATTTTATCAATAATAGGTTGTATTTTAGATAAAAATGGATGATATTCATATTTTAATAATTCAGTATATTCATCATGAGATATTTTAGTTTCATCTACTAAAAATTTAATAAAATCTATATTTGTATTAAATGTTATTATATTATTATAGTGATGGTCATTCGCAGATGTACCTGTTTTATAATTAGTTTGTAGACCATCGTATAGTTTTTCTAATATATCCATATCAATACTAATAATTTCAGGCTTTTCATTTTTTATTGCATTAATAATGATTTCTTTACTTTGAGATATTAATAACTGTTTAAATTCATCCATATTTTTTATACCCATTGATTTATTACAACTTTCACATATTGGTTTTAAATTATCAATATTTGTTAAACCACCATTAGCCTTAGCAATAATATGACCTGTGTGAAATTTTAATTGTGTAATATCAGTAATATTACAACATGAACATTTAGCTTTTCCAATTTCTTCACCTATATATTTATTCCACACAGCAATTTTTAATGCTTTTGGTATAGTTTTCTTTTCTAGAGAATCTATATTAACTTTTTTAGGAGACATTATTATGTTATTATAAATTTATAATAACATAATTTGTCTTCAATTTTTATTGCAATCATCAATTATATCAGTTAATATTTTATTATTATTTTCTATATCAGTAATTTTATTAGTTAATAATGTAATATAATTTTCTAATTTTTTAATAACTTTAGTTAATAATTTATAATTATTTTTATAATTATTTAATTCTTCTAATACAAAATTTTGTTTTTTAGATAATTCATCATTTAAAATAATGATGATATTTAATTTTTCCTTTAATTTATTAATTTTATTATCTTTTTTTTCTATTTTTAATTTTAATTTAATATTATACTTTTTATTTAATTCTAATTGATAATCATTAAAATATTTAATACATTTTTCTAATAATATATAATATTTAGCATATTGTTTTGTTTTTAAAGTTCTTATTAAACATATTTTAAAAGCTATTGGATGCAAATAATATTCATTTTTAATAGAAGTACTACCTTGGGATTTAAACTCAGAAACGTTTCTGAGCTGATAGTCTTCATTTTCTATAAACTGATATTTGTTAATTAAATTTTTAATATATGTAGTTCCTTTTAATAATGGAACTACCTCATATTTTTGAAGCATATTATAGTGAATACAACATTTATCTTCACTAACTAATTCAATAAAATCATTAATAAAATTAATATCAATATTATAGATTATATTAATTTCTTTAACATAATCTATAATATTAAGAAATAATTGATTATTAATTAAGTATTGATTATAATCTTGAATAGTTTTATAATCTACCATTAATTTAATAAAAATTAATATTTTTAAAATTTTTTTTATATTAATAGTTTTTTAATAATAGTATTATCTAATAATTATAGATAAAATTTATTAATAAATTTATTTTGTTTGCATTAATAAAGTTAAGCATATTCAAAATAAATATAATTTATATTTAATAAATTATATAAATTAATGCTATAATTTATAGCATTAATTCTTCTTTCTAAAGGTGATCCAGAATTTTTTTTTGATATATTTTTAATTTTTTTTTCTAAATGTAATGATATATTTTTTGTTAAATTATGTATAAATCCATAATATATCCATTTACCATTATCTATATTCATTGTTGTATATTTTGCACCTCCTGATAATATATTATTATGTTGTTTTATTCTTTTATTAATATTATTAGTAATACCTATATATGTTTTATTATTATTAGTGTTAACTAATAAATATACACAATAATTATTATTTATCATTTAATATAAATATATATTTTTTTTTAATTTACCATACATTTATTAATATATCATTAATACACCTCTATTTTAATATAAAAAAGATATAGTAATATATGCTGTATTAATGATAATATTTAATTAATTTTTCTTTTAATACCTAAATTTTACATAATATTTATATTATTATTATTAATTCATTAATTGTTAATCTTTTAAAAAGTTTTTAGATGGATTGATTTTATTAATAAGCTTAAGCTTTTTAATTCTTGTATATTATTAATATATGTAGTTTGTAATTTTTTAGTATATACATTTTTTATTCTTTCAACTTTATAAATATTAACAATAAATGTCATAATGATATAATACTCATATTTTTTACTTTGTATTGATGCTAATAAACAATACTGTATTAAATAATTTATATTAAATATTATTTTTACAATATTTAATATAAATTTTTCTTCTTTGTAATAAATTCTAATTATATTTTCAAATCTTTCCATTAATTTAATTGTTAGTTAATATATGTATACCAAATTTTATTAATGATATAAATAATGAAAATTTTAGAATAAATAAATTAAATCAAACTAATAATTTATAATAATAAAGATATTTAAATACATTTATACATTCTAGAATATTTTTATTTTATAAATTATTAATTCATAATTCATTAGATAGATAGCATTATAATATAAAAAGAACATTTCTAAATTAAATTATTATAATTATGAAAATATATAATTATTAAATATATTACATGTTGTTATATGATAAAAAACCAAAAATAATAAAAATTTATTATTTTTGATTTTTTATCATCATGTAGATGACAACTAAATGCTTAGCACAGTAACCTTCGAAAAGGTCGCTGGGTTGCCAATCCAACTCGCATCACCTACCGGACCACAGCCTTACTGCTCTGTATCTTTGAACAGAGGTTCGGTGAGCTGAAAAAAAGGAAACTGGATGTCCTCATGTAAACGTCATTTGACTTGCATTTAGCTTATCTAATATTTCTTCAAACAGAAGTTGGATAAGCTAAATGCAAAAAGCGAAAAAAATGTCATTCTGCAGACATCACTAGTTAAACTGTCGCCACACTTTTGATTATTTGACAATCGTTCTTGAGTGCTTCGTAGTTGGCTCTGCAGGTCTTCCAACTTTGTCTGGTTTGTTTGAGTTCTGTACAAATTTCATCGTAACGAATTTGAACATGTTCGTACTGTTCTTCCAGATATAGCAGTTGGTCATCTATCATTTCTTGTGTCATTCCTGGAAAATTATTATCTGCGAGAGATATGATTTCTATCATATCATGTCCAATGGCTTTCATTGTACCTTTGAGTTCGTATTTAAGTTGAATCAATTCTATGAGTTGACTCGTCGTATCTACTTTGTTTTTGCGCGATGCCAGCAACTGAAGATCAATCCGCGTTTTCACAATTTGCAGTACTACGAGTGCGGACATGATGTCAATATAACGTGGTGAACAAGGCCGCGAGGTACTCTTGAGCCAAAATGGCTACGGTAACTAGATTATATCTTTAGGATTATACTAATATTTATTATTTCAATTTTTTTTATAAAGCAAAAATCTTTTAATTTATATTAGATAATTTTGAAACAAATTTTAAAAACTCTAGGATATAAATAATATCCTAAATATTCCTCGGTATAATCTTTATTTATTATATAATCAGATACATTTTGAATATATAATGGATATATTAAATTTATTGATTTCTTTATTAAATTCTCAAGATAAAATAACTTTGCTATTTTATCAATAGATATTTATCTATTAGCTATATTGTATACTATTATATTTATATTCATTACTTTTATTAAATTTAAGTGATGAAAAATATAAATTATTATTACTACAATATAATCTTTACTAATTTTATTATTAAATTTCTTTGATTCAATTCATTTATACTATCTAATATATTAAATAAATCTACTATATAACAATTTTCTTCATTACTAAATATTCTTTTAGGTAAATTACTAATGATTTAATATTTTCTTTAATAATTATTAATTCATATCTAATACATCAATTTTATTGATTTATTAGATATTTCTTTATTATTATCAATATATTTTTACATTATCTAATAAATATTTTTTATATTTATCTAAAAATTCTTCTAACTTTTATCTACATTATTTTAATTAAATAATTAATAATCATATACTTCATATTTTTGGAATAAATTAAACATATTTTAAATGCTTTAGGATGTAAATAATATTCGATTTTATTACCTCCGCCAGAATTAAACCCACAAATATTGGCGGATTTTAAATCTTTATTTACATTAAAAATTATTTTGTTCTAGTAATCTTTTAATAGTAATATATCATATTTTCAAGTATTATTAAAATATATTTGCTAATACTATAAAAGTTAATATTTATACGAATATGTAAAAAATATTTCTATTATAATAACTTCATTTCTTACATATAAAAATTATTAGCTATAAATATATTATTATATTCTGATAGCTTTTTTATTAAAATATACTGTTTAATACTTTTTTCTATAGATCTATAATTATTATATTATATATCTATTTATTAATTAATAGTTAAATGCTAATTATCAAATTTAACAAATATATTTAAAAATAATATTATTATATAAACAATATATATAAATTAATAAAAATAAACCATATTATACTAAACTAATTATAAATATTTTTAATTATATCATATACTTCATATGGTGATAAAATTAATATTACTAATCACACATGCTTTCATTAATTAATAAAACCAAGAAAATAAAATTATTTTTTTGATTTTATTGTAGTTTCAACAGTTGTTTATGTTGATCACTTCTTGCTGTTTCTACTTTTGTGACAGCATTAACTGCTGTATGTACATACACTTCTGCCATAATAGCAACAGCAGTTGTTTTTGCAACAGCTGCCATTGCAACACCATAAGCTGTTGCAAAAACAGCAGGTATTGCACTTGCTGTTTTTCTTGCTGCTCTTGCTGCTGCAACAGCTTCTGATGTTTCTGTCGATTATGTTTCTGTTGCTGTTGCTTTTCTTGTAGCAGTAGTTGTAGCTTTTGCTGCTCTTCCCACTTTTTTTGCCACTGCTCTTGCCACAGCAGTTGTTGTTGTTGATGCTGTTGCTGCTGGTACCACTGCTCTTGCCATATATACTGCAGCTCTAGCCACTGCTGTTGTTGAAGCTTCTGTTGCTCTTGCCATTGCAGATGTTGCAGCTTTAGCCACTGCTGTTGTTGTTGCTTCTGTTGCTGCTTCTGTTGCTGCTTCTGTTGCTGCTTCTGTTGCTGCTGTTGCTGCTTCTGTTGCCACTGCTCTTGCCATTGCTCTTGCCACAGTTGATGCTGCTTTTCCCATAATAGTTGCTGTCTTTGCCACTGCTGTTGCTGCTGTGGCATCTGTTGCATTTTCATTTCTTCATCATACAGATCTGCCCAACAATTTTTTTGCTGCAATTGCGGCATGTTCATTTTTTGGTGTGAAGACCTATCAGTTGATCAAGCTTTGAACCCTAGAATTATCGAGGGCTACAGTACTATGTATTTATGTATGCAATATCATATAATTAATTTTTCAATTTTTTATCCTTATTTTTAGATGTTTAAGATGGTATTTCAATATTATCTAATAAATATTCTTATCTAAAAAATTTTCCTATTTCTGTCTAATATTATTATCATTCATTATATTATTTTTATAATTTGTTTTTTGAGTTGATAACCATAGTCCTAATCTTTTTTCATTTTTATTTTTAGATGAATTTGATGGTGTTTTTTATAGGTTATATTTGTTAACTTCTTTTAATTTATCATCTATATTTCAACATTATTTAATAAATATTCTTTATACTTATTTAAAATTTTTTTCCATTCCTGTCTAATTTCATTATTTTGTTTTTATCTTTATAATTTGTTTTTGAGTTGATAGCCAACTTCTTAATATTTTATTATCCTTATTTTTATATATATATTAGATGGTGTTTTATTTTTGATATCAATATATTTTTTAATTTCTTTTAATTTATCATACCATGGCTTCAATCTATATAATTTTATTCTTAATATTTTAATTTTATTAAATAAAATCAAGAAAATAAAATTATCTTTTTAATTTTATTTAATAAAATTAATATTTGTCTATGGTAATCAATGCTTTAGTAGTGATTGCAACAGTGTCCACTGCTGATTCTGCTTCTGCAACAGTTGAAGCTGTTCTTGTTTTTGATATTGGAATAATTGTTGTACTTCCATTTGTCGATATAGTAGTTGCTGTTTCTGATGCTCTTGCAGTTGCAGCTGATGCAACTGTTCTTGCTGCAACAGTAGTTGCAGCTTCTGTTGCTCTTGCTCTTGCCACTGCTGCAGTAGCAGCTGCTGCAGCATCTGTTGCTTTTCTAGTAACTGCTCTTGTAACAGATGCTGTTGTTTTTGCAACAGATATTGCTGTTTTTGCCACTGGTGTAGTTGCTGCTTCTGTTGCTTTTCTTGTTGCATCAATAGTTGTTGTGTTTGCTGCTCTTGCTCTTTATTTTCTATTTCTTCATTGTACAGATCTGTCCAGGTACGTTTTTGTATTTGCTGCTCTAGCTCTTTATTTTCTATTTCTTCATCGTACAGATCTGCCCAGGTACGTTTTTGTTGCGGTTGCTGCTCTAGCTCTTTATTTTCTATTTCTTCATCGTACAGATCTGCCCAGGTACGTTTTTGATGCGGTTGCAATGTGTTCATTTTTTTGTTATTTCTGGACAAAGTTTTGAACCTTAGGATTCCCAAAGGCTCCGGTATTAAATATATATGTATACAATAAGTATATATTTAATTTTTCATTTTTTTTTATTTATATATATGGCATTTTTGTTTTAATTATTATTTTTACTATATTTTTTATATTTACAATCTATTCTGATAATTATTAAAATATTATCTATATTTGGATGTAATTTAGGATTATAAATCCTTACTATTATTGGCATGACTTAATATTATCTAATAAATATTCTTTATATTCATCTAAAAATGTTTCCCATTCCTGTCTAATTTCATTATTTGTCATTATATGTTTTTTATTTTTATAATTGTTTTTTTGATATAATAACCATGATCCTAATATTTTTTCATCTTTATTTTTAGATTTAGATGATGGTGTTTTATTATAGTCATCAATATATTTTTTAATTTATCATACCATGACTCTGATCTATATAATTTTATTCCTAATATTTTAATTTTATTATTTTCTATCTTTTCATTATTAAATTTAATTCGTTCTTTTATATTTTTATATTTATTAGATATTGATAAATAATTAATTTTAGTATTAAAATCTATATCATATTCTTTGATAGAACTAATATAATCTAAACATTCATTAATTTCAGTACAAAATAAAAATATTTTTGCTATTTTTTTATTTTGATATCTCATAGCTCTACTCATTCTTTGAATATTTTTAATTTTTGATGATGAAATATAAGTCATATAAATAGAATTACAACTAGGTATATCTATAGCTTCATCTAATATATAAACATTTAATAATAATGATATTTTAGTAGATTTATTAAATTCATCTAAAATTTTATTTCTACTAGAATAAGAATTATTACAAGTTATTTTATCAATCCAAACATCATAATAGTAATAATTATTATTAATTTTATTAAATTCATTAATAAAAATATCAATATCTTCATGACATTTCATATAAACAATCATTTTCAATGTTCCAGAAGATTTAATAGCTTCTATTAAAAACTGTATTTTTAATAAATAATCATTTAGAATATTTAATTCTTTTATTTCATTATCTAATTCTTCATTATTAAAAACAGGTAGATATAATTGGTAATCTGATATATATTTATTAGTTATAGCTTCATTAAATGTCATTTTATAAATATAATCACCAAATATTTCATTAATATCAATATCATGATTATTTTCTAAATCATATATTCTTGGTGTAGCAGACATATATAATTTTATAATATTATTATTATTAATTAATTTATTAATATCATCATTCTCATTATAAATATTATTATATGAAAAATTATGAAATTCATCAAAAATAATTATAATATTATTATCTATTAAATTTATTTGATTAATAATATCACATGATTTATAAGTAGCTGATAACAATATATTATCATTATTTTTAATAAATTCATTAATTATATTAATATTTCTAGTTCCATCAGAATCAATTAATAATGATTTTCTATTATTTTCATACATTAAAAATCTATTAATATTCTGTTGTGCATATTGTTTTAATGGTGTAATCATAATAACAATTTTAAATTTCATACCAATATAACAACTAATTAATGTTTTACCAGTCCCACAAGGTAAACTTAAAATTCCAGAATTATTATTATTATTAATATAATATTGATTAGCTATATTAATTATTTTTTCTTGATAATCATATAATTTAAATATATTATTGTTTTCATTAATTATCATTTCTTTTTTAATTAATTTTATTCTTTCATTATTATTATATTCAATTGTAATTTTTTTACTTAATTTATTAGTGTAATAAATTTGACCAATTTTATCAGTATGTTTACACATAATAAAAAAGAATCCACTTAAATCATCAATTTAATAGGTTTATTAAAATTTTTACATTGAACAATAATACATTCATCATTTTGATTTATATATATTATATCAGTTCCAATATCTTCTAATTTATTAATATTATTAGTTTTTCTATTTAATCTAGTATCATGGATTGAATTAATAAATCCATATGTAAATAATATATCTTCTGGTATATCTTTCCATAAATAAGAAATTTTAATATTATTATTAGAATTTAAATAATCATTAATAAAAATTTCATATTGATACCCTTTAATAATATTATTCATAGTTATAAATAAATTATTAATGTTTTAAATAATAATCTTTCATTTTTTCAAATAAATAAATAATTAATGTATAATAATATTTTACTTTATTATTAAATTTTTTTCATTTATAGCCTTTACATATTAAATTAAATTCACATGCAGATTTTAATGTTTTTCTTAAAATTTTATATTCTTTTATAACATCTTCTATAGATGAATACATATTAATAATATTATTATTAATAGGTGTAGTTGTTGTATTTGCGTTCTATCATGTATTAACCAGCTCAGAAACGTTTCTGAGCTGGTGCAGCACAATTTGGAGAAAAAAACGATTTAAAGAAAAAATAACATTATATAACAGAATATGTCAGAAATTGATAAAGATGAAAATTTGATTTCATGTTCTAGGTGCCATGTTAAATATCATAACACCTCAGAAAGTATAAGTAGAAATTTTGGGTATAAGAGATTAGGGGACAGATATAAATTATGCATTAAGTGTAGGGCTTCAACTAATATAAAAGAGTGTTGTGTATGTATGAAACGACTAAATAAACAGAATATCATGGAAATTAAATGTAATCATGGTATTTGTAAAAGTTGTGTTGAGACGATTTGGTATTCAAACAATAAACCACACATATTTAAATGCCCATTGTGTAGAAAAGAATATTCTAGCGCTGGAATTGATTTTTTACACCCTATAATTGGTAAAGTTGTTTTCAAAAATAATATAGAAAGTGGTTTAGAGGAGGCAAACCACTTATTTTTCTATTCCGGTAAAATGGATCTAAAGTTTGATAGATTATCCGAAAGCTTTAACATTGATGATATCTGGCTTAAGAAAATGAAAATACTATTTAAAATACTTTTTATGTATATGAGGTCTGATACCATGACTAAACCATTAGTATTGTATATGTATAAAGACAGAGATCACTCTTTTACACTAAAAACGAAGAAACCTAAAGATGATGATGAACTAATTGACGAAAGTTATTTTGAAAACTATTTGAAACAAGAAGATTGGATAGTATTAAGATTTCTATATGAATCAACTGATATTAGATCTTGGATTGAGGAAATAAAGACATTATCCACTTAGTTGATAATTAATTTAACCACATAATATTTAATAAAAAACCATCAGCGGTTTTTTATTAAACATTAATCAAATTCGCTATACGTTGAATAAAGATGTTCTTTAAGTTTTCTCATATGTATCCGAGTGTTTGCGTGTCTTGCTTTTTTATCCTTTGCTATATCTTTATTGCAGATCTCGCAATGGTGTTTAACTCCCTTTAATTTCTCTTGGTAGTATTTTTGAAAATATAACGGATCCTTTGGCTTCGTTGATTTAACTCCATCAGATAGCTTTGAATCCATATTATTAGTATCATTATTGTCAATCTTATTCTCAGTGATTAATAACATCTATTATTATTATTTAATATCCCTTTAAGCCGATTTAAATAAAAAACGGCTTTTCATAAATGGCTTAAAGGGATATCGCGGTAATATAATATATAAAATATGAGTTATAATATAGAAACTATGCCAAGAAAAAAAGGAAGACCTTCAACGAAATTAAGTAAGCTTAACGATATTAAAAACGCAGTAAGCAATGAGGATATTAAACTTATCAGGTAATTAATTATTATTTTTAAAATATTTGTTTTATTTTTTAATCAGAGTCATCAAAGGACTTAATATAATGTCTGTTACAGATACTTTGGCGTTTAATTGCATTTGCAACAGATAATAAAGAATTAACACCTCAAAAAGAAATTAATAAAGATATATTAGCAATAATGAATATATATGTAACTAAAATAACGATTTAAAAAAATACAGAAACAGAAGTCAAATTAAACGTGACCTAATAATTTAATTTAAATAGTATCTATTTATATTAGTTTATAACAGTTTATAATTATATAGCAGCTACTTATCCCAAGAAATATTATAATTTAAAACTTTTATTATTATTAATATATTATCTAATAAACTTGATTTAATAGTATTATAAAAAATAATTTTATTATTCATATGTTAATAAATCATCATTGATTTGAATTAGTTAAATATTTTATTTTATATTTTAAATACTTATTACTAAGTCTCATTATATTATTATTTAGAAAATGTGTATAATCATCCTTAGATAATACATAAAAATCTTTTTTAATATAGTCTTGAAATATTACAAAATTTTTTTTTAAAAAAAATTCCTTATGAGGGGTACATACTAGTGTACCCTTTTTAAATATTGAGCTCTTATTATTAAACTGTCTACTTTCTATAGGTACAAATCTAGAAGGATAAAACTTGTTAATTTTAAAAAAATATTTATTATCTTTATCATCTACTAAATATTTAGATTTAACAAATCCAATCATAGATTCATTATTTATATTAAAGACTAATTTAAAATTTGAATCATCTACATTGAATGTAGGTATGACATTTTTATTAATAATGGTTCCTATTATAGGTAGGTGATCAGATGTAGGATAATTAGTGGCATCATAATTTAAAGAATTTGGTTTATTATCATTAGTATTATCTGGCGTTTTCTGATATACCAATAATCCTTGAGATACTAAAATGTAATCACCAAATAAATTATCAATATTTTTACCACCTCTTAATGATGTTTTTCCTACACAACATGTTTCAGGAGGTTGTTTATGTGTACTAACTTTTAAATTTTTAATGTGGTCTATGTTTATGGATAATTTACTAAAAGGATAAAATTCATCGGACTTCCAATAATCATGGAGTCCATGATCATTAAAATCTCCACACATAATAATATGAAATGAATTATTATTTATAAAGTCATTACTTTATTTTTTGCAATAGAATTTATAAGCGCCTCACTAAATGCATCTGTAAAGTGTGTTATATTACCAAAATCTTTAATTTGATGTCCGTTGTGTAAATTTATAATAAGATAATTATTATTATGTAATTGATCAACCAAACTTATTATTAAAAATGGTCTACCCTTGTCTATATTTCCATTAGTTTTAAGAAAACCAGAACAGGTTATATTTGTTGATTTAAATCTTTTATTATACAAAATCATAACTTTAGCGGTATTATTTAAACTTGATAGACAACAATCATATTTATTTAAAGACTTAGTAATGACTGTATAATCACTAGGAACTTCTTGTAATGCTATTATAAATTTTATAATATTATCTTTACATGTAGTTGGTAATTTATCAGGCATCTGTGTAGTTTTACTTAGTTCACACGTATTATCATTAAATACACATTTATTCCAAGCTAAACATAGAGCTGATTTATCATTAAAACTGGTTATATTTGCAGTCGTCGATCCCCAAGAAATATTATAACTCAAAACTTTGATCATTATAATATTATATAAATTCATATATATTTTTTTAATTAAATGTCAAAGGATCAAAAGTTTAATATTTAGTAAATAAACATTTAATAAGTTGTATTGGTAAAGAATTAAATCAATTAAAATATTAACATGACGATATATAATTCATGGTTTATCTAAAAATTATTTTTTTTGATTATTGTGTTACTACTAATAAAAAAAATCTTTAAAACAATCTAAAGTTAATAATATTTTTTCATTAATATATTTAGCTCCACATATGAGTGGAGCTAGTCTCTTATTTGTTTTATAATCTATATTTTTACATCCTTTTGATATTTTATTTTAGCTCCTCACGTGAGGAGTTAAAATTTTATTCTTTTAACAATAATCTATATTATTGTTAAAAGAATTTTAACAATAACCTTTTGATATTGTCTTTCTTGTAAATCCAATAAATTTATAAAATAATCTTAAAACTTAAAGATAAATATTATAATGCAACAATTAATTACTTAAATTGAGAAAGATTAAATGAAAAATATATTCAAATTGAATTATTACAATAAAATATATATATTAGAATTAGAATAAAAAAATAAAATTAGAATTTATTAAATAAATTATTAATATTTTATATATTATTTTTAATATATTCAATATTTTTATAATATAAAAATCTTTATATCTTATTTATATATTTTACAATAAATTTTTATATTATTAAAAATACTTAATGATATAATTTATGTGTAGTTTATTTTATTTTTATTTATATCATATAGTATAAGCAAAAATATATAGTTTATTATAATATAATGGATTTTCAAACATTTATAAATAAATATAGTATTGTTAAAGATTTTTATAATATTATTAAAAAAGATTATATAGAAAGATATAATGAATTTTTAATTGATAGTGAAATATTAAGAAAATAGTTACAAATATTAAATAGACAAATATTTAATAATACTATAAAAAGAAGTTATAAAAGAAATATGGATTATATAATTAAAAAAATGAAAAATACTGAAGGTAGTGGTGATCATAATTTAGAGATTATAACACATACCAGAAGCAGCTAAAAAAAATTGTTTATCTACTAATTCTAAAATGGAACCATTAGTGCAACAGTATTTTTTGGATTTAGAAGTTGCTCTAAATAAATATAATATTATAGATGGAATGATGAATAAAATAGAACAAATAGAAAATAATCAAAAACCTAAAATTAATACAACTAAAATAATAATTTATGTTTTTAGAGCATTAAATACAGATTTAACTTTATATAAAATAGGTAAAACAATATATATTTAATTTTATTAATATCTTTAACATATTCAATTATATTAATTGAATTTTCTACTAAATAATTATTATATTTTAACGTATTCTTCTATTATTTTATATGTCATTAATAATTAAATTAATATTATATAATCAAATTATTAAATTATTAATTTTATTTTAAAATAAAGTTATATAAAAATATTTTTCCTAGAATTATAAATTACTTAATAAATTTAATTTATTTCCACAGAAATCAATATTATTTTTTAATTATTCTTTCATCAAATTCCATAAAATTGATGCATTAGGACAGCATTCAATTCTTTTAATTTTATCATATCCATTTAATTCATCTTTCTTTTTATTTATATATCTTTTCTGATCTCTGATGACATAATATTTATAATCAGCATTATTATTTTTCATAATAATAAAATATTCTAATGTAGATAATTTTTTAATTTTAATAACATGATCTTCAACTGCTATATCTAATTTTTTAGCAACTTTATTTAATATTTTATCTGTATTATCTAATTTTTCATTAACTTCTTCTAATTCTTCTAATTCTTCTTTTGAATCATCTAACATATTAGTAGTAATATCTAATTTTTCTAATGCTTCATTTAATTGATATTCCATTTTTTTATTTCTTTGAATTATCTCTTTATTATCCTCTATTAATTTTTCATTTATTTTTTGTGTTTTATTATTTTGTTCAATAATATTATTTAATTTTTCTTCTAATTTATCAATTTTATGATCTTTTTTTTCTATTTTTAATTTTAATTTTATAATAAATTTTTCTTTTAATAATATTTTAATAATCATTAAAATATTTAATACATTCTTCTAATAATAAATAATAATAAGCATATATTTTTGTATTTTTTGATCTCATTAAACATATTTTAAATGCTCGAGGATGTAAATAATATTCAATTTTATTACCTCTTCCACCAGAATTAAACTCTCGAACGTTCGGGAGTTTAAAATCTATATTTTCTTTAAAATCATATTGTTCTAATAATTTTTTAACACATATGATACCCTTATTTAATTTTATAACACCATATTTTTCAAGGCATATCATGATGAATACAATATTCTTTTTTACTAACTAATTCTCAAGATAAAAAATATTCAATTATATTAATATTAATTTGATTTTCTACTAAATAATTATTATATTTAACTAAATAAAAATTTATAAATAAATTTTATATTTTAACCTATTCTTCAATTGTCTTATAACTTGTCATTAGTTAATTTAATTCATTAATTTTAATTAATTCTATTATTAATTTTATTTTAGTTTATGTTATAAATAAATATATAATTAATTTTCAGAATCTATTTCAGAATCTGATTCTGAATTTATATTATTATGATTCTCTTCAGAATCTGAAAATTCAATATCTTTTTGATTATCTATTTCATTTTCATCTAATAATTGTAGATTATTAGTTTTATCATTCCAGGATTTTAATACTATATCTTTTTTATTATATGATAATGTATTAATTTCTTTAAAAATATCTTTTTTTAATTTAGTGCAGAAAAATGCATTTTTTAAATCATTCGCATTTTTTATTTTAAATTCAATTTCTTCTTGTTTTTTTAATGATAATTTGGTTTTAAAATGTTTGTATAATAACTCTATTTTATTTACTGAATTTGTTAAAATTTTATCAAATAAATATTTTTTACGATCTTTTTCTATTGTTCCTATTTTATTATTATAAATTGTTGCATAATCTCCATTTAAATTTGTAGAACAGAAACTATGATTTTCAGGTAACCTTTCGTTAAAATTTAAGTGTTCAATTATAGTAGTTATTGTATTTAATTCCATATTAAAAATACTATTTATCTCTTCTTTATTTAATTTAAATATATCTTCTGTTCCTATATTATTAATTATGATTTTTTGATTGTTATTTATTGTATTAGTATTATTTGAATTATTATTTGAATTATTATTTGAATTAGTATTTATTATTTTTGTAAGAGGTATTAAATTAAATTCGGTTTTTAATTCTTTTATAATTTTATCTTTTAATTCTTCTTTTTCATCTTTATTATTTTCAAATTTATTTTTACAATATTTTTTTTCATGCAAATATTTAGATTGTCTAAATAAAAATATTTTATTACAATATAAACAATTATAAGTTTTATTTACATTATTTACATTATTATTTACATTAGTATTTACATTATTTACATTTGTATTTACATTAGTATTTACATTATTTACATTAGTATTTACATGAAATTTCTTATTGTGATTCCATAGACTTTGATAACTAGAATATTCTTTATTACATGTTTTACATATAAATTTTATTAAACTTTTTTTCATATATTATAATATGAAAATAATATGTTTAAATGATTTATAAAAAGTTTAAAAGTGTAAACGTTTAAACTCTTTAATTGGAGGGAAAAAATTTTTTCAGGAGATTTTAAAATTATTTTATTGAAAATTTCAAAAATTTAATTTAATTAATTCTTTTAATTCATTAGCTGTTAAATTATCAAATGATAATTTAATTTTTTCATATAATTCTCCTATTATATTAATTATATTTTTTATATAATCTAAATTACAACAAAAATGCTCTCTGTTTGATTTACATCTATATTTTTTTAATATATTATGAGTTAAATTTTCTAATAAAGTTTTATCAGTTGTTGGATATTAATATATTATATCAGTTGTTGGATACTGATATAATATATTAATATTATTAGTTTTTCTATTTAATCTAACATCATGAATTGAATTAATAAAAGCATAAGTATATAAAATATCTTCTGGTATATCTTTCCATAAATAAGAAATTTTAATATTATCATTAGAATTTAAATAATCATTAATAAAAATTTCATATTGATATCCTTTAATAATATTATTCATAGTTATATAAATAATATTATTAATATTTTAAATGAATAACCTTTCATTTTTTCTAATAAGCAAATAATTAATGTACATCCCAAAGCTTTGCTTTGGGATTAAGATTTTATTATTAAATTTTTTTCCATTTATAACCTTTACATATAATATTAAATTCATATGCAGATTTTAATGTTTTTCTTGATATTTTATATTCTTTTATAACATCTTCGACTGATGAATACACTTTAATAACTATATTATTTATAGGATGTAATTGTTGTATTTGAATACCATTTACTCTTTTATCTGGTAATGTATTGTTTTCTAGATATTTATTTTTAAGTTCTGTTGGACAATTATCCCACATCATAACGTAATGACCCGAACAGACTGATTGTCGTTTAATTGCATTTGCTACGGATGCGGAACTCGTTAAATGTCGATCTTCCATACATGCTTTTTGATCTGGAAAAACTTTAACTATTTCATCTTTATTCAAATTTAACATTGCGACATATCCTATTTTAACAGTTTTCGATTCGATTGTTTCTCCAATATCTTGAATAGTATAATCATCTAACTCTCTTGATAATTCTGCCCATCTATAACCTTTATAAATTAATTTTTTATCAATAGCATTTTTAATAGAAGTTCTTGATATGCTCATACTAGCTGATAAAGAATTATCACGTAATGCATCTGCATAACATTCATATGTTTTTAATAATGTTTTACTATCGGCACTATATCGTTGAATTTTATCTCCACGTACTTGTGTATGATTTCTATGATCACTTAATAATATTATTGGATCAACATAATTATCTATTTTATTATTTTCATTATGTTGTAATTCAATTTGTTTAGTCTGTTCTTCCATTTGTTTTAATTTAATATTTTCAAGTTCTATTAGTTTTTCATTATCAACTAATGATGAAAATTTAAACTTATTACGTTTTGCAATTTCTATTACATTATCAAGTTCTTTGTCAGATACTAAAAATATTTCATGTGAATTAATAAAATCACCTACATTATATTTATATATTTTTATATTTTGATGTTTATGTAAGAATTTTTCAAATTCTTCATTTCTAGGGCATTCAAATATTTTAATAATACAAAACGTTTTATACTGTTCAGTTAATGTTTGGGCTCTAACTTGAATTTCTTTAGTACTGCCTATTTTTATTATTATTTTATTGTCTTGATCTCTAATTTTAGCTATGTATATAACATATCTATTTTTAAATGCTTCAATATAAGCATTATGTTTTTGCAATTCCATTAAAGATTTCATTTTATTTGTTTCATTTTTAAATATTTTATTTTTTTCTTCAATAATATCATTTTTAATTTTATTTTGTTCCTCTAAGTTATGCTTGATAGAAGAACTCCTTTGGAGTTGTTCCTCCATATATTCAAATATAATTTTTTCCATTTTAATAAAATATTTGTAAATTTTTTTTGATTGTTGTGTTGCAGCTAATAAACAAAATTCTTTATAACAGTCGATATTTAATAATATTTTTTCTTTATTATGTCCACCTCTATGATCTAATTTTTGCTCTTCATTTGGGAAGAGCAAAATTTTATAATCATTATCTTTTATAAAATTTTTAATTAATAATCTTTTAGCATTTATTTTTTGTGTAAAACCTATAAATTCATAAATATCAGCTAAATCTATTGTAAATTCATTTTTATTTTCTTTATAATTTTTATATATTTCATAATTTAACTCAAATATTTTGATATCATCTTCAGTAAAATTATCTTTTATTAATTTTATTAATTTATTATCATTTAATATATTATTTTTTATTAGTTTATTCATTAATAAAATATTAACTATTTCTTTATGTATTATATACCCAAAGAACGAAATGGTTTTACTAAAAATATAATTTTATTTATATTAACTACTATAATATAAATATTATAGTAGTTAATATAAATATTATCGTTTAGGAAAAATATCCTAGTATGTTCAATTAAATTATTATAATTTGATATTTTTATATTTATGTAATGAGTTTAACATACATTTTCTTAATTATTTGAATGAACTAATATATTGCCATTTTAAGTGATTATAGATTTTTTTCCAGATTTGATTGTTTTCCATTATTTTATATGAGTCCTTATGTAATGGAGTTTTAACAAAATGATTTCATTCAATTTTACATCACCTAATTTAGGATCATATATCTCCTCTTTTGGGAGGAATGAACTAATATCATCACATATATTATGTTTATTTATAAATATAATATAATCTTTATTTATTACAAAATATTTTTGTAATAGACATTTTGCATTATCTTTGCGTGTAAATCCAATCCATTTGAAAGCAAATTCAATATTAATATATATTAATAATATATTAATCATTTTGATTTACTATCGATTTTCTCCATAGTTATATTAATAACTATTTTTTTAAATAAATTGATATATTTAACAGATATACACACGTTCACAAATTTATTTGAATGAACTAATGTATTGCCATTTTAGGTGATTACATATTTTTTCCAGATTCGGTAAATTAGAAAAATTTAGATTTTTCTAATTTAGCTTAACTAAAAAACAAAGTTTTTAGTTTCTGTCGTTTTCCATTATTTTATCTGAGTCCTTATTTAGTAAAGCCAGATAAGAATCTTAAAAAGCTTTGCTATTTGCCAATAGATATTAATCAAAAAATATTTAATTTTTTGATTAATTCTAGTAATTTGCATAGCTTATACAAAACATAGTAAACAAAATTCAATAAAGATTTTAAATGTATAGTCTAATATTTATAAACTCTTTGGTTTAATCGATATATTGAAATAAAAAATTATCTCTAGGACGTTGATATATTATATCTGTTGATACACAGGCTGGTGTTCTTCCAATACTTTTTGCAGCAGCTGTAAGTGAATCAAATGTTTCAATAATTTCTTTAGTAGTAATATCGATTTTTATAATTTTTTTCTTTAATTTATTAGCTAATTTTAATCCAGTAGTATTAGGTTTATCTTTTAATGTTACAAAAAAATATCCATGTTTTGACATTGTTCCAGTAAATACGAGGCTAGGTAAAAATGCATATTTAAAATAATGATCAATACGTACTTTTTCATAAGAATTTAATTTATACATAGAATCAGATTCTTGTTTATATGATTCAAATGCTTCATAAATATCTTTTGATGCAATTCGTCCTGTATATGAAGCCTCGCATTTAGTCGAAATAAATTGTTCAATATCTTCTTGAATATCTTTTGGTTTTCTAGGCATCATTGAGTTTTTAATTCGTAATCCTCTATAAGATGCAAGTCTAGCTTTGGATTTATCATCAAATATTTTACATTTTTTAAAATTATCACATAAAAATTTATAAAATGCATCTTTGGTAGTTTTTTTTGAACATCGCGACCAATTTCTATGACAACCAAATAATTCAGCAGAAAATGCTGTATATTTTTCATCTTTTTCACAACATTCTTCAATAAATTTATTAAAATCTAATGGATTTACTATATTATCAAGATTAATTTCTATTGGTTTTTCAGGGTTTTGTATTATTTCAACAATTTGATTATTTTTTTCAATATTATGAGTTTTTCCATCACTAATTTCAGGAAGATCTTGTACTAAATCTTTTAATTTATGAAAAAAAGATTTAGTACAAATAGAATTACATCGATTAATTAATCCATCAAGAAATATATGTGCACTATCTAATGCTGTTTTCGCGATTTCAAAAGAAACGGTAAACCATTCTCTATTATTTATATCTCGGTATTGATCTAAAATATAATGCACTACTTTTTCTAATAATTTACAATTACAACAGCGTTTTGTGTAAACAATAGAATTTTGTGTATTAGAACATCCATGAGCATTTTCTCGTCGGGCTATATTAGATGATTCGCCAATTTTATATTTGAATTCAGTCTCTTTATAAATATATACTATTTGACCACTTTTTTCTTTTTGAACTCTTCTATTAGTAATTCTAGCTATTTTTTCTTGTTCGGTTAAATATGCATATTCCATATTTTTTGCTTTTTGTTCTGCTTCATTTTTTTCTTGTTTACATTTGATTAATAATTGTTCATTAAATTTATTTTTTTCTTTTAAATATTTCATCATAACAGATTCCATTTTAATATAATATAATCTGACTTGCTTTCCTTTTTCTGTATTTGCTAAAACACATAATTGCTTAAATGTATTAGGTGTCATTAAAAATATTTCATTAGGTCTGCCTTCTTTATTTGTAGATGAATAGTTTTTCACGCTAGCATGAAAAACTACAGAGTTCGATGTAATATAATCAATATCTAAAATAAAATATTTCTTAAGTAATATTTTAGCATTTTCTTTTCGTGTAAATCCAATCCATTTGAATGCAAATTCGATATTTATAATAAAATCATTATCTCTGTTTAGAAATTCTTGAAAATGTTCTAAAAATATTTGTTGTTCATTAGTGGTAAATTCGGAATTTAACATATCTTGTAATTTATTGTCAATCTCCTCCATAGTTATATTAATAACTATTTCTTTAAATAAATAGCTATATTTAACATTTATGTAATTTTTAACAGGTATTATATACATTTTCTAATTTATTTGAATGAACTAATATATTGCCATTTTAAGTGATTACAGATTTTTTTCCAGATTTGATCGTTTTCCATTATTTTATCTGAATCTTTATGTAATGGGAAACATTCCAATAAGTGATCTAATTCTAATAATTCACACAGCTTATGTAAAACATATGAGTAAGAAAGAAAATTTTTTCTTTCGCGGCTCTTATAATTTTCCCATGGTTCTTGTATCTTAAAAAACATAGAAATAAAAAGTTTTTCCATATCTCTAGTAATTTTAGGAGGTGGTAAATTATTTAATTTATTAATAATATAAGCAACATGTTCATAATAAATATTATATTGTAATTTTTTGAGTATAGTTTTCATATATTTTTTATTTAAAATAGATAAATCAGTAACTCTATTTTTATTTAATTCTTTTACAATATCAATGAATACTTGTTCTGGAATATCTGGTGATTGTTTTGCTTGAAATTGATTAAGCCATTCTCTAAAATGGTTTAATCTTCTATAAGGAGAATAATCTTTTATTTGTCGGTCTTCATCAAAAATAATAACTTCGCTATCACCACAACATGGACATATATATGCGCTTTCTGTCATATCTAAAATTTTTTCAATATTACATTCTTCGCAATATTTTATTCTTTGAGATCCATTATCTTGATTAATTCTAATACCATCGACTCTTTGACAATATTTTTCTAATAATTTAACTTTATTAATATTAGTATTATTAGTATTATTAATATTATTATTATTCGTTTTTTTATCAGCTAAAAAATCTAATATATTTTTAGGTTCTTTAATTTGATAATTAGTATTATCTCTGATATCATAATAATCAATAATTAAATCTCCGGCTATATCATAATAATCCATTTCATCATTATTACTATTTATATTATTATATTCATATTCAAATTCGTCTTTTTTATCTAAAAGTTCTGCTTTATATTTAATATCTTGAGATGTAAATCGTTCTTTTTTATAAAGTATGTTAAGTTTATTATTAATATCATTCAATTGATCAAGAATATTATTAATATTTTTCCGTTTATTTTGAAAATAATTAACCATTTGTCTATGCTTATTATCTAGGGTATATGATTCTTTATTTTGATTTTTAAATTCTTTATACTTTGATATATTTTTATTAAAAGATGATTTTTTGATAGAATATTCTTTATTCATAGACAGTTTATTATTATTTTTTTCTGTACTTGGTGAATAATCCATATTAGATAAAGGAGAATTTTTAATATTTTCAAAATTATTTTTAGTATCTGAAATATAACCTTCTGAAGTTGAAATAGATGAATATAATATGGTATTTGTATTGGTATCTGTACAAGATGTTTTAGAATATTTTATATTATATTGACTAATAGATTGACAAAGATCTTCATATGATTGTTTTGTTTCGGGCAAAAGCTTTGTTTTTGTCCTTAACAACTCATGTTTCACATGAGTTGTTTCTATAGGTAAATATTTATCAGATGCAGAATTTGTTGGAATATTAAGTATACCAATTGATGTAGGTGGTGTAAAATTATGTTTTCCGGAATAAATACTTGAATTAAAGTCATATGTATATATATTATAGTTTTCACTCATATTTATTAAATTAAGCATAAAAAATGTTTAAATATTTAATTTATAAAAATTAAAATTTTATTATAAAATTAGTATAAATTTGTAATAAATATTTATAAATTTTATATAAAAATTTATAAAATTTAAATTTTTGAATTATAAAATATATAATAATTTTACAAATTTATTATAATTAAAAAAAAATTTCTCTATATAATATATAAATATATGGGCGGTGGTTTAATGCAATTAGTCGCTTATGGCGCACAAGATGTATATCTAACAGGTAATCCTCAAATTACATTTTTCAAAGTAGTATATAGACGTCATACTAATTTTGCTGTAGAGCCAATTCAACAAACTTGGAATGGTGCTGCTGATTTCGGTAGAACCGTAACTTGTACTATTAACAGAAACGGTGATCTGATTACTAATATGTATGTTGCTATTACTCTAAATGCTGTATCTTCCCCATCCTCTTCTTGGGGATACGTATCTAGATTAGGTCATGCTATTATTGATGATGTTAAAATTGAGATAGGTGGGTCTAAAATTGATGAACAATATGGTGATTGGCTTAATATTTGGTATGAATTAACTCATAAAGCTGGTCAAACAAGAGGTTATACTAAAATGATTGGTGATATTCCAGCCCTTACTAATATTAATAGCAATGCTAAACCTGGATATCAACTATATGTTCCTCTAATTTTCTGGTTTAATCGTAACAATGGTTTAGCTCTTCCTTTAATTGCTCTCCAATATCATGATGTAAGAATTACCCTGGTATTCCGTAAAGCCGTAGATTGTATTAACTGGCAAGGTAGTTCAACTCAACCACCATCTATTTTACCAACTATGCAAGACTCCTATATATTAATAGATTATGTTTATCTAGATTCTGAAGAAAGAAAACGGTTTGCACAAGCTTCCCACGAATATCTTATTGAACAGCTTCAATTTACAGGCTCTGAGACTTTAACCACTAATCCAAAATATCGTCTCAATTTCAATCATCCTAGCAAATATCTTGTCTGGGTACCACAACTTGAACAATATATTACTAGAAATGAATGGATTGCCTATGCTTATGATGGTAATTGGTCATCAGCAATTGATACTTTTGCTAAAATTTTATATATTGCTAGTCGTAAAAATCTAACTGCTACTTATACTCCACCTTCAGGATCTACTTCCGAAAGTGCTGGAGCTAATGTTACAACTCCTAACATGACACAATTATATGTTGACAAAGGAGGCACTGGACTCAATGCAGAAGCAGCAGGTGATCTCTTTGAACCTCAATTTAATTCTAACATTACAGATCCGCTTATCATTGCTCTTCTTTCTAAAGTAGAAGTTCGAGTTATTTGTCAACAAGATCTTGTTGCTAACCAAAATTATGCTCTGATAGGTAGCGGATCAACTTCTGCAGGACTTTATGCTGATCTGTTAAATAATTGTGTTGTTACTAGCAACAATCTAACTATAGAAGATATTTCTAAATCTGTATCAGTCCTTGCAGCCCTTAATACTAATGTTGTTAACCTTGGAAAAGTTAGCATCGTTAATTACTTTAATTATGGTAATTTCATTGATGGATCAGACAATCCTATTTATACAGGAAAACTACAACTTAATGGTCATGATCGATTTCAAGCTCGCGATGGCAATTATTTTAACTATGTACAACCATACCAACATTTCAGCAATACTCCTGCAGATGGTATTAATGTATATAGTTTTGCTCTTAAAGCAGAGGATCATCAGCCAACTGGGACATGCAATTTTTCTCGTATTGATAATGCTACCCTTCAACTTGATGTAGGTCTATACAATGCTCCGCCTGTTAAAGGCAGTAGTTATGCAACTAATTACATTGGATCTGGATCTGTTTTAAACATCTATACAGTGAATTATAATGTGCTTCGTGTGATGTCAGGAATGGCAGGAACTGCTTATTCGAATTGAGATGTAATTTACTTTTTAAATAATTTAAATTATGATATATTTTATTCTATATTATTTGATAATTTAATGTTATTATATGATAACATCATTAATTTATCATTATGCCATAAGTACACTTTAAAAAAATGAAATTGAAATGATATAAAGCTATATTGTATTTAATATTTAATGGAAATTATTAAATTTATTAACGATAAATGTATTCTAGTTAACCAAATTAAAATAGATAATGACCATAGTTTAATTATTTCACGATTAAAAAATTGTAAATTTGAAAATTTTAATTTTGATTTAATTGATAATTTATGGTATTATCAAAATTATAAATTAAAAACTAGATTATTTGATATTTTATATCCGAATAATAAAAATAATACATTCATATTTTTGAATAATAATAGCAATGATTATAGAAAACAAAATATTAAAATAAATACACCACATAAGTATTTAGATATATTTCCAGAACCAAAAAATTATACAATATTAGAATATGGTTCTCCTTATAAAATTATAGCCGGTAAATATTCAGGACAATATAGAAATATGTACTGGAAAGTAAAAAATAATAATTTAATATATTACTTAATGCATATTAAAGATGATATATATACAAAAATATCATTAGATGATATTGATAAAGTATTGTATTTTAAAAATACAAGATCATCTTATTATATACATTCAAATGGATATATAGCAACGACAGTGAATTCCGATAGATGTTTTTATTATTTACATCAATTAATTATGGATGTTCATGATGAAAATTTGTCTGATTTTACAAAAACTGTTGATCATATTAATCGAGATAAATTAGATAATAGACGCGGAAATCTTAGATCAGTTGATATGAGTATTCAAAATTCAAATCGCGATAAATCAGAAAGAAGAAAAGATGCTATAGAATTACCTAATGGAATTAATCAATCTGATTTACCTAAATATATTGTTTATCGTAAAGAAATATTAAATAAAAATAATGGTAGATATAGAGAATATTTTTATATTTGTAATCATCCTAAATTAAAAAGATGGGAAACACCTAAATCAAATAAATTAACAATTCAAGAAAAATTAAATATTGTTATAAAAAAAATAGAAGAATTAAATAATGATCTTAAAACTGGAACACCTAGTAATTCAAATAATAATTCAGATAATGATTCAGATAATAATTTAACTAATGATTCTGAAAATAATGCAGAAATAAAATATGAATATAATAAGGAATCAAAAAAAATGAAAGACGATTCAGAGGTTTTAAGTAATAACTTGATAAATAATTCTAAATCTAGTAGTTCTGCAGATAAAATTATAGATACTAATCTAATATTACCTAAAAATATTAAATTAAATTTACCTCCAAATTTTTCATTTTATAAAGAAAAAGGAAAATATTATTTTCAATATGCCAAAGTAATTAATAAAATAAGATATTCTAAAAAAATAATAGTAGCATCTAATGATATTCAATTAGAATTTAATAATTTTGTAAAATTATTAAATAATGAAAATTCAAATTTAAAAATAGATAATTATATTATACCTAATATTCCAAACGATGTTCATATTGTAAAACACAAAGATGAACATATTATAATAAAACCAACCATGCCTGTAAATTTTAGTATAACAACAATAAATAATGTTGATTATATACAGTTTTCTAAAAAAGGTAATGGCTTGACTAAACAATATAAAACAAAAATAAATAGTTATGATATTCATTCAGAATTAGATAAATTTATAGATTATCTAAATAGTAATTATTCATTAGAATTAAATAAAGATAATTATAAAATCATTAATGATAATAATTGGAAAACGTCTAATAAAATAATTGATCATGATAATCCAACTGAACTACAATTAAAAAATAGAAAAAAAGCTTTAAAATCATTAAACAAGAAGAAAGAAGAACTAGGTAAAGATGAATTTAATAAACAACGAAATGAATATATGAAAAATTACAGAAATTTAATCTTTACACAAAGTAGAGATTAAATTAGTTTGAAAACTCTAGAGTTTTCACCAGAAATCAATGATTGAAGATCATTGATTAGTGATTAAGTTACTAGCTCACATAAATTTATTTTATATATAATAATTTTAATATATGTTAGTGGTCTTAAAGGATTGAATGTTATATATTATAACATAAATTCAATAATTCAAGATACAAATCAAATTCTCAATACTAATAATTTACTAACAAATGGTTTAATAGAAAAAATTAGAACACATTTCGACGAAACTGATAAATAATTATTTGAGTTAAGTTTTAAATTATTTATTGATAATCAAAATAAACAAAATAAATTTATTATTAATTTAGATGATATTTATAAATGGATTGGATTTACAAGAAAAAGCGATGCAAAAAAATTATTAATTACAAAATTTATTGATGGACATGATTATATAATCTTGCTGCGGAAATCACCGCAGCAAGATTATGATGGAAAATTAGATGTAAAATATGGTGGACATAATAAAGAAAATATTATGTTAAGAATTAATTGTTTTAAAAAATTTTGTATGAAAGCAGCAACTAAAGAAGCTGATAAAATATATGATTATTATATTAAAATGGAAGAAATAATTTTAAAATATATTCAAAATCAATTTATTGAACAACAAAATATTATTAAACAAAAAGATAAAGCATTAGAAGATACTAATATGAAATTAACTAAAGAAAAAGAATTAGAACGTCATAATGTATTATTACAAAAATATGGTACTGTAGGATCATTAATATACATTATTAAAGTTAAAACTAATCCAGATAATTCATTTATAGTTAAAATTGGGAGTTCAAGAAAAGGTGTATTAGATAGATACAATGAACATAAATCACATTACGATGAAACCATTATATTAGATTGTTTTTTACTTCAAGAAGAACGTCAATTTGAATTATTTTTACATCATCATAAAAAACTTAGATCAAATAAAGTTAAAGATTTACAGAATTTAATAAAAATCTTTATTAAAGATTTTTATTAAATAGTATGGGAAAAAAAGCAAAGCTTTTTTCCCCACAAAATCATGAAAATGAGCAAGAATTATTTTTAATCAATAAATCATTATCTTATAACAAATTATTAAATATCATTAAAAAAAATATTAATAAATTCGATGATGATACAATACAAAAAAGAGAATTATATAACGAACAATTAAAATTAGAAAATGAGCAAATTAAATTAAAAAATGAACAACTTGTTTTATTAAAAAATTTAGATAATAAACAATCGAATTGATTTTTAATAAATTAAATAATAATATCGGTAATATAAATAATAATACAAATAATAATACCGATGATAATATAAATGATAAATTGAATAAATTAGAACAAACAAATACATCATTATTAATGAAAATTAATTTTATGCAACAAAATATTAAAAGCGAAAATACAAAAGAAACAATTCTATATTAATTCTTCTAAGAATTTATATAGAATTATTAAGAGCAAAATAAAATTTTTAATTTTTATTTTGCTCAAAACACTTGGTCCAAAATTAGTCCAATTAAATCCAAATGATTTAAATATTTCTAAAATATATGATTCTGTTAGCGAATTATTAAAATCAAATAATCAAATTAGAAGACCATCAATCGGTAAAGCAATTAAAGAGAATACAATTTATAAAGATTATAGATGGTTTTATTTACCACGCGATATTGAAAATGAAAATATTAATCAATACATAAATAATAATATTAGTCCAACACATCAATTACACCATCAAAAAACTTTAGATTATATCGCGCAAATTAATAAAAACAAAACAGAAATTATTAATATTTTTCTTGATAAACAGCAGCAAAATTTCTTAATAAATGCGCGTCAGCTTTAGATAGAGCTGTTGCAAATTTCACTTTATATAATGGATGTTATTACCGGTCATATAATTTATGTGCACATGAATTAATTAAAAATTATGAAGATAATCATGAAAAACCAATATTATATAAAAATGGTGCAGGTAAATTTGATTCAAATAATAATTTAATTGAAGAATTTGAATGTAAAACATATTGTTTTAAAGCATTAAATATATCAGATCGTAAATTTGCAAAAATTTATGACAAAGATATTCAACATGATGGTTTCTATTATAAAAGTTTGTTATCTTAAATATAATTTTATTTATTGAATAAAAATAAAAATTCAAAGCGGATTGCTAATATAAATTTATCTAATTCTATTATATTACTATAATCTAAAAGTACTTGATCTATATTATAAGGTATGATTATTATTTCAGAATTATTACATTTATTACATTTATTACATTTATTATAAGGAAAAGCATTAATTATTATTTCAAGGTCGTGAATCAATATATCAAAAGTTGGTAATTTTTTCCAATCATTATATTGAGTCATTGTCTCAATATAATTTGCAATAGTCTGTTTTATATCTAAGTTTAAATTATTTACCATACTTGAATAGCTGTTATTAATAGAATATGTTTTCCATGAATTTAAAGTTTGTAAACCATTATATTTAATAGGTGGTTTAATTATTACACTTAACACATTTATATCATTAATTAATTGATAATTAGATATAAATTTATTATTTAATTTAACACTAAAATTTAAATTATAATTTAACAATTTATAAATATCATAAAATAATAAATATGTAATATGATTTTCCATATAAGAAATATTACCAATTATATAAGTTTGATTTTTAAATTTTTTAAAACTGGTGTTTGTTTTTTTGGTACAATAAGATGAACTATTTTCTGTATAACTTTTGGTTTCATTGAAAGTTGTACAGCTCGTAATGAAGTCATGAGCTTTAGATCCCAAAACAGAGCTTTGGGATGTATCTTTAATTTCTCTTTTAGATTTTTCTGGAAAACAGAAAGATATACAATCTTTAGAGCTATGATATAAAGGTTCTAGGTCTAGATCTATGTCTTTAGACATAGATGTATATTTCAAATTTAAATTTATATTTTTATCAGAATTTTCGTCAGAAGAAAACGTATTTTTTTCCATGTGATTAATATTTAAAAAATCTTTTTTTTTTAAACATAAGATACTAGATCCAATATCATATATTTTAGATTTAATATTGTCATCAAATTCAAAAGGTTTGTTAATGGAAAAAGCTTTACTTTTGTCATCAATATTAAATATTAAATTATTTTGTTGTAATTCATAATTAGGAGGGGTTTGTTCGATATTATCAGATTGATTGTAAATAATTGTAATTATCTTTGCCATTAATTATTATAATAAATAAATTTTTATATTAATATAAAATATGAAAAATTAATTAATAGAATTTATATTCTATTATAATAGAACTATGAAATTTTTAAATAAGAAATCAAATATTCTCATTGCCAATAATATCTTGTCAAATCAAGATTATTCTTTCAATCCAGATTATTATGTTTATACAGATGGAGCTTGTAAACATAATGGAAAAAATTATTCACGAGCTGGAATAGGTATATATTTTGGTTTAAATAATGATCGTAATGTATCTATTAAATTAGAAGGTTCTCATACAAATAATACTGCTGAGTTATTAGCAATCATACATACATATCCTCTCATTGAAAATGATATTATACAAGAAAAAAAAATAGTAATTGTTTCAGATTCAATTTATGCTTTAAGATGTGTATCAACATTTGGTGAAAAATGTTACAAAAAAAATTGGAATGTTAGTATCCCTAATAAAAATTTAGTTCAAGAAATTTATGAATTGTATAAAGATAAATCCAATATTAAATTTATGCATATATATGCCCATACTAATAAGCAGGATGAACATTCCTATGGAAATCAACAGGCTGATAATTTGGCAAATAAAAAACTCTTATAATTAATTTAACTTTTTTATGAAATATATATTTCATAGCTCCTGTAGATATATGGAAAAAATATATAATAAATCTTAAAATATTAAAATATTTAGTTTATATTTTCAAAATAAGTTACTAAATAACATAATACTGTAAAGGTATATATTTTAAATAATAATAAAATAGTGATTATTATTGAAAAGTTATAAAATACTAATATATTCGTTATTAACTCAAATGACCTGAATTTATCCTTCTAGTTAGAGACTTATTAATATGGTCTAATCTAAATACAATTAGATATAAATAAAAATTCTAAACAAATAGAAACTAAGAAGTGAATTAAGGATATCTTTAGGTCTTCTAAAGAAAAAAGAACATAATTAGTGTCATTAATTAACTCTGGTAATCTTCTTACATTAATAAAAGCTAATATAAATCTGACAAGAACTGATAATAATATAATATTGTTTAATGATTAACCTCGTTCTATCTTGCAACATCAAAGCTGATGTAAATCCTCATGAACAAGGACTAAAAATTATAATATAATATATTGTTCATTGATTAATCCCGTTAATCTTCTTACATCAACAAAGCTGATGTAAATCCCCATGAACAAGGGCTGATATTTATAATAATATATGTTCATTAATTGACAGTCAATCTTACACCATAAAGCTGGTGTAAATTTTATGAACGACTGAAAATTATAATATAATATATTGTTCATTGATTAATCCAGTTAATCTTCTTACATCAACAAAGCTGATGTAAATCCCCATGAACAAGGGCTGATATTTATAATATTGTTCATTAATTGACAAAGTCAATCTTACACCATCTAAACTGGTGTAAATTTTATGAACGACTGAAAATTATAATATAATATATTGTTCATTGATTAATTTAGTTAATCTTCTTACATCAACAAAGCTGATGTAAATCCCCATGAACAAGGGCTGATTTATAATAATATATTGTTCATTAATTGACAAAGTCAATCTTACACCATAAAGCTGGTGTAAATTTTATGAACGACTGAAAATTATAATATAATATATTGTTCATTGATTAATCCAGTTAATCTTACATCATAAAGCTGATATAAATCTCCATGAACAAGGATTGATTTATAATAATATATTGTTCATTAATTGACAGTCAATCTTACATCATCAAAGCTGGTATAAATTTTCATGATTGATGTGATAATAATCTAGGTGCCGGTAATTAGAATAAGTTATTCTAATTCATTAATATACAAAACATAAGTTATAACCTTTGTTATTCATATTGGATAAATAATTAAGGGAATAAATTAGAAGACACCTGGATAATTTACAGTATCTATATTATAGAATATTTTATAAATATTTTTTTTTCAATTTTTTTTAATATCTAAAAAATTATTCCATTATCCAGGATAATTTTAAGGATCGTAATTAGCTTCATTAAAAAAATTAATGATCTATATCTAGAAGAGTATAAAAAAATATCATGAGTAAATATATCTCAAAGTTATTTGAGATATATCGCAAAAATTTGCGATTGAACCAAACTATACAACCATGATAACTAGCCGTTTAGTTATCTTTAATACAACAACTAAAGCTGTTGTATAGCCCCGTGGCTTCGGGGGGGGATGTTCCGTATTGCGGTAATTGTTTTAAGATGATAGAACATATAAACTTATTTTTTTTCAATTTTTATTATTGTTATATTAATTAAATGTCCAATAATCTGAAAATATAACGCATTATTATTATTGTTAAATTAAATGTTCCATAAGCTGAAGATATAATGATTCATTATTATTATTATTATTTTTAATTAAATGTTCTATAATCTGAAAATATAACGAATTATTAGATATAATAGATTATAATTAGATATAATTATATATTACTAAAGTCTGGTTTAATATAACTCTAAAATGAGCCATATTGCAAAAATTTGCATCCAAACGATATGACCATAATAACCAAGATGTCTGGTTATTTTTAATACAACAACGTAAGCTGTTGTATAATCCCATGGTCTGGGATTAGTACTCGATAAGAGATTATAAATGATTGAATAAGTAAAAAAAAAAAATTTCAATTTTTTCATTATATGACTCAAAAATTCGTATTATTGAGATTGTATTGGTTAGATTGGTGATTTCATTTGTTATATATATTATAAAATTAACAATGATATACATACCGAATAGTCATAGGTAACGAAATAAAAATGTTGAGTTTTAATAAATCATTCTTACAACTAAAGCTAGTATAAGGTCATCAAATAAAAGGTATGTTTTTATATTGATAGGTATGTTTTAATTAATAAATAGTAATCTAATTTAGCTTATAGACAAAATAATAAAACTAAAAAATTGAAATAAGATTTATAGATTAAAATTCAGTATAGCTTATAATGGAAACAAATTATATAAATGATGGTTTTATAGTAAAAAATTGTGAAGGTCAAGAAGAAACAATCCAAATTCCTTATAATATAAATAACATTCTAATTACAGAAATTGATATTATTACCTTATTAAATCAATTTAATGTTACTATTGATAAGATAAATCATATCGAATATTTTTGGCAAGCTTTTACACATAAATCCTATTGTAAAAAAGATATATATCCAGATTATATTTTAAATGCTGCAAAAAAAGAGTTAAATTCAAATAATTTGTTAGAATTATTTGATAAGAGCTATGAAAGATTAGAATATTTTGGTGATCGTGTATTAAAAGTAATAGTATCTATGTATTTATATCACCGTTATCCCAAACAAGATGAAGGGTTTATGACCAAATTACAAACTAAAATTGAAGATAAAAAAAATCTAGCCTTAATGTCAAAAGAATTACAATTAGACAAATATTTTATAATAAGTAAACAAATAGAACAATTAGGTGGACGAGAATTAGAAAAACTACATGAAGATATTTTTGAATCTTTTGTGGGTGCATTATTTTTATCTAATGGTTTTGAAGTATGTTTATTATTAATAACAAATTTATTAGAAACGTTAATTGATTATTCAGAAAAATTATATTGTGATAATAATTATAAAGATCAACTATTACGATTATATCATCAAAAGAAATGGAAATTTCCTCAATATATTACAATTCATTATGAGGGTCCTCCACATAAAAGGAAATATATTATGGGTGTAGAAAAACAAGATATCTCTTCAGATGAAAGTATAGAAAATAAATGTTTAAGTTATGGTATTGGATTATCCAAAAAAGAAGGAGAACAAAAAGCAGCAAAAATGGCTTTAATCCTTTATGGTGTATTAAACAAAGATCAATATGATGATTCTGATCTTTATTATCCTCTTTGGAATAAAATTATAAACAATAACCATGATAATTCTAACCAATACGAATAATTTTATTTAGGTTTATAAAATAAATGAATAAACGCATTATTTTTATTATAAAATAAAAAGATTTTTATTTTATAATAGATGATATCTGAATTAAAAATAAATAATTCTTGGTCTAAAAATGAGAGTTCTTGTCAAACAGAACTTCAAAATCATTTTTTTTCAAAAGATATTATATCAAATCTAAATAAGTTAATATTAATTCAATTAGCACAACCAAATTTAAATCGTGAAACAAAACAACAAATAATTAATTTATTAGTCAAAAATATGAAACAAGTATATAAAGCAATGGATTTTACAAAAATTAATGGTAATAATTATCATTCAATTATAGATCAATTTAAAAGACATTCTTTAAGCGAAACTTTAAACGAAATTAGTACAACTAATATTTTAGGAGATCAAATTTTATCATCTTCAGATTTGAAATTTAATAGAGATTTTAATTCTAATTTAAATGTAGGAAATAAAGTAGTAGATCGACCATTATCAACTCGCGAATTTTCTTCAAAACTTAATACTAATGCATTTATTCAATCTGAAACTTATTCTATACCACAAGCTACATTTAATCCAAATATACAAATATCGGATCAATCTGACAATTCTCATTCATTTATGATTAGACAACCCACATTATTAAATTTAGATATTGAAAATAAAATTTCTACACATGAACAAAATTTTCATGGAAATTTAAATACAAGATCAACACTCGATGAAGCTTTTAGACCTATTATTAATAATACACAAGATAATGTTTTTAATAATTATACAAGTCGAAAAGAACAACCCAATGATATAAAATTAAATGATATTCACCAAAAAAGACAAACAGAAATAAATATTAATTCACGACCTTCAACACCAGATTTTTTAAAAACACATAAATTAAATCAAAATAAAGAAAACATAAATAATAATCTTCAAAATGAATATCATTCCATACCACAAAATTCATGTCTAGAAGGTTTGAATGAATCTATAGAAAATAATATGAATAGTTTTTTAGGATTAGCAAATGATATGGGAGAAAATTTATTTAGTATAGACAATATAGATAAACCATTAATTGATGTTGAGATTGTTGAAGATGACACAAAATTTGAAGATCGATTAAAACAACTCAAACAAGAAAGAGATAATTTAAAACCAATTCAAGAAAATAAAAATATTGATTTTACAAGTGAAAATTTCCCTAAAAATTCAGTTGATAATATAATTTTATTGGAAAAACCTATAATGAAATCAATAAATACTGAAATCAATGATAACAGATTATTGATTGGTGATAGTCAAAAAAAATGTTTTATGACTACAGATAAAATTAGTATTGAAAACTCTAAAGAATTTTCAGCGGAAATTAGTCCAATAATTAATGATGGACAAAAAAATAAAGATTTTTTACCTATAAAATCTTCTATTATTTCTCCTCCTAAAACAATCCCAAATATTAATTCTCAATTATTTTCTACTGGATCTAATCAGAGTTCTAAAAATATTTATCAGGATGAAAATTATAATCATCAAAAAATTAATGAAAATATAAATAATATTAAAAAAAAATTACAAACTGAATTAGACACATTAAAAAAAAAAACATTAGAATATGAATCCAAATTACATCAATTGAATTTAAAAGAAGTAAGTTTAATAGAAAAAGAAGTAAATGTACAAAAACTTTTAACTAATTATGATTATTTATTTAAAACAAAATTTCTTCAATTAGAAGTAACTAATAATGAAAATAAATCTCAATATTCATGGCATTTTAATAATCCTTTGGATAATGTAATTTGCATTAAATTATTATCATATTCTTTACCGATTCCACGATTTAATATAGAAGAAAATATTAATAATATTTTAGAATATTCCATTAATGATGAACATTTTACTATTATAATACCATCTGGAAAATATACTATTGATGAATTAATAGATACAATTAATAAATATGCAACTAATATTACTTTAAGTTTAGATTTTGAACAAAAAATAATTTTAGAATCTTTTTTAGATACAGATATAATAAATTTATATCCAACACATTTATCTACAATTAATTTAGGTTTTATAAATATTAATTCTGAAGATAAAATTAGTCATAAACTAATAGCGACCCAAACATGGGATTTGCGAATTAATGATAAAGTATATTTATATTTGATGAATATAGCTGATGATATTCCTTTTGGATTATTATTTTATAACGGTCAATCTATTAGTCAATTTCGTTTTGAAAATCCTTTTAATTTAATAAAATTAGATATTAATTTTAAAGATGTATATAGAAATAATATTAACTTTAATAATTTACCACATACTTTAAGTTTTTTAATTGAACAAATATAATTATTTTTATAATTGTCTATATATGAAATTATTATGTAAATATAAAGATATATTTGGCAAACCAAATGAAGGTGTGCATTCTTATCGTTTTTTGAATTTAGCTTTAGTCGATATAATTGTGACAATTATATTTGGAATATTAATTGGTCTAATACTTAATAAAATTGATGATTCAAAATCTCAAAATAAAAATTTGAGATTTAGTATATTTAGTTTTAACATTATAAAAATAATAGTATTATTATTTTTATTAGGTATTGTTTTACACAGATTATTTTGTGTTCGAACAACAATTGACAGATTATTATTTCCAAATGTTAATGATTAATATATTTTTATATTCTTTGATAATCATCTTGATATCTAATAATATCATCTTCTCCTAAATATGTTCCTAATTGTATTTCAATAATTTCTAAATTAAAATCTGATGAATTATTCAATCTATGTTTTACACAAGTATCAATAAATACATTAATTCCATATTCTAATTTAATGTTTTCATCTCCAATTTCCGCATAACCTGTTCCTGATAAACAGGTCCAATACTCTTTTCTAAAATTATGTGATTGTAATGATAAACGTTTATGTGGATAAACAGTGATTTTTTTAATTTTAAATCCATTTAAATTATTTACAATATTTTCAAAAAATCCCCAAGGTCTACATTCAAAATGGTCTAATATATTTTTATGATTGGTAGTATAATTATTTATTTTATCTAATTTATTCAAATCTGATATTAATAAAATATCATTTGTATCAATAACAACTGAATTTTTAATTTCGTTTAATATTACTATTTTATTTGATTGAATATAATTATCATTTATAATTATATCACTATTTGTATCTGAAATAAAATTTTTAACATCTTTGAAATTTTTTATATCATACCATAAATTATTATAAATAATTAAATTTATATCTTGGAAAGCTTTTTCTAACTGAATATTTTTCATTTCTGAACTTATATTATAAATTTCGTAAAGCAATGATTCACAATTTAAATTTGTTATTTCTTCTTCTGAATTAATATAATTATTTTTACTAATAGGTTCAACACTAGAAAAACAAGGATTATCGCTTTTTTGTGACAAAAAAGATTCATTCGAGTTTTCTTGGGTATAATGAAAATTGTCAAATTTTGGTAGACAAAGATTATTAATGCTATTATCATTATTAACTCCTTTAGAGTTAATATCTTTGGAAAAATGAAAGAATTGAATATGTTTATCATATTTATCACAATTGATTTTAATATCATCAAGTTCTTTGATGATATTACTAAAATTAAAATTTAGTAAATCATACAGATTTGTATTATATAAATAAATATGGCTATTTAAATAATAATTTTCACTAAATGATAAATTATTTGTTAAAATTATATTTTTCTTATTTTGATATATATATGAATAATTTGGGTCAAATTGTTTAATTTGTTGTAAATTAATTCCGAAAACAATAATATTATTATTAATATTAGTTGCTTCGTTAATTTTATTAATGAGAATAGTATCTTCGTACAAATAATTAGCAGATGATATTAATAATTTATTATTTTTATACATTTTAGCTAATAAAGCAAGTAAATATAAATTGGATGAAAATGTCGATAAATCGAAAATTTTTATTTTAGGATATATTATAATATCAAAATATGTATTTACTAAAAGTTTTGCTTCATATAATTGATATATTTGATTAATTAATATATACTTATATTTATCATTAATAATTAATATAATTTTAGGAAAATTATTAAATTTTAATATATTAAGTTGTAGTAATGATTTATTCTCAAATAATTTTACAAATTGTTTAGGATAATTTTTACGCGTCAGAGGATATAAATCTGTAGTAGTATTGCATAAAATAATAGGAAATAAAACCATTATATAATTAATTAATATAATATTAATTTAATATTATATTAAATTAATTTAATATAATATATTTTATATTTACAAACTATAAAATTAATGTGTGTATATATTAATGCAAAAAGCAAATATTTTGTCATTAAATTATAAAATTTAAATTTAACTTAAAAATAAAAATTTATAAGCAATAATATATTAATGGTAACATTATTAGTTGAACTTAAAAATGAATATACGTCACAAATAGTAAATATATTATCTCCTCTAATATTTCAAGGTATTCAATCAATATATGCTGAAGCTCAAGCTATTGTAAAAGTAAATGGTGATAGAAACAATACATTAAAAATTTTTCAATCTTGTTTGAAGTCTATTAGTGATTGGAATCAAATAACAATCGAAAATGAAACAATTAGAATTGTACAATCATCATATATAATTGATAAATTTGATACTAAAAATAATTATGATTGGATAAATAATTTAGTAAAAGCTACATTAAAAGCTAATATAGCTGTATTAATGTTTAATCCTTGTTTAGATATAAACAAACAAATTACAATTGATCCGAAATATTATCAACATATTGAATTATCTTATTTTATTCATCGTGTGTACATTGAATGTGCTATTGAATTATGGAATAATCCTTATTTATTATATCATGATTATCCGCCTATTGAAATTAAACGTAATCATAGAGATTGTATTATGCTTATAAAAGATTGTATTAAAGAAACTATAAGAAAATTATTGCCTATAAAACATATTTTAGAAGTATATTTAACTGAACCTAACTGTAAAAAAAAGGAGAAATCGAATCTGTTAATTGAAAATAATCTTCCTATAATAAATGAGAATGATACAGAACAATCTAACCATAAACCAGAAGGGAAACAAAATAACGGGTTGTGTTCATTATTTATTGATGAAAATCAAAAATCCAGTTCTGAACATTCAGAAATTAATAATTTATTAAATTTAGATTCTCCACCAATTCCAAAAAAATATAATGAATCAAATGATGATTTTACCCAAAAAGAAAAAGATTTAATTAAAAATAATATTATACCAGTATCTTCAACTATAAATTTGAAAACACAAATGAATAATAAATCATCTCTAATTAAAGAAAAATCTCATGATTCAGTTATATTAGATATAATAAATAATGAATCAACTTATTCATCCAATATTAATTTTAGAAAAAATGATAAAAAAAATAAAAATTTATTAGATGATAAAATAAAACATATTTTAACAAATGACTTAGCAATAGAAGATTCTGAAACAAGTTTAAGATATACTCAAAATAATAATTTTCAAGCTATTTTTTCAAATTCTAATACAGTTAAATAATTTTCAATAATATAACTGTATATTAATTTATTTTTTTATAAATTTTAATGGTAGGTGATATCATATCTAAAAGTGCATATATCATTGATATAAATAAACTAATTATTGTTCGTTCCCTGCATTTTACAGAGTTTGCAAAAAAAAGAATCAAAAGACTTGATATTAAATATATTAAAATATATTTAATATTTTTTTCAAACTGGGATATATTCAGTTGAACAAAACTATTCATATTAAATATAATCAGAAATTTTTTTCTGATTATAATTAATATGAAAGAAGATCCTAGCTATATATTAAGTAGTATCGTAATATTAACTTTTGTGATAACTGTATGGTTACAAAATATAGATGATAATAAACATTATATAAAACGCAATACAAATTATGATAAATATAAATTTCCTTTTTTTTGGAGTAGTTGTTTAGGATTAGGATATATTTTATTAAAAATAGACGTATTTAATCATGATAATAAAAATTTAGTAAATAATCAATATACTAAAGATTTACCAAGTTCTTATACACAAGACATATATATTGAACCATTTTATCGATGATAAAAAGATTTTATAGTTTAATCGAAAATAATTATCTATATTAAACTAATGACAATTAAAGAAGTTCCCTATGGTGCAACACGAATACCAATAAAAAAATTTGATATTAATAATATGGTAGATTATTGTACTATAGCAATAATTGCTAAAAGAGCATCAGGTAAATCATTTTTAACTCGCGAAATAATGTTTCAAAAAAAAAATATTGTATCAACAATAGTAGTAAGTAGAACAGAAAAATTAAATAGTTTTTATTCTGAATTTATACCAGATTTATATATTTATTCTGAATATGATAGTACTATACTTACTAGAATTTTTAAACGTCAAGCATTAATGAATGAACATAATAAAGAAAGAAGCAAAAAAAATAAAAAACCAAAAGATGATTCATTAATGCTTATTATGGATGATTGTATGAGTTCTAAAGGAAGATGGTTAAATGATCCAAATATTTTAGAATTATTTTTCAATGGAAGACATCATCATATATCTTTTATATTAACCATGCAATATTCTGTAGGTATACCGCCCGAAATGAGATCTAATTTTGATTATATATTTTTATTGGCAGAAGATATTATATCAAATCGTAAAAGATTATACGAACACTACGCAGGGATGTTTCCAACCTTTGATATATTCCAACAAGTGTTTACGGATATAACAGAAAATTATGGGATTTTAGTTATAGATAATAGAATTCATAGTAAAAATATAACGGACAAAGTTTTTTGGTATAAAGCTAAAAAAATTAAGAATTTTTCTCTTGGTAATAAAAAATTTTTTGAATATCATAAATGTGTATATGATGAAAATTGGAATAAAAGTTTACAAGTATTTAATGCTGATAGTTTATTAACAGGGAAAAAAAATTCTATAAAAGTTGTAGTTGATAAAATTAAATAATTTAATTTATAATTTTTATATCATTTAATTTAGTTTGATTTTTACTTGTAAAAAGTTTAATTTTATTATCTAAATCTTCTAATTCTTTATCAATTTGATTTTTTTTTTCATCCATATTTTTAATTTGTTCTTCAATAGATTTTAAATTTAATTTAAGTTTATTTTTTTCATCTAAATTAGTTGTTTCTTGAATTTTATCTTGTAATTCTTTTAGATTTTCCTGACGAGAAGTCAAATTATCTAATATATTTTGCCGAACTAATTCATTTTTTCTATGTTCATGAAAAATTTTAGCTTGTTCTTGATTTTCTAAATAGGATTTCATCATTGTATTCAATTGTTCATTAGCATATACAGAATCTTTTAAATCATCTGGATTTGGATCAAAAGGTAACCATTTACCCATTTCTCCTACAAAAACATTAAAATATGTATCTACTTCTTGTAATATTTTAGCATGAGCACATGCAGCTTCATAAGTTGAAAATACACCACGAACTTTTATTCCCGATAAAGATTTTTTTTCTTTATCATCTTTGTCCGTTAAAAAAGATAAACAAACAAATTTTTGATTATCTGGTAAAATATTATCTTCAGTTAAATAATCTATTTTTTGCATTATAAATAATATATAAATTATTATCTTTAAATATTTTTAATTAGTTTTTTCATTAATATAATCGTCTATACCTGCATAATTTGTAGATAAAGGAGTATCAGAAAACATTTGTTTAAATTCTTGTGAAACTTTAAAATCATAGATATTATCAGTACGATAATTTATTTTTTTTTCTTCAAGTAATTTACTATTTTCACATGTTAAATAATTTACTTTTATTATATATATAATTATTAAAATAATAAGTATTATTAATAATAATAACCAAATGTAATAAAATATTTTTTTCATATCTAATAATTAGATTATTATTTGAAAAATTTCTAATTTAATTTAATGTCAATAAAAAAGCATAGCTTTTCTATTAATGATGAATTATGTTCTTCGTCACCAAATTCTTTAGGTTTATTAATGGCAAAAGCTAAACTTTCACCGTCAGATTATAATTTTGATTTTCATGATATGCCTCAAGCTTATTTATGTGATAATGTTAAAGCTAATACATTAAGAGAACAATTAATAAAAAATCATGTAAAAATTGCAGAGTGTGCACAAGGAGATTTAGAAACTATATTTTTCTCTAATGAAAATATTAACATAATAAATAAACAACTTATTTTAATTGTTTATAAAATAAGTGATAAAAAATTTAAAATTCCAGAACAATCAAAAGATGATTTGATAATTATAATGAGATATGTTTTTATTGAATATGCTAGGCATTTACCATATAATATATCAAATCAAATAATAGAACTAAATAATAAAGTTGTAAATGAAATCTTACCAAATATTTTAACTAATATTAATCAAAAATTAAATTATCTAAATGAAATAAGTGCACCAAGAGAATTAATACCTTTACCTACAAATGTTACAAAAAGTAAAACATTAAAATCCATAACTAAAACACTATTCTAATTTATAAATAATATTTTAATTTATAAATTAGAATCAATTGAAATAATTATTTTTATATGATTTATGATTAAGAGCAATATATTCGATGGCATTTAATATATAATTAATTTCATAGATTGTCATTAACCAATGAAAGGTTATTCGACACCATCCATTAATGTTCATAGTGTTTTTAATATATCTTGCAAAGAGTCCACAACAAGATATCCCACCCCTTGTTTGAATTCCAAATAATGAACTCATTATTTCTACTATAGTATTATAATGACAATTATCTATACTTATACATACTATAGGTAGACGATGATTTAAAGATTTATTTAAATATAATACTGTTAAATTAGGTAATTTATTAGATAATATTTTTAATTTATGATGTACATAATTTACTATGAAAGTTTCATTCTTTTCAATTATATTAAAATATAATTGTTTTAAAACAAAAATCAAATGTATTCTAATTATACCTATAATGTTAGGCGTTCCTCCCATTTCACGAGTTTCAATATTATTATCATATAAAATTTTTATATCATTAGCTACTTTTACACACCCCCCTCCTGGAGCATAAGGACATTTTTTTGTAAATAAAGAATTTTTAGCTATTAATATACCGGGTGTTGATGTTCCTCCAATAAATTTATGAGGTGATATAAAACATGCATCAAATATTGATGCATCAATTTTTTTGTATGGGGCAGAACAAGCATAATCAACAAATAATAGACTTCTATTTTGAAATTGATTTTGTATTATGGATTTAATTTTATGAATATCAATTATAATTCCAGATACATTAGAACAGGCTGTTATTGATGTTATAGTTAAATCATTAGTATTTAATTTTTTTAACAAATTTTCATACCAAATATAATCGATATCACCTTCCTTAGATAAAGGTATTATATATAATTCCATATTAGGATATAATTTTGATTTTTCAATCCATGGAAGAAAATTGCTATGATGTTCATATAATGAAATTATAATATTTATTTTAGACTGATTTGAGAAATCGATAGAATTAACTAAATGATTAATTGCTCCTGTTGTACCTTGTCCTGTAAATATAATTGATTGATCATTTAGTATGTTAAAAATTTTACGTAAATATTTTTTGCAGTTATTAATACGCGTTGTCATCATTTTAGACCACAGTGAATTTGAATGAGTATTCGCATAATTAGAATATATATATTTTTTTAAATAATCATCAATAATAGGCGAATGTTGTCCTGATCCTGTATAATCTGCGTATATATAATTATCATTACCATTTTTATATATTAAATTATATTTAATTGCTTCCGGAATATTAATCATATAATATTAATTACAAATTAAAAATAAAAAAATATATTTATTTATAATGAATATATTTTTTTATATTCCTCTATTATTTATATTAATATTAATATTTTACTTTTCTTTAAATCATCAAAAAATTTTGAAATCAAAACCAATAATTTCTTATGACAATACGAATTTAAATAAATATATAAATCAAAACAATATTGAAAAAATTACTAAAGATCAAAAAGTATCTTCTGAATTTGATGATCAAAATAAAATATATGAACCTTCAATTTTTACTAAACTTAAACCTAATTATAATACAGATATTAAAGACTATTTAAATTTAAATAATTATGATAATACTTATCAAATTTCACAAGATAAGATAATGTCTAATGTAGAATGTTATTTAATAGATAAAAAATTTTCTGATGATAATGAATATTCAAAACCAGCTTTCGGATATTCATATACAAAATTAAAAGATGAACTATGTGATCCTGAACTATATAGATTAGATTCAAATAAAAGTTTAATATTTACAAAATATCCCCAATCGTATTATCCTTTTGAAAAACCAATGGATATTCAAAAGTTAGGATCTTGTCGTAATGGTTATAATGAATGTATTGAGTTTGTTGATAAAGAATTTTGTAATAAATATAATATGTTATGGTCTAATCAAACATGTAATGATCCAATATACAATTAATTTGATAAATTACCTGTATTAATGCAAATACTTTAAAAAATATATTATTCCAATGATTTTTTATAATTATTATACAATTTATAAAAAATTAATTTAATCATTTCAATATTATCTACATTATTATGTTTTGTAAAAAATAGATTATATAATTTATTTAAATTATTTGATTCATAGTCGTGAAAAAAAGTTTTTATATCTAGAATAACATATTTAGTTATATCAAAATATATATTATTTCTAACTAATTCAACTAAAACATTTTTTAAATGAAATTCAATATTATATCCTATAATAATATCAATGTTATATGTATCCGATTTAAATTGCATCATAATTTCATATAAAGAATTTTCAAGTGTTATTAAATTTGTATTTTGTTTAATATCAAAATTATTTTTTTTTGTTATAATAAATGTTTTATTTTTATAATAACCAATTTCATAATTAAATTCAATCATTTGACCAAAATGATATAAGTTTTTTTTATTAATTTCATATCCGTCAAATATTTTTTCATTTGATAAATCTATTTGTTCATTTTTATGAAAATGAATAATTTTAGTATATATAAAACAGATTAATTTATCCATATATAATAAAAATTTGTTGCTTTATATAATTTATAAATTAGATAGATCATCTAAATTATATGTTTCATATATAAACATTTCATCATATTTCATAGATTTATTTATATCCTGACGTATATATTCGTTTTGTGGATAACTATATAATCCTCCTGCAAATACTTGATCGCGAATATATGTATTATTTTCTTTACGAATGATTTCTTTTCTTAAATTATCAGGACAATCTTTAACGTAAATAACCCATTCAAATTCTTTATAACGTTTTTGCCATACCATTAATTGTCCGATGCATTTTGAAAAATCAGGACGATAATAAAAAGTTACTTTCTCTTTTTCTGTATTATATAATTGAGTTCCTAATCTATTATGTAAAAAATCACCAAAATATTCATGTAAATAGTCTCTAATATTTGTTAAAGATGTATTATTCCATATGGTCCTTAATAAATTTAGAATACTATCATCTGGTACAGACCCTTTTTTTATTTTAAAAATATACCCAAAGTTGTCTGGATTAATAATTTCACGAAATTGTTGTTTAATAATATTTTTACAAATATTAATATTATCATAAATAGAATTTTTTTTAAATATATTACCATATATTTTAAATTTTTGTTTATCATCAGGTGTAGTATTATCATTATTAGTTAATAATGACGAAGATACATTTATATCACAAAATTTAGAATCAATAACTAATATATATCCATAATTAGGAATGTAATAATCTAAATTATCAACTTTATATATCCATGATCCGAATATATTTGGATCATAATAAATATCTTTAATAAATATATTATTTTCGAGGGAAAAATTTTCAAATAAGATTATTTTTTCTTGTAAAATAGCACAAGCATATATTAATTGAAATAATATAGATTTCCAGACTTCTGGTGTATGATATCCCGTTGTTATCATTTTTTTAACTGATCCGTATGAATCATATTTACATGCAGCCCATTGTAAAATATTAGATGTTGGAGCTTCTGTCAATAAAATTAATATTTTACCAGAGTTAATTGTAATATCTTCTTTTTCATCATTTTTATCCTTATTTTGATCTTTTATACTAAAATCTTTATCCCTAAAATAAAGTGGAATAAATGAAGAAAGCATACCTAGTGTTCTATCTAGTTGATGTATATTATTTATTTTTTTTTGATTTTTGCGTAATTCTAAAATTGTACTATTTGGAGTATATTTAGATTTGATTAATTCTAATTTATCCCAATCTAGTTGTGATTTTGAATCTATTTTATATAAAATAGGTGCAATAAAATTAGGAGAAATTTTTCTTTTGATTATTTCATTTTTTACCCAATCGTAATATTTAATTTCTCGCCATAAATCAAAATTATCTGCATCTATAAAATTTATTTTTTTACAATTTATATCACCATAACTCATCATATAAATTCTTACATTGAGAGCAGTAGATGGTTTCCCAATATTAATAGTTTTTGTTTGTTCTTCAAATCTAACAGGATATGCTGCGCTATATAATATAAAATTTCTTGCTAAATCTAAATAAGGATTTTTTTGCATAGTATAAGGATTAATATCTATAATTTTAATATGAGATAATAAAGATTTATTTCCTCCCATCATATTTATTTCTTCACCATCATTAATTTCCAAAATATTATTACGTAAAAAATCTATCATTTGAATACGCTCAAATACTGTTTTAGCTGTAAAATTAGTGGGATCATTTGGTATTATATCTTCGTAAATTCTATTAATTGATGTATAACTACCTAAAGGATTAGTTAAACTAACATTATAAACTTTTTGAACAGGTGGTTGGTTTAAAACATTAGAATATGGGACAATATTATTTATATTACCAGTTCCATCCGTTAAAGGAATAAATGTCGGTGGAAAAACTGATTTTTGCTGTTTACCTGAAAAAACATCATATATTTTTTGTTCTGCAAGAACAGCAGGTTCTCTTACTGGTTGTTCCCGACTTCTGCTTTCATATGTTTTTCTTTGATCATTCGATATGAAAGGTGTATTTTTTTCACCTTTATAAGGGAGTGATTCTATTTTTGATGTTCCTCCATGTAAATTATATTGTATTGTATTTTTTTCATCGAAATCAATAGTATGTATTATTCTAGATTTTTGTAATTGATTATTAGATAAATCTAATTTTCGTAAACCTTTTCCTAAATAATTAAATTCATTATTTTTATATGCATCTAATTTATTAGATTTTTTAGGCATTATATTTATATTAGATTTTTTAGTAGAATTGTTATATATTATATTTTTTTGATCCCCTAAGTGTGAACTATTATCAGAATCCATCATAGTTAGATACGTTTGTGTATTATTAATTTCATCAATATTATTATTTTTTAATATTCGGCTTCCTTTAATACCTATTAGATCTTCGTTTTCATATTCATCTTCATTTTCATATTCATCTTCAATAATATAATTTTCGATAATATTATTATTATCCTCTAATTTATATTCTGTTGTATCAAATGGTATATCTTTAACATTCATATTTTCTGGAATAGATAATAAATCATTATCAATAACTCTTATATTTGATATTTTTGGATTTATTAGAAAAATTTCAAAATATTTACTGTATAGTATGTCTTCTAGATTAATTGAAATTGTAGTCAAAAATTGTAAATTTTCAGGTTTTATTAAAGTAGAATTTTTTATTTTATTTCTAATATTCTGCGGTAAAAATAAATCTAAAAAATTCATTAAATATTTATCAATATCAAACTTATTTTTTACTAAATAATTTAATAAATCATTTAAAAAAATATAGGTATCGTAATATGAATTTGATATAGATTTATTTAAATCTACTATAGTAGCATATTCAAAATTTGTTATTTTAACTTCAAAATTAAATTTATAAATATTTTTATCAAAAGGTTTGGTTTTTAACCGACATTGATTCTCTAGAGGTATATAAAATATATCATTATTCAAACCTATATATTCTTCATATGGGTTATCTTGTTGATAATTTACGGTATCTTTAATATATACATATATATTTTTCAATAATAAATTATTATGCTGAAATTCTGGAAATTTATCCTGAAGCATTCGTAATGTATAAATTATTTGAAATATTAATATTTTATAATTCACATTATAAAACTTTAAAAATTGTTCTAAATTTAAAGTCTGGAAAAAAAATTCTCTAATTTGTAAACAACAAATAGGTAAAATTTTTTTACTATTTATTGAATTATTTAAAATTTTTTGTATAGTGTCTTCAAAAATATATTGAATATTATTATATTCAATATCAAAATTTATAATCGGTAATAAAATATGTTTTATTTTTTTATTTAATACTAATGGGCTTAATAAATAAGAAATTAAAGAATCATTGTTGATTTTAGAATCAAAAGACTCAATTTCATTTTTTTGTTTATAAAAATTAATTTTTATTAATATAGAAAATTGATTAGAAAATCGTTTTAGCAAACAGCTATAATTTATTTCATCAAAATTCAATAATTTAAATTTAGCATTAAAAATTTTATCTTTAATGTCATTATATTCTGAAACTTCTAATGTATTTTTTTTATCAGGAATTATAAATTTAATATCGGATATAGTTATATTTTGTAAATTAATATTATCAACTAAAAATGAATTTTTAGTGGTAAAATTATATACACAATCATATAATAAATTAATTTTGTCATCTAAATCATAAACATATTGATAATTCATTATATAACATAATATAAAAAAATATTCAAATATTATACAGAACTAAGTTTTCTTGTTTGACAAGACATTTATTAAAAAAATTTTATTTTTTTTAATATTATAAATATCTAAAAGCTTTTGTAATTAATTTAATTACTTAAAATTTTAAATTTATAATTATCTTTTTTATTATTTGTAAATAATTGAATTAATTTTAATATATAAGCTTCAAATTGAATGATATGTCGTGTACCTTGATTCAATCTTTGTTCAAAAATTGATGTTATTTCTATAACATTGTATTTAATATTAATATTATTAATATGATATAATAGTGTAATCATAATTTTTCTAATTATTAAATGAGTCGAAATATTAGTAATAAATAATAAGTAAAATTTTTCTCGTATTTTCTTCATTGTATTATATAATTGTTTATGAGTATTTATCTTATTGATATAGATTAAATTAACAATATCATCAATAATATTGGTCCAATTATTATCATAATTAATTTTATATGTATACATTTCTAATAACCAAATAGCATGATTTATAATATAATCAGATTTTTTTACTATTGAATAAAGATCTTTAATTGAGATAGATATATTTTCTTTATAACTAATATATAGAAGTGTTTCTAATATTTGTTCTTCTGTAGGTAATGGAATACGGATTAACAAACATCGTGATCGTAATGGTTCAATAATTTTTGCTAATTGATCACATAATAAGATAAATTTACATGTATTTGAATATTTTTCCATAGTTCTGCGTAAAGAAGCTTGTGCATAATATGATAAATTGTCAATTTTATTAATTATAATAATTTTAAATAATTTGGTATATGTTAAAATATTTAATATTTCAGATTTAGCATATTCATATATAATTTCTTGAATTATATATTTATCAAAACCATTATAATTAGGTTCAATAATAATATGATATTTAGACTGTTTAATTGTAATTTTAGTTTTAGTATTTGAATAACCAGAAACTATATATTCAACCTCATGTAATTCTATATTAGATTTTCCATAGATTTGTTCTAATAATTTATTAATTAAATATTCTTTACATGATCCATTTGTACCATATACGATTAAATGCTGAAAATTAGCATATCGGTAAGTTTCATAATTTAAATTATAAATAATATTTTTAAATTCTTCATTTGGTAATTTTATAATTTCTTTTACATTATCATAAATTATTTTATGTCTATCAAAACTTTTAAGAATTTTTTCAATTAATGTTTTATAGCATAATAAGAAATTTGAATCATAATAATATTTATCAATTAAAAACATTATAAATAAACAAAATATTACTTTTTATATAATTATTCAATAATTACTAATAAAAAATTATATTTTTATTAATAATTATAATTTTATGTTCTATATTCTGGTTCTAAGTATGGAATATTTAAAATATTGAAAATGTCTTTTTCAGATTTTATAGGAATTGTACTTTCATACTGAGATTTCCCAATAATTCGAGTTAATCCATACTCCGATAGTTTATAACCCTTACTTTTTGCTATTTTACGGATATTTCTATTAAATTCACGAGATCCTGTAAAATATAATAAAGCAGAATAATAATACTTATATGGTACAAATCTTATATCAATTCGTCGTACTAAATTATTTTTATATTTCAAGAAGCCCATATATTTAGTTGTAATTTTAGTATTTGTAATATCATCTATTACTAAAGGTTTATTATTATTGCTAACATTGGGTACTTTTAATCTATCAATAAACATATGTAAATGATTTGTAATTGGATTAATAGAGTTAGATATAATTTTTGGATCAACAACTTGTGAATCTTTTTTACTAAATAAAATATCAATATCACCACAAAATAATTTTTTCCGTCTATATGATCCACATATTTCATAAATATACTTATTATGTTTTGTTAAATTATATTGTTTATTCATACTTGCGATTATTTCATTAATTAAAATATTAATTTCATCAATTTCACTTCTAGGTATATTACCATGAAATTTTCCATAATATTTTATACCTAATTTAATAGTATTATTAACAATAATTTCTTTATTGTTAATTTTTTGTTTTAAATCTTTAATAGAAGTAACACCCTTTTTAACCAATTGGAATGCAATTCTATGACCAACACCAACAATTGTTTGTAATTGTTTTATAACTTTTAATTTTTTATTAATTTTATATGTATTTATTTCAGATAATTTTCCTGTAGTTAATATTTCTTGAATTTTACGGAGGATACCTTTGCCTATACCAGGATAAGCTTTTAATTCTTCAAAATTATTTTCAGTAATTTTTTTGGGATAATTTTTAATTATATTAACACTATTTTTTAAACTTTTTATACGAAAAGAAGTTTTTAATCTATAAGTTTTATCTATTTTTTCATCATCAATAATGTATTCCAATATATTAATTAATGATTGTAATATATTAATTATATTATTATTTGCCATTATAACTATGATATAATATAATTAAATTTATTGAATTAAAATTTTTTACAATAAAATAATATATATGCATCTTTAGTTTGTAAATCATAATCGGGATTTAATTCTTTAACTTCATCATCATCATTATATAGATACCATTTATTAGTGAATAAATTTTTAATAATTGATATATAATGACCGCTATCAATACTTTTTTTATGATTCAATGTCTTATGTATATTAATACCTACTAAATCATATATAGTTTTAAATTTATATGGACTATTATATGTAAAATATTTAGTTAAATCTAAATTTTCTATTGGATAAATTATATTTTTGGTTATTTTTTCAGATGTAATCCCAGTTATCATATCATAATTAGAAAATCTTTTTAAATGTATAGTTAAAATTTTAGATGTTTTCCATAGTAAGGTTCTTTTATATGCTCTATTAGATAATCCGCATAAATCACAAGACCTCATATTATGTTCATCTAATTGTTCATAATTTATAAATTCATCTAAACAATTATATAAACTTACCTCTTTATTCATAAAATTATTTTTTTGTGGAATGGATAATTGTAAATTTAAAAAAGATTCATACATATATGATTCTGCATTACAACACATACATTTAGTAGCTACTTGAATAAAACCATTAAATAATGAGGATAAAATAGAATATTCTTTAGAATTATATTTGGTTTCTATATTACAAGCAATTATTTGGTTTATATGATTAATATGAAATTCATTGTCATGTTCAGAATTAATAACAAATTCGTAATTACCATATAAAACTTCATAAGATAAACCAATTTCTTCTTTTAAGGTTGATATTAAAAAACTAAAAAATTCTTCAGAATCTTGTTGATTTAATTCACTCCATATACTATTTTTGGTACATATGAATTGTTTAAAACCATAAGGAGTTATAACAGAATCATCGTTATCCAAACTTAATTTAAATAATTTATATAACTGATATATCAGATATTTTTGTATATCTGAATTATTAGATGATAATAACTTTTTTTTCAAATTTTTTTCAAACATCATATCATATATAAATATAGTAAAATATGGCAATTGTTGTAAAATGTGTAATATAGAGTTCATATAACAAGTAATACCCATTATATTTTTATATTTACAGACACCGTAGATCATATGTTTATTCATTATAAATATTTAATAATATAATATAATATATATTATTATCAATTTTTAACTACTTTTTCTAGTTTAAAATAAATGAATATTAATTATAAAGATATTATAAATATTCAAACAAAAAAAAATTTAGATGAATATATAAAAAGTATAAATAAAACTATTGATAGTCCAATCTATGAAAAAAATTATATTTTTCATTATTTTACATTAATTAATAATTTAAATGGTTTAGTAATACAAAAATTTCCTGTTTATATCGAAAATCAAGATAAATTAAATTGTTTTCATTTAGCTGCAAAACAAGGAAATATTGATATATTAATTTATTTAATTAAACAATATCCAGAATATATATATAATAGAAATTATGATCGACACACATTTGTATATTTTTTAAATTCAAAACATCTAATTATATTATTAAAAATGTATCCAGATTTAGATTGGTATGATTTAATTATAAATGATGCATCAAACGAAAATTTATTATACAAACTTATTAATAATTTAAATTATGATGATTTAATTATATTTTTAAAATTAAATTTTCCATTATCTACAAATTTATACTATTTACCTTATATTCTTTTTAATACTATATTATCTGATGATGCTAAAATTACAATTTTAGATAATTATACACTAGAAGAATTAAATATTAAACTTAGTAATGGTGATGGTTTAATTTTAATTGCTTTATATATTAATAATGAAACTATATTTAAATATTTATTAGATCGCAATATTGATATTGATTATTATACAATAATACAAACAAATAATCCATTGCGCTTTGCCATGAGTTTAGATATTATTAATAATACGAACATATATACCATAAAATTATTAAATAAACTTGTTAAGTTAAATAAAACTTTTTATAAAGATGTTGATAAATATAATGATAATATATTTCATTCATTATTATATATTCGAATTAATCGAAATAGTCAATTAGATGATTTAAATAATATTAATTACACTATAGATTATGAATTATTTAAATATAGTGATTCAGAAGCATTAAATCATTTAAATAATAATAAAAAATCACCATTAGAATTATTAACAAATTTAAATTATAATATTTATTCTTGTGTAATTAAAAAAGATATTTTAATAAATCCAAATATAATAACTGTATTTGAAAAAAAAATCAATAAAAATATAGATAACCAAAATATACAACAATGGTTAAACTTTTATAATACTCTTCCAAAAAGTTCATTTAACGATGAACCATTAATTGATATTGATGAATATCAATATTATCATTATTCATTATTTCGAGCTCGGTTTACAGATTTAGCATTGTATAGTTTGTATATAGCAGATACACATGTTAATTTATTTTTACCAAATTTAAAATCATATAATTTAAATAATTTAACTTATAATTTATTTTACTATATTGATGATCTCCCATTAAAAGAATCTATATTTCCATGGATAATTTATTATAAATCTGAAAATGAATACTATATACATTCATACTTAAATAACATAATTAATCATTCAAGATATACAAAAGAAAAACAATTTGCTGTAGTTTTTTTATGTTTGGTATATGATTTATCCTTACATGCTAATATATTAATATATGATTTTAAAAATATGATAATAGAAAGATTTGATCCTTATGGAAACATAATAGATAAAGAGGAAATGGACAATATACTAGAAGAAGAATTAACTTGGAATACAGGTTTAACTTATATATCACCAATCGATTATTTACCATCTGTAAGTTTTCAAACTATATCAAATGAAGATAATATAATCACTCAAAAATCTGGTGATTTAGATGGTTTTTGTTTAGCTTGGTGCTTGTGGTATTTAGAAATAAAATTAAAAAATACAAATATTAAATCTAAATTATTAGTAGAAAAATTAATAAAAAAATTAAATAGTTTAGATATATCTTATAAAGAATATATTAGAAATTATGCAAATAAAATAAATACCGAAACATATAAATATATAGAAAGTATTGGTTTAGATCCTAAATTAATGTCTAATAATGTTCAAGATAAATATACAATTACAAAATTAAATACATATTTAATAAATGAATTTAATAAAGTTAAATAAAAAAGTTAAATAGAAGCAATGAAATCATCATTAATTTCAATTTCATCTACTTTTGATAAAACATCTTCATCAAATAAAACATGTACTGAATCATTATCATTATCATTATAATCTTCATTATTTTCATTAACATTGATAATACTGGTTAATTCTCCTGATTTTTTTAATTTTTTAATATCATCTGGTGAATATTTATGAATTATAAAATATTTATCATTATCAGAAGATAGATCTTTTTGTAACAAGACAAAATCATCTTTATTAATTCGTTTTTTATTTGGACCTTTAATTAAAGATCCTCTAATTTTTCCTATAACTGTAGCATTATTTTTGATTAATCTAATTTCAAATCTTGTATCACCTTTAGCAGCAATAATTTGCCCATAAGTTTCATCTTCATCTGGGGAACAAAACAATAATTCTTTAACGGTATGTCTTTTTTTGGTATATTTTTTTTGATGAGTTGCCATACTATATATAATATTATTAAAAGATAAAAAAATTTAATTTCAATTTTTTTAATTATTTTTCTTGAATTTATGCTTTTTAGAATAATCTTAGGTTTATATTTGAAAATTATTATTTAATAACAATTTTTCTCATTATATGTATATGTATCAAAATGATAATTATCAGCCTAGAATTAATTCAGGTGAATCATATACTATTTTATCTCATGATCTATATTCTGTTCCAAAATGGGGGCCTGTTGTCCCTTCAATACAAAATTCAATAAGACCAGAAACAGCAAATATTCGATTATATAAAGGGGCTCCTAAATTAGTTGAAAAAAATTTAAAACAATTTTATACTAATAAATTAAAATTAAAAAAAAAAAAATTTTTGGCAAAACAACAAATTGAAGAAAATAATACTTTTATTTATAAGTTAAAATCATTAGGATATTATATAATGAATTATTTATTAGATATAATAAAAGAATATTATGGATTTATAATTTTATTATCTCTAATGATTATTTTATTATATGTAAGATATATTGAAATAAATAATAGAAAAAAAAAATTAAAAAAATTATTAATTCAATATAATAAAGTTAATTCTATTTAAAGAATATTAATTTAAAATATTAATATTATGGAAAAATTTTTTATAGAACAATATTTACATCAATTTAATATATTTATTAATGAATTAAAAAATTTATTTATTGATCATAATATTAATGATATAGATGATGATATTGTAGAGTTAAATGTAGAACAAGAATTAGAAATTTTAGAAAATTTACCAGATGATGATAAAATAAATAAAGGTATTGAATTTAATAATTTGTTATCTGATGAGTTATTTGATTTATTTTTAAAATGTAAAATTAAAGTTTTTTCTCATAAAATGGATACGACATTAAAATTATCAGAATCTTTATTTAACAACAAATTAACATTAAGAAATTTATTAAACAATCAATGTGATAAAGTAAAAAAAATAATCTGGGATAATTTACATAATTTATATATTATTACAGAATTTATGAAACCTATAGAATCGAGAAGATTAGAACGTTTACCTTTATTATATAAAGCCAAAACTTTAGATACTAAAGTAGATAGAGATGAAAATAATAATATTGAAGATCTAGCCAATTGTATATTATCTGATGAAAAAACATGTAATAATCAAATTGAAAGTTCTAGTAATAGTGATAATCAAAGTGAAACTAATAATCAAAGTGAAACTAATAATCAAAGTGAAACTAATAATCAAAGTGAAACTAATAATCAAAGTGAAACTAATAATGATAAAAATAATCTTAACGATTATGTTAATAATAAAGATGATAAAAAGGACGAAGATAAAAAAAATAAATTTAATATCGACGACACTAAAAAAAAAATTAAAGAAATGTTAAATATAGATGGAACAACTGTAATTATGATTGATGACATTGTAGATTCATTTGAATCAGTTTTATCTGGAAATTCTAATTCTAATATTTTATCTGGAATTATTGAAACAAGTCAACGTATTTCAAATAAATATATGAATCAAATTAACGATGGTACAATTGAATTAGATAAAATTATGGAAACTATTTTTAAAAAAATTCCGGGAATTGAACAATTGATATCTACATTAGTAAAACCAAAAAGTACCAATACTAATAATAATAAAGTACTCATCGATAGTACATTTTCAACAGCTAATGTAGAAGTAGGAAATTCAAATGCAAATAATTTAGATATGAATTTAGGCACCATGTTAAAATTAGCAGATAATTTGGGAGTTATACCCGATAATAAAAATAAAAAAAAATATAAAAAAAATAAAAAAAATAAAGGAGAATTAAATGATAACATATTAAATAATTTATTTACAGATTTAGCGAAAAATTTAACTGATAAATCTGATGGAATACCCTCAAATCAATTAGATAATATGATTAATATGATTAAAAAAATTGACAACTCCAAGTCACAAACTGATATTAAAAAAATTCAAAATCAAATGGATACATTTTTAAAAAATAATTTTAATATAAATCTAGATAATTTTAAAGATTTAAAATAAATAGTATATTAAATAAAATTTGAAATATAATTAGTTTGTTTTAATATATATTAACTAATTAATGAATATTTTTTCTGATCAATATTTAGTTACAATCAATTTATATATAGTACCTTTATTATGTATTTTAACAGCATATTTATCAGATAATACAATAGATAGTATTTTAGATATTGTATTAGGCGATTCTAACTTATTTGAATCTATAACTGAACATATTTTTTATTTTCATTATATACGAGGAAAAAATTTAGGAAATAGTAAATGTTTAACAAATACAAAAATTGAAACAATATTTAGATATTTAAAAACTAATTATAAAAATAATAATTTTATATTTCATTTTAAAAAACATTTAAATGAAAATATTAATAATCCAATATTTTTAAGGCAAATTTATTTGAAATATCAAGATGATGTTTTAAATAAATTAAAGTCTTTTAATAAACCATTAATTATATTTAATGAACTACCTTTAGATATATCTTCAAGTATACAAGATTATCTTTCAGATGATATTACTTGTTTATATTCAATGGATAAAATTCTTGATATTTTACCATCCGATATTTGGAATAATCTTGATTCAAAATGGTTAATTGATAGTTATGATAATGGTTTATGTTGTACTGCTATATATATAAGATTAATGAAAACCTTAAAAAAATTTTTACCTAATTTTGAAACAAGACAAAAGCATATATTAGAAAATATGATTTATATTACAAATTTTGGAGATTTAGATGAAGATGAAATGAAAGATAGTTTTTTTTGGTGTAATTTTTATCTCAATCCTCACAGAAAATTTTCTTTGAATATATTATCTAGACCAATTTGTACCTTAAATATTCAATTTAATATAATATTCTACAATGAATATAAAATATCTCATCATGTATTAATACAAAAAATAACTAGATTATTAGATAAAATTCAATTGAATGGATATTTATTATTTATTCATTCATATCATAAATATTTAGATTTATGCAAATTAACAAGTAAAAATAATTGGCGCCTTAGTTCTGAAATAGATAAGAATTCAAGCAATATAGTGAATTTTGAATTAAAATACCAAAACAATTTATATGGATTAAATACTTTATGTATAATAGATAAAATATTTTTGCGCTATACAAATTATTATTATTATATGATTAAAAAGTTATATGTCAAAACTCTATAAGTATATCTGTTTCACAAAAGATGTAGAAGAAAATTAAAATAGGTATTTTAATTATACATCCTAAAACAAAGCTTTGATCTAAAATCTAGAGTATAACTCTTTAGGTTGTATGTTTATTTATAAAAAATAAAATAATATTAAAATTATATTATACAGCTATTAATTTTAATGACTGTATATGGCTAATTTAAATGATACATGTAAATACATCATCTTAATGTTTTTAACTCTAGAACATAACAAAAATACAATTGATAGTATGGTGAATATTATATTAAATAATTTTTCTCTATTAAATATGTATGAAAAAAATTAAATAATAAAAAATTTATATCAATAGATCAGAAATTAAAACTTTTTGATAGATATAACTAATAATAGCTATAAATAAGCACTCGATATATATTTTAAAATATATAATAAAATTACTGATTTACATTAAAAATCTATTAATTATTTAATAAAAAAAAATATAGGATGTATATTAAATTGAAAATCTAAGTACTAAAGATATATCATCTAATCTTTTATATATAGATTATTATTTATATAAAAGATTAGTATCTTTCATTAGATACTATTCATTTTTACAAAAATTAGAATTCAAATGTAAAGAATATAAAATTACAGATGAAGTTTATACATCAAAAATATATTATTTGATGTGGTGAAATTTGTAAAATTAATAAAAATACTAGATGTTTAAATTATAAATGTAAACATAATTTAGATAAAGATATTAATGGAAGTATGAATATACTATTTAAAAATTTATCATCTAATATTAATAAATAAATATTTATATTTAGAATGTTGTTTCTATTCCTAATATGTTATTAGTAGTTAAATATATATAATATATATTAACATAATAACTTTGATATTTTTATTATTTTATATAGAAAAACACAATTTTACAAAATGGCCTTATATTATAAATTATTGTATTAGGTTTTAAAATGAAATAGAACTAGATGAATTGGTATATAATGTTATTTTTTTTGTTTTGTATTTTTAGATTTCATTTGTATATTATCAAATTTTTTATTATACCATTTGATATATTTTTGTTCTAATAAATTTAATTCTTCTAACCAAATCATTTTTTCAGTTTTATTTAATAATTCATTATATTCAATTTCTTTATCTTGTCTTTGTTTTTTCAAATCTTCTATTTTTTCATTTGTTAAATTATATAATGGCATTGTAAGTAAATAATCGTATGAAATTTTTTGATCATCATTAGATTTACCTAACCTTGGAAAATTATTATTTTCTAACATAAGTTCAATTTCATATTTTTTTTTATTATGTATATCAATTTCATTATTAATAATCATCAAAATAAATTTAACTTTATATGAAATTAATTTTAATTGAAATTCTAAGATATTTAATTGCCACTGTCTTCTTTGTTTATATAAATCTAAACGGACACTATAATAATCTCGTATAATTTCTTTGATATCATTATATTTTTTAATTGATCCTTGAGGGCTATATAAATGCATATTACTAATTGAATATTTTTTACATAAATGATATATTTTCTCAATATCTTTACATGTATCTAAATAATTATCTTCAAAGAGTAATTCAAAATATACTGTAGTATCTGTATTATTATCTTTATAATTTAATAAAGGATTATTTTTTTTAGTTTTTTTACTTTTAGGTTCTTCAAAAAATTTTTCTAAAAATTCTTTATAATTAGAAGTCCATTCTCCAACAGGTAATTCCGTAATAATTAATTTATTATTATTGATTTCCCATTTACCATAAATTTCATAATTATAATTATTTACTTTAACAATTTTCCCATTGAATCCTTGCCACCAGGGATCCATATCTTCTATAGGTTTATCATTAATAATATTTTTAATATTATTGATAATTTGAATAGGATTATATGGAGGTACTTTTGTTGAAAATCCCGTACCAATACCTTCAGTTCCATTGACTAAAATCATCGGAATTATGGGTGCATAAAATTCTGGTTCAATAGGAATTCCATCTTCAAGTTGATGATTTAATATCGGATTATCATTAGGATTAAAAATAATTGTTGTTAATTCATCAAACATTGTCCAAATATATCTAGGAGCTGCATAATCTTTTGATCGTAGACGACTATTATGTGTAATAATAAAATTACCTAATAAAAATCTTTCATTACCATCAACTTGCCATCCGTAAAATTTATTTTTTCCAATATATTTAATATTAAAATCATAAGTATTTGTACGATTTATACAACAACATTTTTTATATAATTTATTTTTATTTAATTTTATAGGTATTAAATCTAAATTGGATCCTGAAATGATAATATTTGTATTATCGCAACTACTTATATAACCTAAACTATGAATAAGATAATTTACAGATTTTAATAAATTTTCATTTAAATCTGATATTTTAATGTAAGGTATATTTTTTTTATAAATAATTTCGCCTTTACTATCTATTAAACCAGCTAATAGATGTAATCTAATATATTTATTATTTAGAATGTAATCTTTAGGAATATGTTTATTTTTATATAAATTATATAGTTTTAATAAATCTATGAAAGGATTAGTTTTATATTGCCACCAATTAAAAATATTACAATAGGATTCATCATTGAATATGGAATTTTTATAATTTATATTGTATTGCTCATTAGATTTTTTAAGTATACATTCAATAGTTTGCAACCATGTAGCTAATTGATTGAGTAGTAATTTATTTTTTGTTTTAAAGCTTTCTCCATCATCACTTCCACAACCTATCCATACTCCTAAAATATAGGGAGTAATATAAACTTCCTTTTCTTTCCATTCAATTGATTGATAATTAGAAATCATTTTAAATTTTTTTTGTATAAAATGATTAAATTTTAGATAATGTTCTAATTTAATATCAATAATTGAAACATTTCTACCATCATTTATATATTTTTTGTTAATCAATAAATTATTAGGATAATTTTGTACTTTTGATAATAAACTTGTATGTATAATATTATTAAAATGAGTTTTATCCATATGTGTTTCTTCAAAATAAAGTGTTAACATATGTTGACTATTAGCAATAAAACTAAAACCATTACTTAGTTTTATTTCATACATGTCATCTGTACCATTGGTTACTTCAAGTACAATTCTTTTACTACCATCATCTCCAATCAGTTCATTACCTATTTGTATTTCGTCTGCTCTATTAATATTTCCATTCCACATTAATATTGGAGTATCTGGTGCCAGACAACCAAATTGGCCTATCGGTTTTAAAATATTAATATTATTGGATCCAACAAAATTTTGAGCCATTCCTACTATAGCTCCATTTAATGACATTTCACCATGATGATAGGCTGCTCTATCTGATACAAAACCAGCTAATTGTGCAACTTTAACTTCGTCTTTATCTAAACCTCTTAAAAAAGCTCCATATAAAATTTTTCTTTGAGATGGTTTTAAGCCATCAATTACAGATGGAATTGATCGAATTAAATCTTCATTTGAAAAATGGATTAAATCATGATGAATAAAATCATAATATGATACTTCTTTTTGAGCATATGTAATAATTTTATCTTTATTATAATTCATTAACCAACGTTTTCTATCATGAATTCGAGATTTATCAAAAGCTAATTTTATTGCGTCGTCATCATCCTCTTCTTTTTCTGGATCATGATCAGAAGATTCTATATCTTCTTCATCGCTAATTTGTATTTTAACATTTTCGTTAGTTTCATTAGTTTCATTAGTTTCATTAGTTTCATTATTATCCTCTATATATTTAGATTGATCAAGGTTATTGATATTATTCAAATTTTTACAGAAATATTTAATTAATTTATTATTAATGTCTGTAAAATATTCTCTGGCTTCAGCTGAAGTTGATGTACCCAATCCTTTATAATATTTAATCTTATATTGTATGGCTTCTGGTGTATCTTTCCAAATATTATAATCTGTTAAATTATAAAATTCTAATATATTTTTACCTTTAGTTGCTTTCACAATAGGAGTATTTAAACTAGTAACAAAATTTTTACGTTTAATTAAAGATGGCCATAAAGTATGTAACATATTAATAATTAATCCTTTAATATGACTACCATCAACATCGCTATCACATAATAATAATAATTTACCATATCGTAGCATACTAAATTTTTCATTAGTTGAATAATCTTCATTTTGTTTAAGTCCAAATATTAATTTTAAATTTTTAATTTCTTCATTTGATAATAATTGTGAAATTGAAGCTTCTCTTACGTTAAGCAATTTACCTTTTAATGGAAATACTCCATAATAATCTCTTCCTACTACAGCTAATCCAGCCATAGCTGTTGCTTTTGCAGATTCGCCTTCTGTTAATATAAGTGTACAATTTATTGAATCTTTTGTTCCTGCTTTATTAGCATCTTCTAATTTAGGAATTCCTGATAATTTAATTTTTTTTTTACCATCAGTTTTTTTTAATGTCGAACTTTCTTTAATTTTAGCTAATTCTATCATATGTTCAATAATTCCACATTTAGCTAGTTTTTTTAAAAAACTTTGCGGAGTTTCATAAGTTGATCCAAATTTATCTATTTTGCTAACCAATGTATCTTTAGTTTGTGATGAAAATACTGGATTTACAACAATAGCATTTATGAAAAAAATTAAATTCTCTTTTAAACTTGCAGAAGTAATTTTTATATTTTTATCTTTCTTTTTAATATAATCATTAATTAAAATTTTAATTATATTATCAATAATATAATTACAATGTGTTCCACCTTTATATGTATTAATACCATTAACAAAACTAATAGTTTCTCCTGTAATATTAGGATTATATAATATACCAATTGTCCACCGCTCATTAGAATTATCATAGTATATATCATAAAGCGATGAAGGGTAATATAGATCAATATATGATTTAAAAGTATTAGATTCTATTTTTTTATCATTAAAATATATCTTAATTTTATTTGTAGAGGTTGCAGCAATATCGAAAGCCCTTCTATAAAATAGATCATAATGATCATTATTTAAATCTAAGATACCAAATTTATTAAAATCAGGATAAAAAGTAACTTTTACTGAATTTTTTATATTAGATGGTAATTTTTGTATAGTAGGTTTATTAGCATTTAACATATTATCCGTCCAAATTTGTTGATATTTTTTACTTCTTTTAGTATCATTAATATCTACAATAAATTTTGTTGAAAATATATTAGTAACAGTCGCACCAATACCATTTCGACCACCAGTAATTCTTTGAACATTATCATCGTAATTTGAACTTGTTAACAATTCACCAAAAATCATAGTTGGTATTAATATTTTATGAATGGGATGTTCTTCTATTGGAATTCCAACATCACCATTATTAAATATGCTGATGAAACCAAGTTCTTTATTATATTCAATTTTAATAGTATCACATGTAGAATCATTAATTGATGCATCTCTTGCATTAACCAAAATTTCATCAAAAATCTTAAAAAATCCAGGTGTATATGTAATAGTTTTCTTTATCATTTTATTTTGATTCTCTGAATATATCCACATATCTTCTTTTGTCGGTTCAATATCACCAATATAAGTATCTGGTCTTAGTAATACATGTTCTCTTGGGGTTTTTTTGTCATATTTATTTATATCATTTGACATTTTATGAGTTTTAGACATGCCTTAAAAGTAAATAGAAGTATACTTTTAAATATAATTATCAATTTTTATTATGCTATTTAAAAATATTATTAATAATAATAATAATAATAATGATACCACAAGAAATACTACATACAAATCAAACTAATAATCATGAAAAAACAATAATTAGTTCAACATTATTAAATATTGATAGTTCTTTTAGAAATATCAAACCTAAACATATTTATAATTCTAATAATTTTTATTTATCTCCTGATCCTATTGAATTCATCCAAAATAGCAATATAATAACAATAAATTATCCAAATCATGATTTTGTTATAGGTGATAATATTATTATTCAAAATGTAACAGGAATAATAAAAATACTACATAATGCATTATATTTGGTAAATAATTTAAAATATGTAATTCTTAATATTGAAAATAATGAAATTTCTATCAATTATACTAATTATATTGATAAATTATATACAAGAATAGAATTAGTGGGTAAACAAAATACTCCCTATTTTATAAATAATATAACCTTTAACAGTTTAATAGGAATTAAAGTAGTTTTTCTTGCGAATGATATTTTAATTAATGATAATGTAAAAAAATTGGCTTACGACCTTTATAATTCATTTGATGAAAAAACTTTAAATACTAAATTTTTATTTATTGAATTAGATATTCCATATGTTGATTTAAATAATAATAATTATTTTTTAATTAAAGATATATTTAAAATTTCTTATTTGCATATTAATGGAATTAGTTTAGGGTATTTGAATGCAAATTATCCAATTAATGATTATTATTATCAAAGTAGTTATATGATTAGTAATATAGTTAATGCTAATCAATTTCAAATAACTTTGAATTATAAATCTTATAATTCAAATATGGGAGGAGGAAATAATATTCAAATTTATAAAATTTTAAATTCATTAATCGGATATCCAGACTCAAATAATTATGTAATTAATTTAAAAAAAACTTTTAATAATGTTATTGATATTGAATTAGTTAGTACTGAACTACCTTATGTAGATATAGTAGTTAAATATAATATTAATGATAAACTATATTGGAAACATATAGAAGATGGTAATTATATATATACAATTCAATTAGATGAAGGATTTTATACACCAATAACATTATATAATAGTTTAAAACTTAAAATGAACGCAATACCTAGAATTAATTCATATTCATCGTATTTAATTTATAATAATTTTGATATAGATTTTGAAGCAGAAATTCATAAAATAACTTTCAAGCCTTATAATTTAACAAATCTTCCAAATTGTTTATCAATACGTTTAAATTCAATTGATAATGATCAATTTTATATTTTAAATGTAAATCATAAAAATAATCTTGTTGATATTAATGATTATATAACTATATCTAATTGTACAAATGTTACATTTAGGGATTCTACTAATGTTAATCAAATTAATTCAATAGACGCTTCGTATTTTAATAAAATTCATAAAGTTTATGCAATTAATTTAGAAAATCAAACTTATGATATTATATTAGGTAAAAAAACTGAAATTACTATAACATTAACTAATTATGATTCTGCGGGAGGTGAAAATATAATTGTAAAATCAAAAACAAAAGTAAGTTTTTTATTTAATAAATCAGATACATTAGGTGTACTTCTTGGGTTTTTAAATGTAGCAAGTGATTATGCAATAACAGATTTTAAATCAGAAATAAGCAATGATGAAACTTATATTAATACCATCAATTTAAATTCTGTAGGAAATACAATAAATTATACTAATGGATTTTTTAATTTATCAGGAAATTATAATTATATACTGATGTATATAAATGATATTGAATATCTCTATAGTAATAATGATTTAGCTCCAGCTTTTGCAAAAATATTATTAACAGGAAATCCAGGAGATATATTATTTAATACATTTGTCCAACAACCAAAAAATATTTATTCTAAGAGTTTCCCTATAATGACTTTATCAGATATTGCTGTTTCTTTTGTATATCCAGATGGTACACCTATAAATTTTAGGAATCTTAACCATAGTTTTACATTAAAAATAACAGAAGAAAAAATTCAAAATAATGATACATATATTAATTCAAATATTATTTCTATAAAAAAATATTTAAATTGATAATTAGCTGATGACAAAAACATAGCTTTGTTTTTTGGTACTATTAATCCTTCAGGATTAATTAACTAGATTACTAATAATTTCAAAACATCTATAATTATTAATAAAATATTTAAATATATTCTCAATATTAACATGCCATAAAATTATAGTCTTTTTAATAAATAAATCAAAATATTTTATTACATCATCCTTAAATAAATTTATTATTTCATCAGGTAAACTGATAGGTATTGAAGAAAATAAATCAAAATATTCTGAAAGTATGGTACGAGTTGATTCTATACAGAAATCTTTTTTTTCTTTATTATTTGTATAAATATCACTACTATGTTTAACTAATTTTGGACAAATTATATCATATAAATAATTTAATAAATTATTCTCATATCCTGTTAAATTAGTTGTTAACATATATGTTATTATTTCATTAATTTGTGATAATTGTTTCTCAGGTAATGTATTCAATAAATAATTTAATAATATTCTACGTACAATTAATTCAATATTTGTTCCTATTATAATTCGAATTAAATAATTTAATATATCTTGTATATATTTTAGTATTTTATTATCATCAGTATAATAAGGTAATGTAAAATAAGATTCACATGTATTTGAAAGTTTTTTTAATACCGCTAATAAATCTAAATGATTATTTTTAGATGGTTTATTATTTAATTTTTCATCTAATAGTTTTTTTAGAATATCATATTGTTTTTCTAAAATATACAAAGGGGCTAAATTATAATTTATATCACTCTTGTTTTCTAATAAAGATTTCCAGATATATAATATTAATGGTTTGTCATAAATCTGTTGCTCGATATTATTATATTGAGTGATTATAGTTTTATTATTAATACTGATATTTTTAAGTTGATTATAATTAATTATATAACTTTCTAAGTTTGTAATTTCAGATTCTAAATAGTTTTGTTTTAATAATATAGATTGTTTTTTGGATTCAAGTTTTTTAATTAAAATATTTTTCTCTTCTTCATTTAATAGTTGCAATTTTGCATTTGTGTCTATATTATTATAGCTTATAGTCAATTCGTCTAATTCTTGTTTTAAATGAGAATATAACTCTGTTTTAGATAACAATATATTTTTAATTAAAATTATATTTATATTATTAGGAATATTATACTTTTCTATGTTTTCTGCTAAATAATTTTTATTTATTTTACATAATGGTATATCGATTTCTTTTAATATATTAATAAGGTTAGTAATTGTAAAATTACTATCAGTTTCTAATAAAACTTCTGATAAATACTGTAATATTAAATAGGATGATATATGTAAAGAATATTTTAAGTAAATAAATAAATTATTATTAAATACACTCGAAGTAATTATAGATTTTAAATTAATCCACAAAGTACAATCAATTGTATTTAATATTATATGTAATGGAGTATCCTGTATTTTTGCATCATAACATAATATTTTTTCTATATTATTAATATTTTCTTGAATCATCAAATTCAAAATTTTTTTTCCTTCTAAATTATTTATATCAATACTTGACTTTAATTCTTTCATTAATTCATAATTATAATTCTTAAGAATATTATTAATTGCTGGAATACCTTCATTATTATTTATATAAGGAGATGCTTGATAATCTAATAGGAGTTTTATTAGATTTTTATTAATAGAATAATAATCTTTATCTGTTAATTTATTAAGATTTGTTAAATCATTGGGATATAATATAAAATTGATTTCATTGATGTTATTCTCATTTTTTTTATTTAATTGTGATTCGTCAATTATAATATTCATATTATAAAAATCATCAATTTCATTTATTAAATTTAAATCAATATTAGTAAGAGATAAATTTATTTCAATATTTTGATTAAATAAAAAATGAAGTTCAGTATATATATCTTCTGGAAGTTCTATTTTTGTAACAATATTTTTATAGATTTCATTGATACTATTATTTTTATATACAAGGATTTCTTGTTTTATTATATCTTGAATTAAATTACATAAAATATTGTATTTAATTAATTCTTGAGTTTGATTATCTATTTTAATATTTAAATTATTTACCAAAATAGTAAGTTTATCGTAAATTTGTTTGGCATTTGAATTATCTATATTATGAGATTTAGCAATTTCTATTAAAATCATTTTTACAATTTCAATCAAACTATATTGGTATAATTTATCAAGTGCGCTATATAATGACGGAGGTACTTTAGATTTTTTTAATGTAGTTAAATACAAATTATTTATTTTAAATATAGTTGGAAATTTATTATTATAGTATTCTAAAAATATTTCATTATAATTTCCAATATTATGACTATTTATAACTCCTTTATTGTAATAAATAAGCGATGTATTTGGAGTCAAATCAGTTAAGATTGGATCGGGTAAAGTATTATTATATAAAAGATCGTTATTAACATTTTGATCATCAAAATATAAAAATCTACTACGATGGTTTATAGGAAGTTGATAATAATTAAATTTTGTTAAATTAATTAATTTATCTGGTGAATATAAAAAATGATACAAATAATAATTCATATTAATATTATTTAATTCTTGTACATATGTATATATATCAAATTTTTCAAGTATTATATTTTTAACAATATCAAATTTTGTTTGTATATGTTTATCATTTGAATTTTGTTTTTGTTCATTCATAAATTTATTATTAGATCCTATAAAATTATCTAATATTTTTGAATATAAAGTTATTTTTGGATATATAGTTGTATATAAATATTTAATATTTTTAATACTTCCCTTTAATATTTCTTCTATTATTTTTATAGATCTAAATAATTCTTGTTGTATTTTTTTTTGATAATAGTGTATACGATTTAATACTAATAAATAATATGCATCATTTGTTGGTATATGCATGTTATCCTGTGTTATTTTATAATATATGGGAGAATATCGCAATGGTTCATTAATAATAGCTGCATTTTCTAAAAATAAATAGTTTAAAGGTAATGGAATATTATATTTAAATAATCTATTATCTGGGCTTATTGCCTGATGATTACTATGCTCCCTTTTAAATTCTCCAATAATCAATAATTCAGGCAAAACACCGTAATGTCTCTTAATCGCTAATGATAAAAATCTGTTATTATTATCTATAATTATAGTTATAGGCTCTCCATTAAAATTTAATTTATGGAATAATCCTTCATAATATAAACCCAGAAAATGACTAGTTATACAATGAGATAAACTTAAATCGCTGTCGTCTAATTGATAATTCAAAAAACTATATAAACTAGGTTGTATATTATGATGTAATTTTTCTTCTGAAATTTTTTCTTTGACTTGATTTATATTATTTTTAATGTGAATCGGTGATATATATTTAAAATTTTCACTATAATCATTATAATTTTCTATTTCGTAAAATTCTAATAATTTTATATAATAAATAGTATCAATAAATGTTTGTTTGAGTATTTTAGTATTTGAATTTAAATATAATAATATTATTATACGACATAATGTTTCACTATTTGTAAGATCATCAATTTTATATGAATAAAAATATTGACCTTCTTGTGTTTCTTTAGATGGTTCTATTTTTTTAACATAATTATATAATAATATGGCAATTTCTTTATTTTTATCTACTAAATTTAAAAAATCTAAATTTCTATGATTCTCCATTATAGAATTCAAAAAATTTAATGTGACATCATCATTTAAGAGTAATAATATCCATTTAGACATTATTATATCCAGTTGATTATTATTATTTATAAATAATTGATTAATTAAACATGGTTTATAAGCATTAATAATACTTTGTAATTTATTAGCAGTTCTATCATATAAAGAATTAATTAGCATTAATAAATGTAAGGGAATAGTACAATTTAAATTATTATTAGAGAATTTACCCATTAAATCACACCACATATTAAATAACCATGATGATATATTATCATTGTCTAAATATAATTGATACCATTTATTAAAAAAATGACTATCATGTATTCGTCCTATTTCATCCCAAGTATTAATAAAATCTTTTGCATTTTGAATTGCAATAAAAGCTAAAATTACAAAATATTTTCTATCAATAGCTTGTTGATGAGTTATAATTGGCAGAGGTTCAAGTCTATTTATACCTGGATAAAATCGATTTTGATTAAAATCAAATTGATTACATATATTATATATATTAAAATCATTATCGTCTAAATTTTGAATTCTAGTATATTCATCATCTAATAATTCATTACCTAATAATAAATACAAAATCTGTTTATTTTCATTAGGTAATCTCATAATATATAATAAGTCACTATATATATTATCACCATCAGGATAAATGATGGTAATTAATCTAGGAGACCCAATATATTTTAAATCTATATAATTAATTGCCGAAGAAGCATTATCTGGTGCATAAGAGTATCTAATTGGTTTATTATTCTTTGGGTCTGGTTCAAAAGGTTGGTCATTAATATAGGCTAAATAATGATTACTGATATTATATTCACCTATATATTTTATATTTTCTTTAAGATATAGTTTAATATTTACATTTAAAAAATATGTACTAAGATATTCATCAATTTGTATTATATTATAATTTTCGTATAATTTTTTGATATTACTATAACTAGTATGAATATTTTTTTTTAGAGTTTTTTTAATATCACCTTCTTTGATTAAAGCAATATTGGATGATTCAATAGGTGACCAAGAATTTGGTTCTTTTTTATGAATTTCAAAATTAGATAAATTGAAGAAATTATTAAATAAATTATCTAATTTTTTAGTAATAGTATTTTTATTTATATCTATAATCTTTTTAATGTCATTTAATTTATTAGATAATGTACCTGATAATACATTTGTAATTAAATTAATTATTTCATTTTTTTTTTTTATAAATTCGTCATCTTCATTCAATATATTTACTATAGTATATTTAATTGTATCTAATAATGGAAGTTTATCTGAATAAATTTTAATAAATTCCCAAAGATATTTTTTAATATTAATTAATTCTTGATTATTCTGATTATAATCCATTTTATATTTTTGAATAAAATTATTGGATTTCTCAGTAAATTCCAATAATTTAGTTTTACCTGTTAATAAATAATGAAATGGCGTTTGTCCTAAATTATCTTGATAATTTGGATTTACATTAATGCTTAATAAATATTGAATAATTTTATCTAATTGGGATGCACATGCTAAATGTAAAGGTGTTTGATTGAGTTTATTTGGCGTATCAGGATTAACATTATGTTGAACTAAAAATTTAATAATATTTAGTTTGGCTTCTGGAGTTGTTGTTGTTTCAATAATATTTATAACTGTATGTATTAAACATTCTCCATCTTCATTTAAAAAATCTAAGGGGATTTGATTATTAATAGAAAATTGTAGTAATTTATTTGTATTTAATTCTTGAACAATTATAAATAATTTATTTATCAATTTTTGATCTATTGTTGATTGGTATCGATATATTCTTTCAAATTTTATCCCATGTTGGTCCATTTTTTGAATTCTTGGAGGTTGAATAGGTCTATCAGATTTATGCATATTAATAAAAATAAGATAATTTTTAATCTAAATTATCTTATTTTTAATTGGTTTAAATTAAAAAAAATGCTTATTTTGTTTCATGTAAACAATCACAATTATTTTTACAATAACACATATTTTCAGTAGTGTTTTCATTAGGTAAAAAATTATAACGTTTAGAACAACCGCAATTAAATTCTACTTTTGATACTGCTTTATCAAAAGTTGGTATACATTGTCCATTAATATTACATGTAAAATGTTTTAGTAATTGTTCTCGTTCTTTAGTCATTAATAAATTAGCATTTTGTTGTAAAAATAATTTATAATCTTGACTGGAATTAATTAAATTTAAATGTTTAATTATTTGATCAACTACTCTTCCGCGAACATAATTTGTTATAAATCTACCATCATGCATTATAGCAGGACAGCCATAATTATAATAACGATTATCCATTATATATTTAATTAGAAATTTTTATTATTAAATGTTTTTATTGAATGCTAAAATTTCATTAATTAAATCGTGTTTATTTTTTTTTTTAGATATAATAATATTATTTTTATCAGCAAATTCTATTAATTCTGATAATTTCATCCGTTTTAAATTCTGTTCATCAATTAAATTATATTTAGAAGAATCATAATACTCTTGGTTTATAGATAATTGTTGTTCATCTATATTATCTATATTATACTTTTTTGATACTTCATTCTCTAATAATTTATTAAGATTATCATTATTATAATCTTCTCCGATTTCTCCGATTTCTCCGTTTTCTTCGATTTCTTCTATTAATTCATTTATAGAATAATCAATATTAAAATTAGTTTTCATATTATTAGATTTTAAATCTTCCAAATTTAAATCAGAATTGTTATAGATAGAATTATTATCATTTTCAATTTCTTCAATTGAATTATCTTTTGTTTGATCTATTTGAATTTCCTCATAATTATTTTGTTCTGATTGAATATCATTCAAATCATTTTGTTCTGATTGAATATCATTTTGTTCTGATGATTGAATATTATTTTGTTCTGATGATTGAATATCATTTTGTTCTGATGATATTTTTTCAGAGTTTTTAATATTAAAGTCATCATATGTTATAATAAATTCATTCATTATAAATGATTCTTGATCTAAATTTTTATTAGAGGGAATTTTTTTGTCAAGTTTATCGACATTTTTTTTTCCAGAACTCTCAATAAAGTTAGTAACACTATTGTCAATATCAACTCCTTTGGAGTCAATGTCAGGAGATGTACTATTATTTATACTTTTGGATTTAATAATATTTAAGTCAAATTTTTTTAAATTTTTAATATTAATATCACTATTAAAATTAAATGATTTGTCTATAATATCAACAATATTTTTTACAGACCAATGTACTTGTGATGAATTATTATTCATAATTGGTTGTTCTTCATTTTTGTCTGTATTATCAATTTCATTGTCAATATTATTATTACTATCATTATCCATATCTATATTTGAATATATTTCTAGGGGCATATTTGGTTTAGTTAATGTTTCTTGTTTTTTATAGTTTATACTTGATTGTGGAATATTTAAATTTTTAATTATTCTTTCTTTTGATATTACTATATGTTGATTAATTTCTTGGATATTTGTTTCTAAATTTATAATTTTAGTATGTATTTTTTTAATAAATGTATATATATAATATACTACTCCAATAAAAATTAAAAATATAATATATTTAATATTTAACATTTTTATATTATATATATAAATATTCTTATATTTATATAAACTCATAAAATAAAATTTATAATTTAAATTTTTTTATCTATAATATATATATATTATGAGTACTTTACAATCTACTGAGCTTATAAAGCATGATATTTTATTTTATATAGCTATTGCATCCGGTCAATATATTTTACAACAAAATCTTAATGATCCTACAATTAGTCCCATGAATGAATATTTACTCGCAGTTTTGGGAGTAATGTTGGGTTTTATTATATATGATTATATTTTATTTTTATTTATTGATAAAATGACATCAAATTTAAATAAAGTATCATCTTCTATTATAGTTGATATATTTAAATTCACTACTATTTTTGTTGTCCGTGAATTTATTGTAACCTATATACGTGGTCAAACTATAAACTTTAATCATGCTTGGGTTTTAGAAATGAGATATACAATTTTAGGTTATATTGTATATGATCTATTTGCATCATTTATACCTAATTTTGGACAGGGAATTAATCCTGCCTTACATGATATGATTAAAGTAGGTTTAGGTAATTTAAGTGCAACTTATGCTTTATCTAACTATTCTTCTCCTAATTTAATATCAACTGGTGGACTTGCTATTGGAGCTGCTGTATATCATTTTCTTTTTTATAATAAAATAATAATTAATTAATTTAAAATCTAAAATGTATAAATTAATTAATGTCAGGTGGATTATTACAAATGATTTCTTCTGGTAAACAAGATGTTTACTTAACTTTTAAACCAGAAATTACTTTTTTCAAACGAGTTTATAAACGACATACTAATTTTTCTATGGAGTTAATCGAAGTTTTTCCCGAACAAGTACCAAATTATAATAATATTGTGTCTTATATTATAAATAAAGGTGATGCAATTTATAGATGTTATCTCGAAATAGATTTATCTAATTTATTATTTTCAGATAGTTATATTACAAATTCAACTTATATTGAAAAAAAAAATTCTGATATTGCTAATTTATCAATTAAATATACATTAGCTTTAACAAATTATAATAATTTAAAAAATTATATAGATATTGATATGATTTTATATAGAAATTTATATAATAGTTTACAAATAGATAATATTTCTATTGATTATTTAAAGAATATTGTATCAAATTTTAATTATGAAAATAAAACAAAAAAAGAGCGATATATAAATAAAATAGATACATTTATTTATTCACAAATAAATATAACAGATTATATTTTATCATTAAATAAATTTTTAGTGAATGGAAATATTGATACTAATAATAGTATATCAAAAAATACTATTATTAATAAATTGAATAAAATATATGAAAGTATGGTATATTATTTACGACAATACAACAATAATATGAATGAGATTAGTAATGAAATAAATAATCTTAAAAATAGAAATATAGATTTCAATTATAGTTCTTATTTAGGACATAACTTTTTTCAATATTTTACTTTAGAAATTGGTGGTCAAGAAATTAAAAAATATTCAAATGATATACTTCATATTAATCAAATGCACCAAATTAAAGAAGATTTTATGCCTAATTATCTCGAAATGATTGGACATACAAAAGAACTAAATAATTTTAATAGTAACAATAAAGGTAATCAAAAAATAATAGTACCTTTAATTTTTTGGTTTAATAAAGATCCAGGTGGATGTTTACCTTTAGTAGGACTACAATATTCTACCGTAGTAATCAATGCAAAAATTAATAATATTTTTAATATTATTAATTTCGAAAATTATGAAAAAATGTTCAATGATATATTACAAATAAAAATTTTATTTAATACAGAATTTAATATACAATTAGATCCCGATTTAATTTATCTAAATTATAAAATAAATTATAATACAAAATATATTGAATATGATTGTTTATATATTAATAATACATTATTAAAATATAAATTTCCTGATTTATCCCCTACAGAAATTGATTATTTATTAAAAACTAACGGAACTGAATATAATTTGAAACAAATTATATTAAAATGCAAATTTCTGAATTTGTCTGATAAAGATATTGAAACTATATTAATTAATAATGATATGAATTATCTTTCTGAAATTGATAATTTTAATCATAAAAATTATTCTACTCAATTTTTAATAAATAAATTTCAATGGATTAAATTAATGTTAAATTTAAATAATCCTATGTATTCTTATAATAATTTTTACTATAAATTTGCTTCTTATTATCCTTATATTGATTTTAATTTATATTATAGTCTTATAAATAGTCCAAATATTAAATTAATTGGTGAATTTATTTATTTTGATGATGCGGAACGAGAAAAATTTGCTAATTCAAAATTAGAATATATTGTAGAGTCTTATGATGAAAATATCTTTACAATTCAAAATCAAAATTTTTTTACTTGCGATTTAACATTTGATAATCCTTGTAAAGAATTATATTGGTATATCCAACCACAAATTTTTCAAGATAAAATAACAAATTATGGGCAAAATGTAAATTTAATATTTAATAGTTCTTATTATTTTAATCATGAAATTGTTGCTAAACAAAATTTGATATTTAATCAAATGGAAACATTGTTCCCTAATGTTGGTTGGAATTATTATACAAATTTTTTATCTTATAAATATTTAAATAATATTTTACCAGAAGGATTATATTATAATACATTTTGTTTATATCCAGAAGAATCTCAACCATCTGGAACAATTAATTTAAGATATTTTAAAAATAAACAATATTATATTGAATTTAATCCGGCATTTATAAATGAATATAATAAATTGATTCAATTATTATATGGAACAACAATATCAAACAAAAATTCATTATTATTAAAAATAATATCCAAAAATTATGAATTAATAGTTATTAATAAAGGAAGATTAATTCTTTTATTTAGTTCTTAATTAAATATTAAATGAAACTTGTGTTATATTTTCAAGTATTTCTGGATATTGCAAATATAAGAAATTTCTTAATTTCTTAGATGTTTTTTCTATTCCATAATTTTTTTCCCACCATTTACGAGTTGTGTATAAATTATTAGATAATTTATATATTAAATTATCTAATGCATTTCTTATATTATGTTCATCAATAAAATATTCTCCGGTTTCTTTTGTAATATATTTAAAACCACATATAATATTTTGATTCATTAAAACAGGTAATCCTTTAGTTAAACTTTCTCCAACTACTCGTGGTGATGCATCATATATATTTGGTAAAAATAAAAATTTACTTTCCCTCATTTTTTCTTGTAGTTCATTATATGGTAAAAAATCTGTAATGGTTATATTATCACCAAATTGACTTAAATCACACCCAATCCTACCCACACATAAACCTTTAAGTTTATATTCATTTATCATTATAGGGAAACATTTTAAAGCTAATTCATAATTTCTATTAATAGCATTCCAGCCATTCATAGAACACTCATTAGAATCCTTATCCTTATTACATATATATATAAAATCATATATTTTATTTCTAATTGTATAATCTGTATTATAAAAATCAGATTCACTAATATCAATTGTAATATTTTTGATTTGATCAAAATTATACAACTCCAGATTTTTTACACATGCCAACCATACTTTGATATTATCTATATAATTAAAATCATCTTTTATATGATATGTATCTTCAGCTACATCTCGAATTTTTATAGGAAAAGTTTTGTACGCGGTTACACCTATGACTTTAATATCTGCATTAAGATAAGAATAATATAACTTTTTATCTTCATCATTTCGAAAAAAAGCAGTTAATGCAACTATTGGTATTATGTTATTATTTTCATCTTTTAAAAATCTATATGGAAATTTTTGTTGTGATTTATCTAATAAATTATGTATACTTTGAAAATTTTCTTTTACAATACAAAAATTTAGAGGTAACCATGAAATATTATATTGATGATCAACAGCTTTATCTTTTATCATTAACAGATTGTAAAAATGTTGACTGTTTTTTTGATAATCTTTATTAGATAACAAAACTAAAATAAAAATTAATATAATAATTAATAAAATATTAAACATTAATATATATATCTAGAAATATTTTAATGTTCCAAAGATTTACCATAACCAATAATTTTAATTTTATTATTTTTATTTTCACATATAATAATATTTTGATTATGGAAACAACAAATTGGTTTTCCTAATTTAAAAGTAATATTAGTTTCTATAATATCTATAATTTCTGCAGTAGTCAAAGTATTATCAATTTGTAATAATAAATTTTGGTTTTTTTGAGGTATCCATTTTTCTTCATTATTATCAAAATAAATCCAATCATTGTCAATATTGAGTTCAATTGTTATTACATTATAAACATTAGGAGTTTTGTTAACTAAACCTACAATATTACCAATTAATAAATCCTTTTTACAATAAAAAGGATCAATATTTGTTCCTAATCCAATTAATCCTCCTGAAATAATATTATTTAAATTATTCATTTCACTTTTGATAGATACAATTTTAGATTTTAATACTAGATTAGTAACATGACCATTTTGATCTTTTGTAAGATAACCAGGTTTTATTTCAATTTCATCATTTACTTTTAATGTACCATGAATTAAAGCTCCTCCTAAAACACCACCAGATACATTTAAATAATTTATACCAGGTTTATTGATATCAAATGATCTACTAATTCTAAATAATGGATCTAAATTACTTCTATTAATGTAATCAGTTACATTAAATAATTCCATAATTGCCTGAATAAGATAATTCAAACCGATCTTTTTATTAAAACATGTAGGGATGATAACATAAGGATTAATATTATATTTTTGTAAAATATTGTCTAATTCTTGTTTACGTAATAATAAAGTATTTTTAGATACCAAATCTATTTTATTTAAACATATTATTATTTTATTAAGATTATGTAATTTACTTGCAATCAGGTGTTGAATTAATTGATTTTTTTTAGTAATAGGTTGATTTACTGCAATTACAAAAATTGCACCGTCCATTAAACTAATAGAAGTCAATAATGTTTGTATTAAATCTTGATGACCAGGACAATCTACAAATGAAATATGATTTACTAATTCCATTGCTTTATTATTCAAATTTAAATTAGTAACGGTAGCATCTGTTGTATAATAAACCGTCATCAGGTCCTTTGGATTTGATATTGGTAATGTAGTTGTAGACTTTATTATTGTATTATCTGTTAATTTTGATGATAAAGAATTAGCAGAATTTGTTGGTAAATCTTGTACTAAAGATACAGGATTTAACATATTATTAATTTCATTTAGGTCAGGGTTTGTATTTTTCCAAATTTTCATATTTCCATAACCTTGTTTTATTGTAATATTTTTGTCTTGTTCGGTCGAATGTCTTTGAGTTTTTATACCTGTTAGTTTTTCTATTAAAGTTGATTTACCATCAGATACACAGCCTAAACATCCAATATTAATAATAGGTTGATTATTAATAATATTTTCCATAATATATTATTATAATTTGTGTTTATACAATTTTCTATTATTCTCTACAACTACAATCCTCATCTACATAATCAGGCTTTCCTTCATAATACTTCCCGTCTACCTTATGAACTCTCGAACTAGATGTTTTATCTATAAATTTAGCTTTGCAAGACCGTTGATTCATTTGTATAGGAGTTTGAATTTCAGAAATTGGTTTATTCGATAATTTATCTAGATTAACAGATAAATAATCACCAGACAATGTATATATAAATTTTATATTCATTATAATAAGTATACATTTTAATTATGACAATAAAATATAATTTGTAACAATATTACATGAATTTATATAATTAGCATAATTTATATCATTAATATGAGTAAAATCAAAATTATTATAGAATATATATCTATCATTTAATAATTTAATAAATTTATGTATATCTAGATTTTTTATGAAAGTGTAAATAGATGGTATATTTAAAATATTATTTTTAAAAAATAAACCTTTTAAAACATATAAAATTTCTTTATAAATTTTAGGTAAATTTAAATATAAAGCTTGATTTTTATATATATTTGATTTTTCTGTTTTAACTTCATCGAAAAAATCTTGTTTAGTTTTTAATTTAATTAGTCTAGCTAATGAAGATTCAAAATTAATACTATCTATAAAATTTTCACCCCAAAAATCATTACATAATGAAAATAATTCTAAACTTAAACATTTTATCATCCCGTTAATTATATGAATAATATTATATGGTAAATTCAGCATTTGTAATTTTAACCGAAATGTATTTTTATTTATTAACATACTTGAGGCTTTAATATTAATTTGATTAACAAAATCATTTAGTTTGTTATATTGATATAATAATATAATACCCTTAAAAATATTCAAAGTTTGAGGAATTGAAGATATATTTAAAGATGAATTAAGAAATTGATAAGCTAATGTTTGCAATTTAATTAATCTATATTTATTTAAATGATGATCATAATGTTTTATAATAATTCCTTCGTGGTATATAGGGATTGAATGTGGATTTAAAATATTGATATTTTTATCAGAATTGATTAAATAAACATTTGCTGACATAATAAAATTAGTTAAATTTGAATTATTAGATGATTCTAATGGTGGAATATAAATATAGTTAAGATCATTATATTTATTAAAATTCATAAAGGTATTTTTAGGTGGGACAAAAATAATTTCTGATTCATTTTGGGAATATAATGAATTATTATAAATATCTTGTTCAATCATATTTTGATCACGAATTATAATCAAACATAATTTCATATAATTATTACCAAAGATTTGCGAATAATCAATTAGATTTTTATTTTTATGATGCAATATAATATAATAATATGAATAATTTTTATTAAATGTAAAACAAAATTCATCTAGAGTAGTATATCCTAATAAATTAATTATTTCATTAAACATAATGAATTGTGGTATTAAATTATTTGATGGTATCATTGCTAGAATATCAGATGATACTACATTTTTTCGTGTTGATAAATACCATTTATTATTATAATGGAAAATTGCACATAATGTTCCCTCATAACAAGATGTTATAATATTATTTTTATCTATATCAATATTAGAATAATTATTATTATAAATATTATGTAAAAAAGCAAATCCATCTTTATTAACTATAGGAATTTCACAGGTATATGCTATAATGTTAAATGTATTTCTATCAATAATAATTGATCTACATTCCCTTTGTAAATTTGTTGGTTTAATAATATTGTAATTTGTATATATTAAAATAATATTATAATCTGCATAATCCTTCATCATGATATTATGATGTTTTAAATGATTTTTTAGAATTTCATGTTTTAATGTTAAATTATTTTTAATCTTATTCTGTACAACATCTGAATTGTTTAAGAATTCTTGATTTTTATGTTCTGTCATATTGATCTTATCCTGTACAGTCTTTAATAAATTTTGGGATTCTACATTCTTCACCGATGTAGAAAGATGTACTTCTAATAATTTGGATATTTGTTCATTATTAGATATTTGGATATTATTTAAAAATTCTTTGATAAGAAATTTAGGTTTATCCATATTCATATATAATATATATTATATATCTTTATATAATATTTAACTGCTAATTAATATTATTTTTAATAATCGGTAAATCAAATACTTGATTTGATTCTAATTCTTCTTCAGATAATATTTTTTTATATCGTAGATAAAATTGTTTTACTAATGATAAATTTAATGGTGGTAATATGGGTTGTGCCATCCAATATTTAAATTTATTTAAAAAATCTTGCGAAAAGAATTTTGGATATGCTGAATTAATTTGATAAATATATTTCGCAAATATATCAGGTAATAAATATTGTGATTGTATTGGTAAAACTAATAATAATTGTAAAAATGGTCTAATTGGTTTTCCTAACTCAAATTTAATTTTATTTAGCTTAGTTTCGTCCATATATTTATATATATCAGTAATAAATGGAGGATTATCAAATGGAAAATACCAATTCCAAGATGGGCACTGATCAAAATAATATACTGTAATCCATTTTAATCCATATAAATAGTGTTTTACTAAATTTTTACTAAATTCTTCGATTTCATTTTCTTCTATATTCCAATAATATTTATAATACCGCAATCGCATTTCTTGATAAGAATTACATCCTAATCTTACAGGATTATTTATTTTAAACTTTAAATTTTCTATTTTAAATACTTCTTTTTCATATTCATTATCATTAGTTAGCTTATTATTAACAAAATGTATATTTTGTTGCATTTTATGTTTTTCTAATTGTGTATTATTATATTTTAATAACTTTTCTTCTTGTAAACTGATTTTTTCCATTAATTTTTTTAGTATAGATATATTAAATTTGTTTGGTGGATTGATAAGATAATTTACAGATTTAGAATTTAAAATTTCACGATTACCTTCATATAATGCATCAATATAATTTAATATTAAACATTCTAATCCATTTTGATAAATGTTTAAAGAAGGAATATGAGGAAGAAAATCATTACCCAAAAAATAACATATAAATATAAAATCATAAATAATATTTTTTGGTGTTAATTCAATATTTCTTATATTCCCATATTTAGTTTGATAATACATATTAATAGTATTAAATATTAATTCTTTCATTATTTTTATATTAACAAAATTTAATATTTCTGAATTTTTATTATTTATTTGATTACTTTCACGTAAAAGATAAATTTTATTATGATTAGTTGTTAAAGATAAGAAAATTAAATCAGCATCTAGACCATATATGACATAAGTATTTTCAAAATTATTATTTTTACGTATATATTGTAATAATTTATGTTCTCCTTCACTTGGTATTAAATATGAAGAATATATAATATTTTTATTATGATTATTACACCAATTTAGCAAATGCAAATGTAATTTTTGCATAAATTTAGTGCCTGGAGTTATTGCATTATTATTCCATAATTTAGTAATTGGTTTATTATATTTTTTTTTTATATTATTCCATAATGTTTCGTCTGCTACACTTTTAAACCGTCTATATCGTTGTTGTTTAATTTTTGCAACTGGGGCAACTCCATCTATAGCTAAATAGACAAATTTATTTGGATTAACATAAACAATTAATTGATCAATATATGTAGTGACAGCTTCTATCATCTTATTTTCTAAAATATTATTGTCTATAATAGGGATATTTTCTTTACTAATTTTTAAACATATTGGATGGATTAAACAATTGGCATCAATTAAAAAATCATCTATTGTATCTCTTTCATTAAAAGATTCTTTTGGAAAAATAAAATCTTTTTTATTATATTTTTTCATTAGCCATAAAAAAAATCCAGGTACACCCATTGTTATATAATAAAATATGGTTTTAAGAGTTTTAAAGTCAGTTTTTTTTGAAAATTAAATATTGAAATAAAAATAGAGTTAAATACTATTTTTGCTCTAATTTATCTTAGATGATTACATTATTTGGATTATCTTTTATCAAATAATTCTAAAATTTAGAAATATTATTTAGAATAATATTATTATTACTTTAAATAATGAAATTATTTAATTCAAATACAAAACAATTAGATATTATAAACATAAAAATACCTTGGATAGAAAAATATCGACCAAATACTTTAGATGAATTATTAGTTGAACCTTTTATTAAAGAAAAAATCAATAAAATTTTATTAACACAATCAATACCTAATATGATTATTACAGGTGAACCAAGTACTGGAAAAACATCAACAATATTATTTTTAGCAAAAGAAATGTATAAAGATCACTATACTGATAATGTATTAGAATTAAATGCTTCTGATGATAGGGGATTATCAATAATAAATAATACTATATATACATTTTGTAAAAAAAAAACGTTGGGACTGTTGGATTTAGATAATAAATATCCGCGTCATAAGTTGATTATATTAGATGAAGCAGATTCAATTACTACAAAAGCACAAAATTTATTATCTAATTTAATTTCTGACTTTAGAAAAAATTCACGAATTATATTTATATGTAATGATTGTACTCAAATTATAGAATCGATTCAATCTAAATGTATGATAATTAAATATCCAAAATTAAATTATAGTAATTTACGATATAAAGTTGAATATATTTGTAAACATGAAAATATAAAATATAACAATGATAATGATATTGATACACTTTTATTCGTTTCAGATTATGATATTAGACAAATAATTAATAATTTAGAATGTATTTATTATTCTTTTGGTGTATTAAATGAAAATACAATAAATAAATTAATAGATAAACCAAAACCATATTATATACATCAGTTATTAAATTATTGTTATCAAAGTGATTACGTTAATACTATTAATTTAATCAAAATGCTTTATAATAAGGGTTATACTCCAAATGATATATTATTAACATTCATGAAATATTTATTTGAATATAATTTTATAAATGAAATTTATGCTTTTACAAATAGATTAAATGAAGATCATAAATTACATATATATGAATTATTGAGTTCTAGTTATACTATAATTAACGGAGGAACTGATACATTACTTCAATTATATGGTTGTATATCTAATATTTATATTTATATTCAAAATTTACTAAAGTAAATATTCTAAATATTTTCTATTCTATTATATTATAATAGAAATGTCAGGATTTTTTAAATCAACTTCTAATGAAGATAGGATTGCTATTGGTTCAATTAGTATGAGTGTTTTTATAGTTATAGTTATAGTATTTGTTTTATTAGCTTATTTTAATATATTTAATCCATTTTCAAGACTAGTAAAACAATTTTTATGCGAGACATGCGAGACATGCGAGACATGCGAGACATGCGAGACATGCAAGACATGCGAGACATGTCCGCCTTTTCCGACATGTCCGACATGCGAGACATGTCCGCCTTTTCCGACATGTCCGACATGCGAGACATGTCCGCCTTTTCCGACATGTCCGACATGCGAGACTTGTCCGATATGTCCAACTATAACGCCAGCATCAATGTCAGGATCAACAATGCCAGGATCAACAATGCCAGGATCAACAATGCCAGGATCAACAATGCCAGGATCAACAATGCCAGGATCAACAATGCCAGGATCAACAATGCCAGGATCAACAATGCCAGGATCAACAATGTTATTACCATCAGCCCCAACACCATCGACTTCATTTCCAGTATTAGCAACATTGAACTCAAATTCGCTATCATTATCACCGCCCCAAATTGCAGTTATGTAAATATAATTAATAGAAACCCTAATATCTGGGAATGTTGAATGAACTGTAAAGGTGGACCATATTTAACCAATAATGAATGTGTACATGTATATGAAAGTGATATTATAATTTATTTTTATGATAATGTTTATGGTTTATTAATCAACTTATTTTCAAGGATTAAATATCCAATACAAATATAGATATTAGCTAACTGATAAATAATTATAATATAAAATTAATATAATTTAGATCATTTGTTAAACTTTTATTAAATTTTTTAATAATATTTTATCTCGAGTATTAATAATATTATTTTCTAATATTATTTTTATTTGATTTATATGATTAGAATCTAACTGTCTTTTACTATACCAAAAATAAATATCAGAAAAATAAAATTTTTGTTTTAAAATAATATTATCACAATAATTTAATAAATTAGGATTCATTAAATTATAATCAACTAAATTCATAATTAAAAATAAATTATTTTCTCTATATTTATCATCTGTAAAATTATCAATAAATGCAAATTTATTATTTAATTTAATATTCAAATAATTTTTTTTAAATTTTAATTCAATTATACTAAAAAAATATTCTAATGTATAAATATCTGAAATTTTGATCTCGTAAAATTTATTATATATATAAGTAATTATTTTTAAAAATTCTAAATAGATTTTTAAAAATTTTATATCAGTAAGTATTTTAATATAAAATACTTTTTGTACTTCTTCAAATTGTATTTTATCAATCAAACCAATTGTATCAATAAATTCTAAAATTAAATTATTAATATTGTTTTCTGTTAATTTATTTAATATTAGATTAATTTTATTTGAAATATTATGTTTTTTTTCTTGAAGTTTAGGGTTCTTTAAAATATTATTATTTTTTTTTTTCGAGAGTGTAGATTCAAATAATACCATAAATGTTTTTTCAATATCTGGATCTAAATTTAAATTTTCAGCTAAATCTTTAAAAGATAAAAACTTTTTTAAAATTTCACTTGAATAATTATTAAAAATATATTGATCGCTAATATTAATATTAGAAAGCATTAGTTATAAACTAACTATTTTTTTAAATTAAATTAAATTATAAAATATCAAATTAATATTAATGATTAAATTATTATATGATTATATATTATGTTTTTATCAATCGTGGCAAAATATACCAATGGCATTGATTTTATTATATATCGGAATATTAATAATATATTTAAATCATATTCCGCAATACGTTATAATAAAACAAGCACTTAAATAAATTATAACATTTTAATTAAAGTATCAACTGTAATGATATTAATATTATATTGTTTTGCTTTGATAATTTTATCAGTGGGTTTATCTAGTAAATTTTTATGTTTAATAATCAAATAATTTATATTTTTTGACATAGTAGTAACAATTTTAGCACCTTGTTTTTCTAATCTAATTTCTAAATCTTTATCTCGAAAACCGGAAAAAATAATAATTTTATTAGTAAATTTTCCGGTTTGGATTATATCGGTTGATTTTAATTTTATATATTTTTTTATTATATTATAAAAATATATAAATTCTGGAAAATTAGTTACAAATAATGTTGCTGTTTTATCATTCCATCCACTAATTTTTTTTATATTATTAATAAAAACTGTTTGATCCCATTTTTTATAATCAAAAAGTATATTCGGATAATACTGAATTATTTGTTTCATCCGTTCTTCTCCTAAACCATGACCTAATTTATTTGATGCAGCCATTAATATAGGTAAACTTATATTATCTAATTTTTGTTTAAATTCATGTAATAAATTATCTGCTGATTTTTCTCCAAAATTAGCAATATTCAATAATTGTTTTTTTGTTGCTGTTAATATTTTTTCAACTGTAGTCAAACCACTTTCATAAATTTTTCTAAGTGTTTTTTCTCTTAATCCTTTAATTTTTAATGTAGAAAAAAAATGATATAAGTTTTTGATATGTACTTCAATATTAGTATGTATATCATCTAATTGTATATCTATATGAGAAGGGGTCCAATGCCATTTTAATTTAGGTAATTGAGGTTTATTGGATGTGGCGCATTTTAATATAGTTTTAATATAAGGTATAACATCACCACTGCGTATTATTTCAACTTCTGCACCTGGTCCCAAATTATTATCAATAATAAATTTCGCATTAAAACCTGTAGTACGTTTAATAATAACTCCACCAATAGTAATAGGTTTTAATATAATGGTTGGAATAATATAACCATCCTTACTAATATTCCATTCTATATATTCTACGGTAGTTTCTCCTATTTGATCTTCTAATATATCTTTATAAGCAAATGCATATTCAGGATTAAAATTAATATTTCGATTATAATTGGTAGTACTAGTAATAATTATACCATCAATAGGATAACTAGAATTAGCTCTCCTATCTATTAAATGTTTCGATAAATATTTGAAATTAATATCATGTGATATTAATACATTATAAACAAGATTAAATTCCATAGTTTTTATAATATTAAATTGTTTGACTATAGGATAAACAGGATCTATGATTTCATATAATACTAATTCAATGTCTTTGGTTAATTCTGAATTAACTTTTTTACTATTAACAACTCCTACTACTATACTTCTAGAATTTTTGAATTTAGTAGCCCAATAATCTAAAAATGTTTTTTTTTTCATTATTAATTCTCCTCTAAAAGCAATTAAATTTTTTATACCATGAATATTGTGAGAAGTACAATAATTTAATACAGTTTCATATGATGGAATATACGATATATAATTCAATAAATGTGATATATCGGTTCCGCAATTACCATCACCTCGTGTAAACATATTAATCCTATTATTATTATATACCAATAAAGCAGATATCCCATCTAATTTATCAGAAATATTATATGGTGGTTTGTATTTATTTATCCATGAATTAAATTCAGTACTATCCTGATTTGGTCGAATTTTATTCATAGATCCTAACCAATAATCTAAGTTAACTTTATTTCTAATATTTGTAGCTCCTACTGTTTTAAAAATGGAAGAATTCGGATTTTTATATTTTAATATATCTACCAAAGTATCATAAATTTCATCAGAGATAATAGTTTTTGTAGTATTATAATATTTATCAGCTAAATATAAAATTAAATTTTCTAATTCTTCAGTATTTAATGATGTTGCAAAGGTAATTATATCTGTTTTGGGATTTAATAATATCTTAACATTTTTATTCATTGTATAATTATTATTATAATTATTCTTTTATATAATCAATTATTTAATTTATTTTATAAAATAATATATTATGATTGATATTCTAATATTATTTTTTTTTATTTTAATATGCTATTTGATAATAATAAATAATCATCTATTAAATAAATTAAATAATTTATTTAGGGTAAATATATTAAATAATTTTAACGTAACTAAACCAAACTATATCTTTGATTATAATAACGAGTTTTTGGATAAAGTAACATATTCAAAACCAATCTCTAAACCTATAACAACAGAAAATTTAAAATCTAATTCAAATAAAGATGTTTGTGAAAATAATATGAATAATACACACATTAAATCTACAAAATTCATTAATAATTTGAAAAGTTGGTACCCTAATACATATATTGATTCTATTAATATAAACAATAAATCACATTATAAAGCATTTAATAATGATATTTCTGATGAAACTATCATGATAAATACAGATATTGAAAATTTAGATTTCAAAAAAATAACACAACTAAATATTAATAAACCAATTTCTATAATATATGATAATTTAATAGGTAATTAAATAATTTAGTTTAATGTTGATAAAAAACTTAAGTTTTATTATTAAGATTTATCAAAAAAGATACAGGCTCGTTTTTTAAAATTATTTTCTATATTACTTATAATGAATTTATTAGAACTTTCATTAGTTGAAATTCTTAAAGATAAGGCACCTAAATCTGATGGTCTGTCATCATTATTAAAATCAATAGGTCCGTCTATATTACCAATAGGGGTTGGAGATAGTTTAACTAGATTCCGGTTTAATATTGATGAAAATAATGTACCTACTTTAGGTATACATATTGGTCGAAAAACATTAATTAATGCCTTGACTTTAACACCAAATAAGATTCAAATGAATATTCCATTAATAGGAAAATCAACTTTTTTTTCAGATGATGTGACGATCTCTTCTAGATTATTTGTTAATGAACTTATTGATACTAATAATTTAAATATTAGACAAAGTATGAAAATTCAAGGAAATATTACCGGTCTTTCTAACTTAAATATAAGCGGTACGGCACGAATTTATACTAAGATTCAAACTCAAGAAATTAATACTATAAATGATAATTCTAATTTATTGAGTGAACAATCTTTAAATATTGTAGGTAAATACATTAATATAGGAAACAAAGATTCTTTTATTAATATCCGAGGAACAACAACATATGTTGCAACAACAGAACTGGTTTCAAAAGATAAAACTTTAACCTTAAATTTACAAGATAATAATATAACACCTGTAGATATAGGTAATGATTCGGGTTTTGTCATAGCTGGATTAAATGGCTTTGGTTATATTAAATCATCAAATGATGCTTCTAGATTTTTAATAAAACCCCCTGCATCCAATAATATAAATTATATTGCTGTTGTTGATCTTAATAATAATATGAATGTTTCTGGAACAACCAAATTATTTGATAATACTAGTATTCTATCAAAATTATATGTTTCTGGTGATACAATATTAGTTGGTCATACTAGTTTACTTTCAAGTTTAAATGTAGCAAATACCGCAACATTTCATAAACCAGTTTATAATTTAGCAGATGTTTTTATTAGTGGAAATACAACTTTTGCTAATACTTTATCTTTAGTCAATTTATCTCAAGAAGATAGAAATAAATTAACTAATATTACTGCGGGTACTATTATTTATAATACATCGAGTCAAAAACTTAATATATACAATGGAAATTTATGGTCTGAAATTGGAAATACTGAAGCTCTTCTAATCCATGGAGATACAGTATTAAGTGGTACTACTATAACAAGTAGTTTATTTGTATTTAATGATACTCAATTAAATAATAATGTAACCCTTAATTCAAATTTAAATGTAAGTGGGCAAGCATTTTTTATGGATGATACAATTATTAATACTAATTTATTTGTTAATGATGCCCATATAGTTAATTTAAATGTATCACAAGATACAATATTAAGTGGGAATACTACTTTATTAAATAATCTAAATGTTAATCAAAATGCTAATATTAATGGAAATGCTAATATTGATGGAAATGCTATCATTTCAAGTGATACATCATTATTATCTCATTTATATGTTCAAGATGAAGCTAAATTTAATGATACTATTAGATGCTATAATATTCGATCTATGAGTGATAAATATGATAATGATTTGGCACCTGACCAAAATCTAAACTTATTTGGTCATATTATTAATATAGGTACCAATGATTCGTTTGTTAATATACGAGGTACAACAACATCTGTTGCTAGTAATAATTTGGCCATCATAGATAAAATAATCATATTAAATCAAACCACTAATCCATTATTTCTAGATAATGGCAATACTGCAGGTATTGAAATAAAAGGTTTAAATGGTGATGGTTTTATTAAAACATCTATTGATGCTTCTCGATTTTTAATCAAAACTCCTTTAGAAACAAATACAAATTATATAGCTACATTTGATTTAAATAATAATCTCTTTGTTTCGGGAAATACAATATTAAATAAAAATACAACTATGTTAGCTAGTTTAAATGTTAATAAAACATCTTTATTCAATGATACTATCATTAATAAATCTTTATATATTTCTGGTGTAACATATATTACACAAGATGTATCATTAGGTTCAAATTTAAATATATCAAATGATGTTACTACAGGTCACAATTTAAATATTATTAATAATTTAAATGTATCTAATAATAGTATATTATACGGCCCAACTTCTATACGATCCGATTTAAATATACTAGGAACGACAGTTATAGGTGGAAATATATATTGTCAATCTCAATTTAATAGTTTAGATAAAACATTATTATATAAAAATGTAAGCTTATTATCAAATTTATATATTTCAGGGGCAACTGTTTTAACTGATAATGTTACTATATTAAATAATTTAAATGTAAATAATAAATTTATATGCGATGGTGATTCAACAATTACGGGTGCATTAAATCTTATATCTAAATTATTAATTAATGGAGATGTTATAAATACAGGTGCTACGATATTACAAAAAAATACTACCATAGTTTCTAATCTAAATGTTTCTGGGAATACAATTTTACAAGGTAATTTAAATATATCAGAAAATTCCATTTTACAAGGTAATTCAAGTATATTGGCTAATCTAAATGTTTCTGGAAATACAAATTTACAAGGTAAAACAACATTATTATCTACTTTAGCAATTTCTGGATATAGTATTCATCAGGGAAATACTACCTTTTTGTCTAGTATAAATATTTTGGGTAATTTGTTACTACAAGGAAATACTACCATTTTAACTAATATAAATATTTTTGGAAATTCTATTAATCAAAGAAATTCTACATTTGCATCTGATCTAAATGTTTCAGGTATAACAATTATTCAAGGAAATGTAAGTACAAATGCTAATATAAATGTTTCTGGTAATTTTGTTTTACATGCTAATGCTAACTTATATACAGATTTAAATGTATCTGGTAATGTAAAAATAGATGGTACTTCTACATTAAAATCTAATCTATATATTTCTGGAAATACTATATTAGAAAGTACTGCTAGTATTAATTCAGATTTATATGTTTCTAAAACTATTGTTCCTAACAGAATAGTAATTAATAATAATATAATTGATCAAAATGGAATAACATTATGTAGTCCAATTAGTATTTTAAATACAGCCATTTTAAATACTAAAACCACATTAAATTCTACTTTAAATATTTCAGGTCAAACAACTATTCAAGGAAATACAAATATTGCAGCTAATTTATTTGTATCGAATAATACTACATTACAGGGAAATGTTTATTTATTAAATAATATTGATATTATTGGTAATTCATTATTAGAAGGGAATATAACAAATTTAGGGATTTTACATAGTTTAGGGAATATAATTGCAGATGCAAATACCACATTTAAATCATCTATAATAATTTCTGGTAATACAATAATTTATAATGATGTTACTCTACAATCAAATTTAGATATCTCAGGTACCACTAATATATGGGGTGATTTGATTGTTAATAATACTACACTATTTGAAAAATCAATAACAAGTCAATCTGAATGTATGTTTAATGGACCAGTAAATTTTACAAATGATATATATATTGAACATATCAGACCATTAGAAAATCAAGTATTAAATTTATATGGTGATGTTATTAATATTGGCGATCCTAATACATTTGTTAATATTCAAGGAACTACTACATATGTTAATACTACTCACCTTCAAGTTCAAGATAAATTAATCACGTTAAATATCAATGCTTTGGGAGATGCTTATGATGTAGGTTCATTAAGTGGTATTGAAATTTTGGGATCTGGTTTAAATGGTGATGGTTATATAAAAACTACCGAAACAGCAGAACGATATTATATAAAAGCACCTACAAACAGTTCGACAGCATATATTGCTACGTATGATCTAGATGAAAATTTTAATGTATCCGGATGTTCAATACTACATAATACTGTTAGTGTTATTTCAGCTTTAAACGTATCAGGCAATTGTACTATAAATGAAAGTTCAACATTTTTAGCTAATATAAATATTTCAGGAAATTCAACATTACAAGGAAATTCCACAATATTAGCTAAATTAAATATTTCAGGAAACACAATAATGCAAGGTAATTCAACAAATCTAGCAAGTTTAAATGTTTCTGGAAATACAACTTTACAAGGTAGTTCAACAGTATTAGCTAATTTAAATATTTCAGGAAATTCTATATTACAAGGTAATTCTACTATTTTAGCTAATTTAAATATTTCTGGAAATTCAACTCTACAAAGAAATACTACAGTATTAGCTAATCTATATATTTCAGGTAATTCCACACTTCAAGGAAATACAACGGTATTAGCTAATATTAATATTTCAGGAAATTCTACCTTACAAGGAAGTTCTACAATTTTAGCTAATTTAAATGTTTCAGGAAATTTCACCTTACAAGGGAATACAACAGTATTAGCTAATTTAAATGTTTCTGGAAATACAACTTCACAAGGTAGTTCGACAGTATTAGCTAATCTAAATATTTCAGGGAATTCTACATTACAAGGGAATTCTACAGTATTAGCTAATATAAATATTTCAGGTAATTCGACATTACAAGGAAGTTCTACTATTCTATCTAATTTAAATGTTTCTGGGAATTCTACATTACAAGGAAATTCCACAGTATCAGCTAATATAAATATTTCGGGAAATTCAACATTACAAGGAAGTTCTACAATTCTAGCTAATTTAAATGTTTCAGGAAATTCTACAATTCAAGGAAATACAATGGTATTAGCTAATTTAAATGTTTCGGGAAATACAACTTTACAAGGAAATTCAACAATTTTAGCTAATTTAAATGTTTCAGGGAATTCTACCTTACAAGGAAATATAACAATTTTAGGTAATTTAAATGTTTCAGGAAATTCTATATTACAAGGAAATTCAACAATTTTAGCTAATTTAAATGTTTCTGGAAATACAACTTTACAAGCAAACACAACAATTTTAGCTAATTTAAATATTTCTGGAAATTCAACTCTACAAGGAAATTCCACAATTTTAGCTAATTTAAATATTTCAGGTAATACCAGTATTCAAGGAAACTCAACAATTTTAGCTAATTTAAATATTTCTGGAAATTCAACTCTACAAGGAAATTCAACAATTTTAGCTAATTTAAATATTTCAGGTAATACCAGTATTCAAGGAAACTCAACAATTTTAGCTAATTTAAATGTTTCTGGAAATTCAACATTACAAGGAAATACCACAATTTTAGGTAATTTAAATGTTTCTAGTAATTCAATATTACAAGGAAATTCAACAATTTTAGCTAATTTAAATATTTCTGGAAATTCAATATTACAAGGAAATTCAACAATTTTAGCTAATTTAAATGTTTCAGGAAATTCAATATTACAAGGAAATTCAACAATTTTAGCTAATTTAAATGTTTCAGGAAATTCAATATTACAAGGAAATTCAACAATTTTAGCTAATTTAAATGTTTCAGGTAATACCAGTATTCAAGGAAATTCAACAATTTTAGCTAATTTAAATGTTTCGGGAAATACAACTTTACAAGGAAATTCAACAATTTTAGCTAATTTAAATGTTTCGGGAAATACAACTTTACAAGAAAATTCAACAATTTTAGCTAATTTAAATGTTTCTGGAAATTCAACATTACAAGGAAATTCCACAATTTTAGCTAATTTAAATGTTTCTGGAAATTCAACATTACAAGGAAATTCCACAATTTTAGCTAATTTAAATATTTATGGAAATTCAACTCTACAAGCAAGTTCAACAATTCTAGCTCATTTAAATGTTTCTGGTAATACATCTTTACAAGGGAATACTACTATTTTAGCTAGTTTAAATGTTTCTGGAAATACCTGTATTCAAGGAAATTCCACAATTTTAACTAATTTAAATGTTTCTGGAAATTCAACATTACAAGGTAGTTCTACAGTATTAGCTAATTTAAATGTTTCAGGGAATTCTATATCACAAGGAAATATAACAGTATTAGCTAATTTAAATGTTTCCGGTAATTCTATATTACAAGGTAATTCTACTATTTTAGCTAATTTAAATGTTTCTGGAAATACTAGTATTCAAGGAAATTCCACGATTTTAGCTAATTTAAATGTTTCAGGGAATTCAACATTACAAGGTAGTTCAACGGTATTAGCCAATTTAAATATTTTAGGGAATTCAATATTACAAGGTGATTCAACAGTATTAGCTAATTTAAATGTTTCAGGAAATACTAGTATTCAAGGAAATATAACAGTATTAGCTAATTTAAATATTTCTGGTAATTCTATATTACAAGGTAATTCTACTATTTTAGCTAATTTAAATGTTTCTGGAAATACTAGTATTCAAGGAAATTCCACAATTTTAGCTAATTTAAATGTTTCAGGGAATTCAACATTACAAGGTAGTTCAACAATATTAGCCAATTTAAATGTTTCAGGGAATTCAATATTACAAGGTGGTTCAACAGTATTAGCTAATTTAAATGTTTCAGGAAATTCTATATTACAAGGAAATACAACAATATTAGCTAATTTAAATATATCAGGTAATTCAAATTTCCAAGGTAATACAACAATTTTATCTAATTTAAATGTCACAGGGCAATCTCAATTTGAAAATATTATCCGAGTAAGAAATATTAATACTATTAATGATTTATATGATAATAAAAATAGTATTGATCAGCAACTTAATATTAATGGACATGTTATAAATATTGGAACCCCTAATTCTGTTGTTAATATTAATGGAACAACAACTTATGTTGCTGTAAATGAATTAGTTATAACTGATAAAATAATTAGTTTAAATTTAAATAATTCTACATTATCAGGTTTTGATAATGGAGGATTATGTGGATTTGAAATTTTAGGAACAAATGGCGATGGATTTATAAAAACATCTGAAGATGCTACTAGATATTTAATTAAAGCTCCGAATCAAACTAGAGAAGAATATATTACTACTACAGATTTGAATAATAATTTTATAGTTTCTGGTTATACTATTTTAAATAATAATATAACAGCCAACTCTAATTTAAATATTAAAGGTATTATTAGCTGTAAAAATCAATTAAATTTAGTTAATTTATCTAATGATCAAATAATGGCATTATCGGATGTTAATAATGGCGATTTAGTATATAATACTACAACACAAAAACTCAATGTTTATATAAATGGTACATGGTCTGAAATTGGTAATACTGAAAGTATAGATGTTAAAGGTACGGCTTCATTTTTAGGTTCAACTACAATAGGATCAGATTTATATATAACTGGTAATTCAATATGTACACAAAATATAACTGGTCTTGCTAATTTGAATATTTTAGGAGATACTGTATTACAAGGTAAAGTTATAGTATTAGATAATATATCTTTATTATCTAATTTAGCTATTGCACAAAATGTTCTAATTCAAGGAAATTCTAATATTATAAATAATTCAACAATTTCAGGTAATTCTATTATATATGGAAATTCTACAATAGGTAGTAATCTAAATGTAAATGGTACAACTATTTTACAAGGAAATACAACAATTTTATCAGTAAATATTTCCAGAAATTCCACCTTTCAAAATAATTTAAATGTTAGTGGTAATAGCATATTTCAAAATAATGTTACCTTGATATCTAATTTAAATGTATCCTCAAATTCGACATTTCAAGGTAATTCTACAATTTTAGCTAATATAAATATTTCGGGATTTACAACTTTACAAGGTAATTCTACAGCTTTAGCTAATATAAATGTCTCTGGAAATACAATTCTTCAAGGAAATTCTACTATATTAGCTAATCTAAATATTTCTGGTAATTCTAATTTACAAGGTGCTACAACTATAGGTTCTAGTTTAGCAATTTTAGGTAATACAACTATGGAAGGTAATACTATTATTCTATCTAAGTTAGATATATTAGGTAATACTATCTCTTATAATAATGTAACATTTTTATCAAATTTAACTGTTTCGAGTAATACCATAATCCATGGTAATCAAACTATTATATCAAATTTATATGTTTCTAATAATACAATTTTACAAGGAAATACAAGTATTATAAATACACTAAATATATCAGGAAATAATATAATATATGGTAATACCTCATGTCTATCAAATTTATATATTTCTGGTAATTCTATTTTTGGTGGTAACGTAAATTTATTAAATAATACAATCTTTCAAAATAATGTTACATTACTCTCAAATATATATGCATTTGCACCAGCTCAATTTAATAATGTTCTAAGATGTTATAATATTAATACGATTAATGATAGTTATGATAATATTAATGATACAAGTCAGATTTTAAATATTAATGGTCATGTAATTAATATTGGTAATTCAAATTCCATTATTAATATTTTAGGTACAGCATCTTATGTTGCAACGAATGATTTAATTGTAACAGATAAATTAATTTCATTAAATTATACTAATAACGGCTTACCCTTCGATAATGGTCAATTAAGTGGTATAGAGATATTAGGTCTTAATGGATCAGGATATATTAAAACTTCTAGCGATGCAACTAGATATAATATTAAAGCTCCTAATTCTAATTTAATCCAATATATTGCAACTTTAGACCTTAATAATAATTTATATATTTCTGGTACAACATCACTACAAAATACTGTTTCTATATTATCTCTTCTATCTGTTGGCGGAAATGTAACATTTAATTCTATACTTAATGTATCAGGTATATCTATATTTAATAATGATATTACTGCTTTAACAAATATAAATATATCAGGACAAACTAATCTACAAGGAAAAGTTAGTATAACTTCTGATTTAAATCTTGCAGCCAATCTAATAGTTAATAAAACAATATCCGGAAATTCCAATTTAAATATATCAGGAATAAGTATATTACAAGGCAATACAACTATTTTAAATAATTTATATATATCTAATAATACAATTTTACAAGGAAATTCAAGTATATTATCCGCTTTAAATATTTCTGGATGGACAATACATCAAGGAAATACAACAGTTTTAGCTAATATAAATATTTCTGGAAATTCAATTTTACAAGGAAATACAACCTTATTAAATAATTTATATGTTTCAACAAATAGTACACTTCAAGGAAATACTAGTATATTATCACAATTAAATATTTCTGGATATAGCATACACCAAGGGAATACTACTTTGTTATCTAATTTATTTGTTTCAGGATCAAATATTCTACAAGGGCATACTACTTTAATTTCAAATTTATCTGTTTCTGGAAATAGTACACTTCAAGGAACTTTACTTGTTGTTAATCCAAGTACATTTTTAGGTGATGTTAATATTAGTGGTGTTACTCAATTTAATAACAATATACGTGCTAGAAATATTTACACTATTAGTGATAATATGGATGATATAACATCACCTGATCAAACTCTAAATATTATTGGTAATGTAATTAATATAGGAAATAGCAATTCTCATATTAATATTTTAGGGACAACATCCTATATAGCTTCAACTGAACTTAAACTTATTGATAAAGTAATATCTTTAAATGTTAATGGAAGTACTGGTTCAGCATTTGATAAAGGTAATTTGAGTGGAATAGAAATTTTAGGTTTGAACGGTCTTGGATTTATTAAAACTGATGAAAATGCATTCAGATATTATATTAAAGCTCCTACTAAAACACAAACAGAATATATAGCTACGTATGATTTAAATAATAATTTTTATGTTTCTGGAACTAGCTTATTATATAACAATACTACTATTTTAAGTAATATTAATATATCAGGTGCATCAAATTTATATGGTAGTACAACTTTATATTCTAATTTATATGTATCTGAAAATACTATACACCAAGGTTATTGTACTATGAATTCTAATTTAAATGTATCTGGAAATACTACCCTTCAAGGAAATAGTACCATATTAGCTAATTTAAATATATCAGGAAATACTACTATACAAGGAAATCATACAATATTAGCTAATCTAAATATATCAGGTAATTCTACTCTTCAAGGAAGTACTACTCTACTTGCCAATTTAAATATATCAGGAGTAACTACACTTCAAGGTAATACTACTATATTACAAAATTTTAATGTATCGGGTAATTCATTATTAGAAGGTAATTTAACACTAAAATCTAATTTATTTATTTTAGGTTTATCTACACTCACTGGATCATTAAATATTAAATCCACAAATCTACCTTTGATTGATGCAGAAATTCATAATATTAATTGGACTAATTATAATACTAGTTTTGCTACAGCTGAACTAATAGGAGGAAATATTAATGCTCAAACAGTTACTTTATCTTCAACTAATTATGTTTATAAACAATATACTACATCGCACCCTAATAAACCTCATCTTTTAACTATGTATGTTAAATTTGATAATTCTAATGTTGTAACAAATATTGCATTATCAGCATATTCTTTTAATGGATGGAATACTTCAAATGGTAGGATATTTACACAATTAGATGGGATTAATTCAAATAATTACATACAAATAAGTTGGATATTTATACCACCAGTTACCCTTAGTAATCCAAATACTTTTAATTTAAATATTGGATATCATAGTGTACCTAATTTGACTCAACAACAATCTACTATAATTCGATATTATAATCTTCAAATTAAACCCATTGATGGTAATTTAAATATGGAGGGATCAGCTAATTTAATGGCCAATTTAAATGTTAATGGAGATAGTTTACTTAATGGTAGAGCTTTAATTAATTCTGATTTATTAGCTTATGGACCTACTACTATATTTGGATCAACTAATATTAAATCTGATGTTTATGTATCTAGTACAACGGTTTTACAAGGAAATACATCTATTTTATCAAATTTGAATATACAGGGAAATATTAATAATTTAGGATCTTCTACAATACAATCAAATTTAAATGTTTTAAGAGATATTATAACTCAAGGTAATTCAAATGTTTCAGGAAATACAATAATTCAAAAATCTTTATCTGTTGGGTCTAATATAAATATCACAAATAATCTGAATGTTTTAGGTTCAACTATATGTCAAGGACCCATAACAACATTATCATCATTAAATGTTAATACAACTCTTCAATCAGATTATCTTAGAGTTCATTCTATTAAATCTATATCTGATGATTATTCTAGCTCAACTATTGATCAAATATTAAATATTCAAGGGAAAGTTATCAATATAGGAAATATTGGATCTACTATCAATTTATACGGAACAACTACTTATGTGGCTGCAACAGAACTTCAAGTTCAAGATAAATTAATTTCACTTAATTTAAATCCTAGTGGGACAGCTTTAGATAATGGATTCGATTCTGGTATTCAAATAATGGGTCTAAATGGGGATGGTTATATTAAAACAACTACTGATGCATTGAGATTTATAATTAAAGCACCTAATAATGTAAATTATAATTATATTGCCACATTAGATCAAAATAATAATATAAATATTTCAGGTAATTCAACAATTTATGGAAATTCACTCATTAATGGAGCATTATTATTAGGAACTACTTTATTTGTATCTAATCAAACTACATTAATTGGTACAACTACAATTGGATCTAATTTAACAGTCATGAATAATCAAAATATAAATGGATCATTACTAATTTCTGGTCCAACTATATCTAATGGATTTGTAAATATTAAATCTACTAATTTACCTCTATTAAGTCAAGAAATTAATACAATTAATTGGTTTGCTAGTCCAAATACAAATGCAACTTATACTAATCAAGATCCTATACCAATTGGTCCTGGATTTATATATCCACAAATGATTACATTAACACCAACTACGCAGGTTTGTAAACAATATACAACATTATATCCAGGACAAGATCATTTAATTACTCTCTATGTTCAATTTGTGAATTCTTTTTCTAATATTGTTTTATCTGTAAATAATACAATTAATTGGACTAATTCAAGTGCAAAAATATTTACAATAAATGATGATATTAATTTAACTAATTATAAAAAAATTTCATGGGTTGTAAATCCGCCAACTGCTAATGGTGTATTTAATCTAATTATTGGTAGTAATAATGTTGCTGGTATGAATGTTCAACAAAATGCTCAAATTAGTTATTTTAATTTATCAGTTCAACCAATTGCTGGAAATTTATTTTTAGATGGAACAGCTTATATAGGTAATAGTTTAATTGTTACAGGTAATTCAACTTTATATGGAAATTCTCTTTTATATGGCAATTCTAATATTTTAGGTAATTCAAACATATTAAATGGTTCAATAGTTCAGGGTAATGTAACTAATCTATCATCTACATTTATTTCTGGTACTACAATATTAAATAATACTCTATCGGCTTTATCAAATATATATATATCTGGTATAACCAATTTATATTCAAATTTAAATGTTTCAGGTTATATAGTTTTACAAAATGATACATCTATAATGTCTAAATTATTTGTAAATAATTCAGCTATTTATCAAGGTAATATTACAGTTTTATCTCAATTAAATATTTCTAGTAATACACTACTTCAAGGTTCTGTAACTCTTTCAAACCAATTATATATTTCAGGAAATACTATATTTAATAATTCAAGCACAATGCTTTCCAATTTAAATATATCTGGAACAAGCTTATTATATGGACAAACAACAATAGTTGGAAATTTAACAGTTTCAAATTATAGTATTTTTCAAGGATCAGCAAGTTTACTATCTAATTTATATCTAAATGGTAATGCAACTTTAAATTCTAACTTAGTTGTTATAAATAATTCTATTTTTAATAATGATGTTACATTTAAATCAAATTTAAATGTAAGTAATAATTCCATTTTATATAATACTACAATTACATCTTCTTTATATGTTTCGGCAGGTACAATATTACAAGGTATGACAACTATATTAGCATCATTGGATGTTGAATCTACAGCTATAATAAAAGGATATACAACTATAACATCTAGATTAAATATACTTGGTCCATGTATTCAAAATGGACCTGTTACTTATTTATCAAATATAAATATAAGTGGAACAAGCTTAATTCAAGGTCAGACCACTATGATATCTCCATTTACTGTTAATAATGCTTCTTATTTTAATGGTCAAATATCATTTATTAATTTACCTGAATTTGTAACAAATGCAGCTGCAGCATCAGGAGGTATTCCTCATTGGGGATTATATAGAACTGGTGGAATTATCAAAATTAGACTAGATGATATAGCACCTATCCTCACATTAGCTCAAATAAATGGAAATACTAATTTAATTATAAATCAATATACATCATATGTTGAACCCGGAGCTACTGCTATCGATAATTCTGATGGATCTTTAACTGTCTATATTGATTCAATTACTAGTATAGATACAGGAGAATTAATAACAATGCCAATTCCTTTAACAACTACTAATATTCCATTACCACTTGTTAATACATCTATACCTCGTGTATATACTATCACATATAAAGCAACAGATAGCAGTGGTAATTACACAAATCAATATAGAACTGTAACTATATGGGCATTAATACGATCTATTATATTTATTTCCAATAATATATCACAAGCATCGTACGCTGGTGGGAGAAATAGTACCATTATTAATAATAATATAGTCAATGGTATTAGAAATAGTTGGGCTATATCTACTATTGGTTTAACTTCTTTAGGATTTACATTTACTACATCATGGCAAATAATTATGAAAGGACAAATAAATAGTAGTATTAATCCTTACATTGAATTTTGTTTTGATCCTGCATCTTTAGGACAACATAGTGGAAAATATAATATTGAATTTGGAGGATCTAATTCTGGTGGAAATAATTTTGGTTGGTTCCAAAATTCCAATGGGAATACTAGTACATTTTCTACTAATTCTAATTTAATGACTTGTCTATTAGCAGGATTTTTCTGTAGTATTAAATATTCTAGTTCTAGTCTTACTATATCCTTCTATGATTTAAACGGAAACAATATTTATACTTGGACTTCCTCAGTATCTATTATATATACAAATAATATTATGCCATTCTCTATTTATATGGATTTAGATTCTTGTTCCTTTTTCAATGGTATTTTATATGATATTACTTCTGATTTATCTGCTACTTATCTCAATTTTAAATCTAATTTTAATGTATAATAAATTAAATCTATCTTCTAATATTATGATATATTATGATATCATCTTCTATTACTATTAATCTAATAGATTTAACTTGATCTGGGCAAAATAAAAAATAATAAAAACCATAACATTATGTATATTTTTTATAAAAAGTTTAAATAAATAATGCAAAATTTTAAAATCAACGTTGGATATATTTATATAAGAAGAAATGAATATTAGGATTTATATGATGCTTTCAAATTAGGAAAAACATCAAATATTATTGATAGAGAATAAACATATATAACAAGTGAAATTAAAAGAGGGCAATATGTTATGATTATTAAAGTAGATTTAACAATTCTAGATAATGTAGAAAAACAATTATAAATTTATTTTAATAAATTAAATTTAAATATTAAATTTAACGCTGGTATTGAATTCTATAAAAAAGAAATAATTAATTTTATTATTCCATATTTAGATACAAATAATATTAAATATAAAATTTTATCAAAAGAGGAAATTTATGATTTAATTAGAAAAATAAGATTTTATGATAATAATTATATCAGTGATACAAGTGATGATGAAAATATTAAATTAAATAATAAAATATATAATCCAAGAGATTATCAAAAAAACTATTATTAAAAAATCATATAAATATTTTCAAATTAATGAAAAATAATTATTAATACTATCGGTAATGAAAATATATTAGATTTATCTAAAAAATAGTAATAAATTTATTTAATCAAGAGTTTATTTCTATTACAGCCGTTATACAATTAATTTATTTTAATGAAGATCATCCGGAAAATCATTATTTTTGCACAACTAACTTAGATAGTTATTATTCTTCAATTTACAATACTCAAAAACAAGCTGTTGATAAAGATAGAAAAAAATATTTATTCGATAAAATTTTAGATAATAGTATAGAAAAACTATACTATTATACTCCCATTATAAACAAAAATTGGAATTTAATAAAAATATTAAAATAGCTTTTTTTAATAATAAGTTAAAAAAAGAATTATTTAGACAAATCAATTTATTATCATATAATAATAAAGATTTGGTTAAATCAACATGGAACGGAAAACAAAAATTTCATAAAAAAATAACATTTGAAGAAGATTTAGATTTACCTCCATCGGATTCAGAAGATGATGAATCTACTAATGAATCATCTACAAGCGATTAAAATTATAATTCATGAAATTCAGAAATTCGATTATTACTTTTTGAATAAAATTTTTTTGTGTCCCTAAAAAGTTATATAACTTATATAACTTTTTAATAAATTATTTAAGGATATAACTTATATATATATAATATTAATGTCAAAAGTTATATCACAATATGAATGTAAAATTTGTAATAAACCATATGCTAGTTATCTGAGTCTATGGATTCACAACAAGAAATTCCATAGTAACAATAATCAACAATTCAATCAACATATTCAACATTCTAATCAACATTCTAACCAAAAGGAAATTAAATTAAATAATTTAATTTGTAAATATTGTAATAAAAAATTTAGTTTTATTCAGTCAAGATGGGTTCATGAAAAAAAATGTAAAATAATGAACAATTTAATAACCGATAATATAACTAATAATACAATTAATAATAATAATACAATTAATAATAATAATAAAATTATTAAAGAAATTGTTTCTAAACCTAATATTATTTATATTGAAAAACCATCAAATAATCTAGAACTTTCTACAAAATTAACTGATAATAATATTATTATTCAAAATCCTATCAATGATAATACAATAACATTTAATGATAAAAAAATTAGATATTTCAGCTATCAAAATCAATTGTATTTTAAAGCTAAAGATATTATGCAGATTATTGGTTATGAAAATACTAAACAATTTATTAAAAATAATATTGATGATACATATAAAATTACAGTTAAAATTTTTTTAGAAAATAATCAAATAGATTATGAATTAAAAAATTTTCTAGAAAATCAAGAGCCTAAAACTATTTATATTAATAAAAATGGCTATGATGAAATTATAAAGAAAACTTCTAAAGATATTAAAAATTTTAATATTTGGTTTAATAATATTTATATAATATTAGCTAATAAATTAGCTAATATTAATTTATCTAATAATACGATAGATACTAATAATTTTACTTTATTTTATGATAATATAAATATCAAATATTTTATCCTTAATGATAAATTATATTTTAAAGCTAAAGATGTAGCAATTCTTTTAGAATATCCGGATACAAAACATGCTATTACAGATAATATAAATCCAAAAGATATATTTACAATAATTGATTTTTTAGGTCATACTCCAGGGGGGGGGGAATTGCCCCCCCCCCTGGAGTATTCTAACAGCCTGGTAAAT